AACTAATAAAGTATTAATAAATTCAACATTTGTATCAGCATCTAACTCAAACGTTACTGCATACGAATTGATATTCAATAATAAGGCATTTATACAAAATGAAACTATTGCGTATCTATCTTCGTCTTGGTCTAATTTTTATTATAGTGAATCAAAATGTAAAAGAGATATTGGTTATATATTAGATGCGGTTGCAACTGATATACTTTATGGTGGTAACGAAAGAGTAGCTAAAGCTGGTGAGTATTATTACTTATATCCTTCATTAGCAACAGAAGGTAACGATGGTGATACTGGTGGACAATTAAATCAAACTTTAGATGGTATAAAGTACACTAAAGGAATTACTGAAAAAATTGTAGCAAATTTATTATTACAATCACCAACAACATCCGAATTAACTGGATTTAATTTATTACTTGATAATAAGAAGTTTATACAAAGTGAATCAATTGCGTATCTATCTTCTTCTTGGAGTGGTGGAGATGGATTCTATTATAACGAAACAACTTGTAAGAGAGATATTGGACATATTATAGATGCGGTTAGAACTGATTTAGTTTATGGTGGTAATGAGAGAAGCTCTAAAGCTGGAGAATACTATTACCTATACCCATCAGCAGCAATCCTAACAGGTTCCGTTTCACCAACTGCAGCAACTCAAAAAGGACCTACTCTTGATGGACTAAAATATGTAGCTGGTACTGCGGAAAATGTAATAGCAAATAAAGTATTAATATCACCAACTGGATTTACAACATCATCAGTTAATTTATTAAGACAGAATAAAACATTTATACAAAACGAAACTGTACAATACATAGATGCTTTCTTCCCTAACTTAGTTTATTTAAGAGAAACGTGTAGACGTGATGTTGGATATATTTTAGATGCAGTTATAACTGATACTTTCTATGGTGGAAATCAAAGAAGTGTTATAGCTGGACAATATTATTATTTATATCCATCATTAGCAACAAAGAGTACGCAAGTTAGAGAGACTGTTGCTGGTGTTGATTACGCAAAAGCATTAGCTAAAGCAATAGCTCAAAATATAAAATTAAATTCTCCAACATTAACAACAAATACTGATGGAAATATTAAGGTAACAAATACTACACAATATACATCATCTTTAGGTGCAACTACAACTGAAGTAAATCAAATTAGTTCATCATTTGCATTAGTTACTAATATTGTTGAAAACGGATTAACTTCAATACCAACTATTATTGAAAATGGTAATGGATTGGTTAAGGTAACAAATACAATTCAATACTCATCATCAATATCAGCAAGTGGAGCTGAATTGGATATTATTACATCATCATTTAAGCATGTAGCTGATATTATTGAAAAAGGTGTTTCATTTGTGCCTGATTCATTAGCAAGAAACTATAATTATGGATTTGAATTAGCTACACCAACTTTATTACATATAAGTTCTAAAGAGCAAACAATTGGTACGGGTTCATATAACTTATCAACTCAAATTACAAACGTAAGTTCTTCTTATGGTAGTGTTGTAAACGTTGTTAAAAACGGATTGAGTGTATTACCTACATTAGTAGCAAATACATCATCATCGTTAAAAGTAACAAATGCAAATCCTATAAGACAAGCAATATCCGCATCATCTTTTGATACTAATAAGATTGCAAGTGGATTTGATTTGATATTAAGTGTAATTGAAAATGGAACATCTTTACTTCCAACAATTATATCAAATACATCAGCAAGTATTAAGGTAACTAACACACCACAAATAATAAGTGGAAGTGCAGCGGGAAGATTGCAAGGTAAATTAATATCATCATCTTTATCTTTGGTAATCGATGTGTTATTAAGTAATGGTACAAGCTCAATTGGACTTAAACAATCAACATTCCCAATAGCAAATACAAATGCAAAGATAAATTCGGCATATAATCTATTAGTAAGTAACTCTAAATTTATAGTTGATGAAACTATTGCTTATATGAGTTCATCTTGGAGTGGATTTGCATATACTCAAAGTAAATGTGAAAGAGATTTGACAGGAATCCTTAGTGGTTCTGCATTTGACCTTTTATATGGTGGTAATTCGGCATCGTTGTTTAATGGTAAGTTCTATTTTGATTTCCCATCCCAAGCTACTGGTTCTCAATTAGACCAAACAATTACGGCAATCAAATACGCAAGTGGATTAGCAGAAAAAGTGGTATTGAATACTGTATTTACACACATATCGGCATCAATTAATCAACCAACATCAGCATCTTGGAATTCATTGAGAACTAATAAAGCATTTATACAAAGTGAATCAATTGCTTATCTATCTTCTTCTTGGAGTAATTTTGGTTATAACGAAACTACTTGTAAGAGAGATATTGGATATGTTATAGATGCGGTAGCAACGGATTTACTATATGGTGGTAACGAAAGAAGTGTGGTAGCAGGTAGATACTATTATGATTATCCATCTCAAGCTACAAACGCACAATTAGAACCAACATTGACTGGTGTAAGATACGCAAAAGGAACGGCTATGAACGTAGTGGTTAATAAGCAAATATTTACATCATCATTAGAAACACAATACGCATACGATTTAATAAAAAGTAACAAACTATTCATACAAAGTGAAAGTATTGCATTTGTAAACGCTAAATATCCTAACTTACAATATAGTGAAAGTAAATGTTATAGAGATTTAGGATATATCATTGATGGTGTAGCAACGGATTTACTATATGGTGGTAATGAAAGAAGTAGAGATAACGCAGATTACTATTATCAGTTCCCATCTCAAGCTAATGCGTCTGGTTCGCAAGTTGTAGAAACGGTAGAAGCAATTAAGTACGCAGCTAGAATCACAACGGCATCTATTAGTAGTACATTAATAGGTACACCACAAATTATCCGTAATACTTTAGGAAATATTAAAGTAACTAACGCTACTCAATATATTTCAGCATCATCTGCAACTTCTACTGAAGCAACAATACTATCAGCATCAATTGCTATTGTAACAAACATAGTTGCTAATGGAACTGGTTCAGCAATAGTATCCGCATCATTAAGTTTACCAACATCATCTTATACAACGGCGGTAAGCAATGATAATAGATGGATTGCATACGGAATACTAAAAAATAACATTTCATTCATACAGGACGAAACTATTGCTTATCTATCTTCTTCTTGGAGCACGGCATCTTATGATGAAAGTAAGTGTAGACGTGATGTGGGCTTGATTATAAGTGGAGCAGCTGAAGATTTAGTATTTAACTCAAATTCAGCATCATTATTTAATGGTATATTCTATTATCAATACCCATCACAAGCGCAAGGTGCACAATTGAACCAAACATTGGATGGTATCAATTACGCAAGTAAGTTAGCACAAAATATAGTACAAAATGTAACTTATGTAACGGCATCAGTAATTGTATCGGCATCATACGCATTAATTAGAAAGAATAGAGAGTTTATACAAAATGAAACTATTGCTTATCTATCTTCTTCTTGGAGTACGGCATCTTACATTGAATCAACTTGTAAAAGAGATGTTGGTCATATTATAGATGCAGTTTCTACGGATTTACTTTATGGTGGCAATGAAAGAAGTACAAACGCTGGGGTATTCTATTACTTATATCCATCACAAGCGCAAGGTGCACAATTACAACCAACATTGACAGGTGTTAAATACGCAGGACAACTTTCTAAGAATACTGCGGCATCATTAACATTTGTGACAGCATCTCAAATAGTATCAGCATCAGTTAATTTGTTGAGAAAGAATAGAGAGTTTATACAAAATGAAACCCTAGCTTACTTAACTGCTAGTTGGAGTACATTTGAATATGATAAAGATAAGTGTAAGAGAGATGTTGGTTATATATTAGATGGTGTTACTACCGATTTATTATATGGTGGTAATGAGAGAACTGTATTGAATGGTAAATTTTATTACGAATATCCATCTTTAGCAATTGTTGAAGGAGATGGTGATGGTGTTGGACAATTAGGACAAACAATTGATGGTATAAACTACGCAGGTAGAATAGCACAAAAGATTGTACAAAATACACAATTCGTAACTGCATCATTACAAGCATCAGCATCATTTGATTTATTAAGAAAGAATAAAGCATTTATAGCAGAAGAAACTATTGCGTATGTATCTTCTTCTTGGAGTAGTGTATATTATAACGAAGCAACTTGTAAGAGAGATGTTGGGTATCTAATAGATGCGGCAGCAACGGATGTATTGTATGGTGGTACTGAAAGAAGTGTAATAGCTGGACAGTATTATTATTTATATCCATCAAATGCAACCAATAAGGGTGTTCCATCGACTCAAAATCAATCAGACCCAACACTTACTGGTATCCGATATGCTGGAAGGGTATCTAAAAAGGTAATAACTAACCCAATATATTCAGTACCATCAGCATCTTTATTAACAACTGCAAAATTGTTGACAGATAACAAACAATTGATACAAAAAGAAACTATAACGTTCTTATCTGCATCTTGGAGTGGTTTAAAATACAATGAAGTAAGTTGTAGTAGAGATTTAGGATTTATTATAGATGCAATTAGAACCGATTTAGTGTATGGTGGTAATGAAAGAAGTATTGAAGCTGGTTCATACTACTACAAATTCCCATCTGTAGCAATATTAGATAGTTACTCTGATAATAATGGACAGAAAAAACAAACGGTAGATGGTATAAACTTCGCAAGAGGACTTTCTGAAAAAATAGTAGCAAATACTCTATTAACTTACTTAGCACCAACTACATTAAGAAGACAAGCCGCTGAAAGATTAAAAGGTGGAAAAGAAGAATTAAAACAAAGAGCAATTGGATACACAAATGGAGCTTTTCCATATTTAGTATATAATGAGGCAAGTTGTTCGCGTGATACTGGATTTATTGTAGATGCGGCTGTAACTGATTTATTATATGGTGGAAATGAAAGAGGAATTAGAGCAGCATCTTCATATTACGATGGTCAATATGGAAGTGCAATAGCTGTGACTAGAGACCAATTATTGGAAACTTTGGAAACAAATAGATATTTAAGAACTAGAGCAGAGTTTATTGCAGCAGGAGCACCTTTGGAATCATTTGGTTCACTAATTGTGGCAACTGGTATTGACTACTCTTACAATGGTAGTGGTGTTACATTTAAAGCACTTCCTCCAAATCAGGGTGGTAGTGGTGTTGCGGACCCGGCATTTGAAATTACTGAATTAGGTGGTGGTAGAATATTCTTCACCTCTGGAAATCAGGATGGTGACTTTAGAATTGGTACTGGATTAAGTATCAATCAAGCTACTGGAACTTTAGTTGGTAGAACATTTAGTAAATCATTGTTCTCATTGGTAACTCCGTTCTCATTAGCACTACAAATATAAAAATGATAAAATAAAAAGAAATGGCAGAAGTTTTTGTACCCTTAAATAGATTCCAGTCAGTAGTAGCAACTCTGACTGGTGAGCAAGATGAAATATATGCAACTCCTGTTGGAGTTTCATCAATTGTACTATCTTGTCAAATTACAAACAATAGTGTTTCAAATCAACCTGTAACTATTTTTGTAACATCAAATAAAGAATTACCTATACCAAATTTTGCTGGAATTGAAGCAACTGGAAGTTATGTATCAGCATCTGCTTTATTAACATTAAACAGACAATTTATTAGAAAAGAAACCGCTGCATATATTCAAAATCAAAATGGTTTATCCGAAACTCCATTTACATTTGTATCATCTTTATTTGAAGGATATACTTTGGACCAAATTGATGCATTTGCATATGATATAAAAAATAATACAACAATTAGAACAAATAAATACGCAAAATCATTCTTTACAAAAAATGGTGTTAGTGTAATTGATTCTACTGAATATAGTGCATCTTTATTGACAATTGAATATGCAAATATATTGGCTCAGCAAGTTATTAAAAATCAATCAATAACTGGTTCAGCATTAGTTAGTACAATATACCAAAATACAGTTACTCAATCGTTTAACACATTAATTACACCAACTAATTTAGAACTTAGTGGTTCATCTTATTTATTAGAAAGGTTTACCGATGTTGTTATAAATACAATTGAGAATCCTACGTTAGTTGCACAAGACCCAATACAATTAGTTACTAATGTTTTAATACCCCCTGCTGATTCACTATCACCTGTTGTTTCTGGTAAATTGGTATTAGAAGAAACATATGGTTTTATAGTTTCTGGCTCAACTCAATTAAGTGTAATTCTTTCTTTATTAGAAAGCGCTAACGAATAACGATAATATTAATCAATTATATTTATAAGTAATTGTGAATATTTATATCAAAGCTAGAAAGTACTAATGGCAATAAGCAATCTATTAAGTGGAAGAGTTCGATTAAAAGGACCTAAAAATGTAACATCAGACAGATACGAATTTGTAGATTTATCTCAAGTTGAACCAAACTTTGGTGTTCCATCATTTTCAGCATCTTTAGTAACTAATCCGGCTATTTTAGTAACGGATAGTGATGGTAATAGGGGATTTGCACAAAAAATTGTATTAAGTGAAATAACATCCTCATTTAAAGGTATTGCTGACCTTTCTGGTTCATTTAGTGGTTCGTTTATAGGTAAATTTTCAGGAGATGGTTCTCAATTAGTAAATGTACCTGCGGTAGTTGCACCTAGAATTGCTAGTGGTTCTGCAACGGCATCCATTTCACCAAATTTAGGATTACAAATAAATGTAGATACTACAATAGCTGGTAATTTATATGTATCCAAATCAATATATGCGGAATCTCTTATAGTAACGTATATATCATCATCAATAATTTATTCATCTGGTTCTAACATATTTGGAGATAATAGTTCAGATAACCAACAATTAACTGGTTCGGTTGGAATTAGAGATGTTTTAACTGTAAATAGTGCAACGGGTTCATTTACTGGTTCATTTAAAGGTAGTGCAAATTTAACTGGTTCATTTACTGGTTCATTTAGTGGAAGTTTTAGTGGAGATGGTAGTGGATTGGTAAATATTCCCGCACTAACATCAACTTTAATAGGAAGTGGTTCTACAACAGCATCAATTGCACCAAACACTGGTTTAGTTGTTAATACATTTTCAACATTCCAATTTCCTGTTTCCGCATCAATGTTTACTGGTAGTGGTAGGGGGTTATTTGATATTCCAGAATCATCTTTAGCATTTCAAATTAATAGAATAGCAAGTGGTAGCGTAACTGCATCAATTGCACCAAATACTGGTTTATTTGTAAATACAACTGTATCCGCATCTGCATTTACTGGTAGTGGTGAAGGATTATTTAATATCCCTCTATCTGCATTTTCTGCTGAAGTTTATAGAATTGCAAGTGGTAGTGTAACCGCATCGGTATCACCAAATAGGGGATTTTTAGTTGAAGCAATAGCAAGTGGTTCAACATTTAGTGGTAGTATTGCAGTTAGTGGAAGTATAACCATTCCAACTGGTAGTGGATTCTTTAGTGGTAGTGGTGCTGGTTTAACAAATATCCCCCGTTCAGCTTTAACTCCTGATGCATTACTTACAACCCAATTAGCAACAGGTTCAATAACCGCTTCGGTAACTCCTGAAACTGGATTTTTGGTAATATCAATAGCAAGTGGTTCTACGTTTAGTGGAAGTGTTACTACTGTTGGAAATATAACTATACCAACTGGTAGTGGATTTTTTAGTGGTAGTGGTAAGGGATTATCTGATATACCTCGTTCTGCATTAACACAAGATGCTTTATTAACAAATGAAATAAAATCCGGTTCAGTAACTGCATCTGTAGCACCAAATACTGGATTTGTCGTTAATTCAGCGCAAAGTGGTTCTACTTTTATTGGAAACGTAGTTGTAAGTGGTAGTGTATCTGCATCATTTTTTATTGGAGATGGTTCTCAATTATTAAATATACCTGCATTAACCGCAACTTTAATATCAAGTGGTAGTGTAACCGCATCGGTTTCACCTAATACTGGATTTGTAGTAACTTCACTAGAAAGTGGTTCTAGATTCATAGGAAATGTAGTTGTAAGTGGTAGTGTATCATCATCTTTCTTTATTGGAGATGGTTCTCAATTATTTAATATACCTGCTTTAACGGCAACATTAATAGCAAGTGGTAGTGTAACTGCTTCGGTTAGTCCAAATAAAGGATTCGTAGTAACTTCGATAGCAAGTGGTTCAATATTTAGTGGTAGTTTATTTGTTAGTGGAAATATAGTAATTCCAACTGGTTCTGGTACTTTTTCTGGTAGTGGAGCTGGGTTATTTGATATTCCCGAATCGGCACTTTCTTTCAAAATAAATAGAATTGCAAGTGGTTCGGCAACTGCATCAATTTCCCCTGATAGAGGGTTTTCGGTAAACACATTTGCTAATTTTGAATTTCCAGTATCAGCATCAATGTTTACTGGTAGTGGAGCTGGATTATTTGATTTACCATTATCAGCATTATCCCAAGAGGTATTTAGAATTGCATCTGGTTCAGTAACCGCATCTGCATTACCTGATAGGGGATTTGTTGTAGAATCTGTACAAAGAGGTTCTCAAATAAGTGGAAGTGTAAATATAAGTGGTAGTGTAACTATTAATAGTAGTTCATTTTTTATTGGAGATGGTAGATTCCTTTCTAATATAACACTTGCTAACTTAGCAATTGATTCAACAAAAATATTTAGTGGTTCTGCAACCGCATCTATATCTCCGGTAGAAGGATTTAACGTAAATGTACCTGCATTCTTTACTAATACAATATCAGCATCAATTTTTAGTGGAAGTGGTAAAGGTTTATTTGATATTCCACAATCTGCATTAGCAACCGAAGCATATAGAGTAGCAAGTGGTAGTGTAACCGCATCAGCTAACCCATTAACTGGATTTGGTATAAACGCAATTACAACAATTAGTGGTAGTTTAATAGTATCATCATCTGGATGGGAATTACCAACATCTTCATTAAACACTGTATTTAATGTGGTAAACAATGGTAGTGGTGAATATGTATTTACTGGAGCGGCTAGTGGTTCAAATCCTACTTTAGTATTATATCAAAATGTACCATATACATTTAACATTGCAGCAACAGGTCACCCTTTTTGGATAAAGACCACTAAAACAACTACAAGTTTAAATGCATATAATACTGGTGTAGTTGGTAATGGAGCTGCAAACGCTACAATAACATTCACACCACCAACAGGTTCTCCTAATATTTTATACTATAATTGTGAATTCCATGCTTCAATGGCGGGTACAATTATTATAAAAGAAAAATATCAAATTGAACCTACTATTAAATTTATAGGGGATACTATTGTAAGTGGTAATTTGTATGTACCAAGTTCTTCATATTTTGTTGGAGATGGTAGATATCTTTCTAACATTACATTAGCTAACTTAGCAATTGATTCAACAAAGATATTTAGTGGTTCAGCAACGGCATCAATTTCACCTGTTGAAGGATTTGTAGTTAATACATTTTCAACATTCCAATTCCCAGTATCAGCATCAATGTTTACTGGTAGTGGTAAAGGATTGTTTGATATACCTCAATCAGCTTTAGCAAGTGAAGTGTTCCGTATTGTTAGTGGTAGTGTAACTGCTTCGGTAGCACCTGATAAAGGATTTTTAGTTGATTCAATAGCAAGTGGTTCAAAGTTTAGTGGTAGTATTTCAGTAAGTGGTTCGGTAATAATACCAATTGGTGGTGGATTCTTTAGTGGTAGTGGAGCTGGATTAACAAATATACCTCGTTCAGCTTTAACTGAAGATGCATTACTTTCAAATTTAATAGCTAGTGGCTCTGCAACGGCATCAATTTCACCAAATAAAGGATTAGTTGTAAACACATTTACTACTATTAGTGGTAGTTTTGTAGTTTCATCATCGGCTAGACCTACTCCATTGGATGAATTGCCAAATACATTTAATGTAATAAATGATGGAAATATCGCATATTGGTTTAGTGGAGCAGCTAGTGGTTCAAATGTAAATCTAACGGTAGTAAGAGGTGGATATTACATTTTTAATATAAATGCAATTGGACATCCATTTTGGATTAATACGGCAAGTGCGGTTGGAAATAGTAATGGATATAACGCTTATGCAACAAACAACGGAGCATCTTTTGGAACTCCAATTACATTAAATGTCCCATTAGATGCACCAAATACATTGTACTATAATTGCCAAAATCATTTAGCAATGGCGGGTACTATCAATGTAGTAGATGCAATTTACATTCCTTCAGAAATAAAGTTAGTTGGTGATACTAGAGTAATTGGTGTAGTAACCGCATCCGTATTTAGTGGTAGTGGTGCTGGTTTATTTAATATTCCTCGTTCCGCATTAACACCGGATGCATTAGTAGCAACATTAATAGCATCTGGTTCGGTAACTGCTTCAGTAGACCCTGCTTATGGATTTAAAGTAATATCACGTGATTATAGTGGTTCTCAATCTCATAATTATGGTATAATCCTTAGTGGAAGTACTATTGTAAGTGGTAGTGTTAATGCATTTACATTTATTGGAGATGGTTCTCAATTACAAAATGTAGTAGCAGCCGCATCACCAAAAATAGCATCTGGTTCAGTAACTGCTTCGGTAGCACCTAATACTGGTTTCTTAGTAACTTCAATAGTAAGTGGTAGTACATTTAGTGGAAGTGTTGTAGTAAGTGGTTCGGTAAGAGCAATAACTTATTTTGGAGATGGTTCTCAATTAACAGGTGTGGTAGCTGAGATTTCGGGCGATGCATCTCGTATTGCTAGTGGTAGTGCAACTGCATCTATTTCTCCAAACGGAGGATTGATATCAAATGTACCATTAACAATTCAAAGAAATACTAATTTTAGTTCTAGTTTAGTTGTTAGTGGTAGTACATTATTAAGTGGTTCGATATCAGCATCACTTTATAGAGGAGATGGTGGTGGGTTATTTAACATTCCTGCTGAAGCCCTAACAAACCTACAATTAGATAAAATCCAATCCGGTTCTGGTATTGCTGTAATTGACCCTCAAAAATTAAATGTAAACGTAACTGTAACCGCATCATATTTTGCTGGAGATGGTGGTGGATTATTTAACATTCCACCTGAAGCATTGCAAGATTTAGAATTAGATAGAATTCAATCGGGTTCTGCACAAGCAATAATTTCACCAAATAAAGGTTTGCAAGTTAATACGGATGTTAGTATAACTGGTTCATTGCATACTACTGGTAGTATGATTGTAAGTGGGGGTAATTTTATAGCAAAATCCGGTTCAACATTTATTGGAGATGGTAGTGGATTGACAAATATTACAATTGCAAATCTATCATTTGAAACTAATATATTAAAAAGTGGTTCATATACTGCATCTATTTCACCTGATAAAGGTTTTGTTGTTAATACATCGGCAAGTATCTATGGTAGAACTTATTCTGATTTCATAACAACACCTGAATTAACCGCAAGTTTTGCATTTTCCCCTCATTGGAGTGGTTCATTCAATGGTATATATCGTTTTAATGGAGCCGGTATTATAGCATCTGCAGAATACAATACTTTAAGATACGATACTGCTAGAGGATACTATATTCCACAACCTGAATTATCATTAACGGAGACTGTTGCATTTAGTAACGCAAGTTCGGTAACGATTGTACATGGTTTGGATATTAGATACCCAATGGTACAGGTGTATGGAACTGGTTCGCAAGATGAAATGATTCTACCAGCATCTATCTTAGCAATTGATAATAACACTGTCCAAGTAACATTTAGTGGATTGACAAGTGGACACATCGTAATTGGTAGTGGTGGTTCGTTAATAAATGGTACAATCCAAGCTGATAGAGTAATTGGAACTGTACTTTCTTCATCGCATGCAGTAAACGCTAATTTTGCAACCATAGCTGGTAGTGTGTTAGGATTAAATACGGCATCTTTAGAAGCATTAGTATCTGCATCGGCAAATGCTGGACAATTTGTATTGAATTCACAAACGGCATCAATGACAGTATTAAGTGCATCGTTTGCTAGAACTGCTTCTTACGCATTATTTGCACAAAACGCATCAAATGTTGATACTGCTGCATTTGTACAAAGTGCTCAAACTGCATCAATGTTAGTTGGTACTGCTTCATTGGCAGTTTCCGCATCTTATGCACTAACCGCATCTCATGTATTGGGTGGAGTATTATCTGCGGAAGGATTTGTTACAAATGCACAAACGGCATCAATGACGGTGTTTAGTTCATCATTTGCTAGTGTAGCCCAATTTGCATTAAATGCACAAAGTATAAACACATCATCATTCTTACTAAATTCAGGTAATCAAAGATTTAGTGGTAGTTTAGTAATAACTGGTAGTTTAGATATCACCGGTAGTATATATGTTGGCGAATTTTATACTTCTTCTCAATCTCAATTAGTTGTAACTTGGGACCCTGCTACAAAGTTATTACAAACAAGAGATGTTCAACAAGCAGCAGGTACATCTGGTACTTCTGGTACTTCTGGTACTTCGGGTACGACTGGTTCGGGTGGTACTTCTGGTACAAGTGGTACATCTGGTACGTCTGGAACATCTGGAACATCTGGAGTTGATGGTACATCTGGTTCAAGTGGTACATCTGGAACATCTGGGGTTGATGGTTCTTCTGGTTCAAGCGGTAGTAGTGGTTCTTCTGGTTCAAGCGGTAGTAGTGGTTCTTCTGGTACATCTGGAACAAGCGGTTCTTCTGGTTCTTCTGGTTCGTCTGGTTCAACTGGAACTGATGGAACATCTGGAACTTCTGGAACATCTGGAACGTCTGGAACAAGCGGCACATCTGGTACTTCTGGAACAAGCGGAAGTGGTGGTACATCTGGAACAAGTGGAAGTAGTGGTAGTACGGGTAGTGCTGGTACATCTGGAACTTCTGGAACATCTGGAACTTCTGGTACAAGTGGTAGTTCTGGTAGTGGTGGAACATCTGGTACAAGCGGAACAAACGGAACTGCTGGTAGTGGTGGAACTTCGGGTACATCTGGTTCATCGGGAACTACTGGTTCAAGTGGAACATCTGGAACATCTGGAGTTGATGGTACATCTGGAACTTCTGGAACATCTGGAACATCAGGTTCATCTGGTTCAGCTGGTAGTGGTGGTTCAGCTGGTTCATCTGGATTAGATGGAACATCTGGAACAAGCGGTATTGATGGAACTTCTGGAACATCTGGTACTTCTGGAACATCGGGAACTTCTGGTTCATCTGGTACAGCTGGTTTAGCTGGTTCATCTGGTTCGTCTGGAACATCTGGTACGTCTGGTACAAGCGGTAGTAGTGGTTCAACGGGTTCAAGTGGTACAACAGGTTCATCTGGTACATCTGGAACTTCTGGAACTTCTGGAACATCGGGTAGTAATGGAACTTCTGGTTCAAGTGGAACTTCTGGAACATCAGGAACATCCGGTACTTCTGGTACAAGCGGTACTTCTGGTACTTCTGGTTCGGATGGTACTTCTGGAACTTCTGGTTCAAGTGGAAGTAGTGGTACGACTGGTTCTGGTGGAACTTCTGGAACAAGCGGTACATCTGGTACATCTGGAACGGATGGAACTTCTGGTACATCCGGCACTTCTGGTTCGTCTGGTACAAGTGGTGTAGGAACGGATGGAACTTCTGGTACAAGTGGTACATCTGGTACATCTGGTACTAATGGAACATCTGGTACATCTGGTTCTTCTGGTACGGATGGTTCTGAAGGTACATCTGGTACAAGCGGTACTTCTGGTACAAGTGGCACATCTGGTAGTAATGGAACATCTGGGACAAGTGGAAGCAATGGAACATCTGGAACTTCTGGTACAAGCGGAACTTCTGGTACAAGCGGAACTTCTGGTACAAGCGGTAGTGATGGAACTTCTGGTACATCTGGATTAGATGGTACAAATGGTAGTGATGGAACTTCAGGAACTTCTGGTTCATCTGGAACATCAGCTGAAGGTTCGTCTGGTACAAGCGGTACATCTGGAACAAGCGGAAGTAATGGAACTTCAGGAACTTCTGGTACAGGGGGTACATCTGGAACTTCTGGAACAAGCGGAGTTGGTACTGATGGAACTTCTGGAACAAGTGGTACAAGCGGTACATCTGGGACAAGTGGAAGTAATGGTACTTCTGGTACAAGTGGTATTGATGGAACTTCTGGAACATCTGGTACATCTGGTAAAGATGGAACTTATTTTGGTTCATCTGGAACATCTGGTACATCAGGTGTAAGTGGTTCATCTGGTGCTAGTGGAAGTAGTGGATTTAGTGGAAGTAGTGGAGTGGCTGGTAAAGATGGTACATCTGGAACAAGCGGTGTAAACGGAACATTCTTTGGTTCTTCTGGTACGTCTGGTAGTGATGGTACATCTGGTACATCTGTAACGTCTGGTACTTCTGGAACATCTGGAACATCTGGAACATCAGGTAAAGATGGTACATACTTTGGAAGTAGTGGAACATCTGGAACGTCTGGTACAAGTGGTACATCTGGTTCAAGTGGTACATCTGGCACATCGGGAACATCTGGTTTAAATGGTACATTCTTTGGAAGTAGTGGTTCATCTGGAACATCTGGAACATCAGGTACTTCTGGAACAAGCGGAAGTAGTGGAACATCTGGTACTTCTGGTATAGATGGTACATTTTTTGGTAGTAGTGGTTCTTCTGGTACATCTGGTACTTCTGGAACAAGTGGATTGGATGGTACATCTGGTTCAAGCGGTACATCTGGAACTTCGGGTTTAGATGGCACTTTATTTGGAAGTAGTGGTTCATCTGGTACATCTGGAGCTGGTACTTCTGGTACTTCTGGAACAAGCGGAACTTCAGGAACTTCGGGACTAAATGGAACTTTCTTTGGTTCATCTGGTACTTCTGGTGTTGATGGTACTATGGGTACGTCTGGTACATCTGGTATTGGTACATCTGGTTCAAGTGGAACATCTGGTACATCTGGATTAGATGGAACTTTCTTTGGAAGTAGCGGAACTTCGGGAACATCTGGTACGTCTGGAACATCTGGATTTGGCTCTAATGGTACTAGTGGAACATCTGGTACATCTGGTACATCTGGTTTAAATGGTACATTCTTTGGAAGTAGTGGTACATCTGGAACATCAGGTTCTTCTGGTTCATCTGGTTCAACTGGTACGGATGGTACATCTGGTACATCTGGTACATCTGGTAAAGATGGAACTTATTTTGGTTCATCTGGAACTTCTGGAACTTCTGGTAGTGATGGAACTTCTGGTACGTCTGGACAAGGTACAAATGGTACTTCTGGAACTTCTGGTACGTCTGGATTAGATGGTACAAACTTTGGTTCATCTGGTACGTCTGGTACTTCTGGTACGTCTGGAGCTGGTACTTCTGGTTCATCTGGTTTGAGTGGTTTCTTAACATTGACAGGAACTACTAATAATGGTGTTATTACATTAGATGGAATTTCACCAAATGGAAATGTTGAGAGTAATTTAACTTTTGATGGAAGTACATTGACGGTAACTGGTAAAATTCAAGCAACTGGACCTGTATCAGCATCTGCATTCAATGTTTATACTGGTGGAACTCCTAATTTGACTTCACCAACATCATTAAACATAGTTGCAACTACGGGTGTTAATCTATCGACAAGTTTAACAACAACTGGATTTACAACATCAACAACTTTTAGAGAAACATATTCTGATTTAGGTAGTGGGGCTGGTGCATCGATTGATTTATCAACTGCAAACAACTTTAAAAGAACTTTCACTGGAAATGGTTCAATATCAATCTCAAATGCACCTGCTGGAAAAGCATTTGGATTTACATTATTAACAGTAAACGCAGGGGCACATTCATTAGCTTGGAGTGGTGTAAATTGGGTAGGTGGTACACCTCCAATTCTAACTTCATCTGGTGAAGATATATTAGTATTTTACACATTCGATGGTGGCACATCTTATTATGGATTTGTGACCGGATTAGACATGAATTAAGAGTTATGGGAATATTTAGAAGATTAACATCATCAGGGGCTGGAAGTGAATTGTTTCCATTTAAGGTTACAATAACAACTACAACTGCTAACAGAGCATTTAGATTACCTATTTTTGATTATGAGGGATTGACTCCTAGTTTTGTTGTGGATTGGGGAGATAGTAGTAGTGATGTCATAACTTCATCTTCGGATGCAGCATTAACACATAATTATGTATCCATAGGTTCATATACAATAAGTATAAGTGGGTTTATGCCCGCATTTACTGTAAATAATAGTGTATCTAATCGTAGTTTATACACTGCTATTGTACAATTTGGTATAAATGGATTAAGAAGATTAAACTTTCAAGGATGTAATCTTTTAACATCAATTCCATCATCCGCATCTTTATCGGCAGTTGGTGGGTATGATGGTTTGGATGAAATAATTGATTGGACGGCATTCATGTCAAGAACTGGATTAACAACAATCCCATCGGATATGTTTAATTATTCTCCAAATTCACAATTAATCAATTCAGCATTTTCATTTACACCAATAACTTCAGTTCCTTCTGGTTTGTTTAATAACATACCATTGGCAGTTGATTTTACATCTACATTTTATGGATGTACATCATTAACAACTGTACCTTTGACTTTATTTGATTTATGTCCCGATGTAGTAAACTTTTCGCAAACATTTAGACAATGTGCGGCAATAACATCTGGTGTAATTCAATTTACCTTTAATACTTCGGTTTCAACTTTTCAAAATGTGTATTATATGAGTTCAACTACAAATAGTATTAGTGGAACTGCTCCTACAATTTGGTTAAGAACACCAACACCTTTTGGAACTGGTGCATTTAGGAATTGTACTGGATTAACTAACTTTGCATCAATACCATCAACTTTCAAATAATATGTATTTAAGAATAATAGATAATGAAATAACATACCCATACTCTTTAAAACAATTTAGAGTGGATAATAAGACTTATACATTTCCGTTAAACATACCAACTGAAATATTAAGTGATTTTGGTGTATTTGAGGTCACACAAACCCAAAAACCAAACGATTATACTAAAAACATATCCGAAGGAACTCCAACTTTAACGAATGGTGTATATTACCAAAACTGGGTTCAGATAGATGCTTCTAATTCTGAAAAAGAATTAAGATTAGCAATAAAATGGAGTGAAATTAGAGAATTAAGAAATCAGTTATTATCAGAATGTGATTGGACACAATTAGGGGATGTTTCTGAAAGTATTAGGACTTCCTACCAATCATATAGACAAGACTTGAGAGATATTTCATCTCAATCAGACCCTTTCAGTATAGTTTGGCCGGAGAAACCATAAAAGATAGATAACTTATATTTATATCTATAACATTACAAACTATTAAATGAAAATACAAAGTCCTATATTTTCGGGTTCGATAATTCAATCGGCAAATGCCTACGCAAATTTAAGTGGTTCATTCACTGGGTCTTTTACTGGTTCATTTAAAGGTGAAATTGAAGTAGCTGCAGCAACTTTTGAAAATTTAGTAGTAACAAGAACTTTAACTCTTGGAACTTTTTCAAATGATAGACAGAGAATTACTGGTTCTGTGTTTATAAGTGGTTCTGAAAGAGTACAAGGAAGTGTAAATGTAGTTGATGGAGGACAATTTCAAGTAGATGGTGTAAATGTATTAGATACCGCATTAGCTTTTGCTATTGCATTAGGATAAAAAAAGATGGCAAACATATTTAAAAATAGTATAACTGGTTCAATAGGTTCAACGGGAGTTGGAGTCTACACTGTACCATCGGCAACTACAACAACGGTAATTGGTGTAAATGTGGCTAATGTGGCTTCACAAAACATATCAGTTAGTGTAATGTTGAGAGATACTTCGGCAAATAAAGCAGTATTTTTAGTAAAAGATGCTTTAATTGTACAAGGTGGTTCAACAGTATTAGTTGGTGGGGAGCAAAAAGTGGTAATGGAAGCAAGTGATTTACTTTCGGTAACATCATCATTGGCTAATTCAGCAGATGTGATTGTTTCAATATTAGAATTAACATAAAATAAAAATATAATTGAATGGAGTTCAACGGTAAAAGTCCTAATGGGTTAAATCAGTTAAGTGCAAGTTTAGTATCACTTTTTGTAAGTGGTGGAGCTGTAATTAATGTATCACCCCAATCGGTAAATGTTTTAACAGATATTACAGCATCTGGGGTTCAAACTTCGGAAATAAATCCATCTGTTGGTGGAACGTTATCCATTCAAGGAAATACAAAAATAACAGGTTCATTATTAGTATCATCATCAATTTCCGCATCTTCAGTAGTTGCAAATACTTTAGTTGGTGATGGTAGTGGAATAACAAATATACCAGCATCATCAATTGGTGATATTGATAGAATTAAATCAGGTTCAGTACAAACAATAATCTCACCAAACAAAGGGTTAGAAGTACAAACATCATTGACAGTAAAAGACTTTTTAGTTGTAACTGGTAGTGGTATTTTTAGAGGAGATTTGAGTGTAGCTGGTACAATTAATACAACTGAATTAAAAGCAACTTATATATCTGCTTCAATTATTTTCGCAAGTGGAAGTAACAAATTTGGTGATAATGTAGTTGATAAGCATGAATTTACTGGAAGTGTTGGTATTAGTGGTTCAATATTTGTAACCGGAAATACAATTGCAACTGATATTACTACCGATGAGGTATTAGTATTAAACACAACCACAGGTAGAATTGGTAGAAAGTTTGCAGCTGCATCTTCTGGTACTTCTGGAACAAGCGGTACATCTGGTACAACTGGTTCAAGCGGTACAACTGGTTCAAGCGGTACAACTGGTTCTGAAGGTACTTCTGGAACAAGTGGTACATCTGGTAGTGGGGGAACATCTGGTACTTCTGGTAGTGGGGGAACATCTGGTACTTCTGGAACAAGCGGTACATCTGGTACGTCTGGTTCTTCGGGAACAACTGGTTCTTCTGGTTCTTCTGGAACATCAGCAACAAGCGGTACATCTGGTTCGTCTGGAACAAGTGGAAGTGGTGGAACATCTGGAACAAGTGGAAGTGGTGGTTCTTCAGGTACTTCTGGTTCAAGCGGAAGTAGTGGTTCATCAGGTACAACTGGTTCATCAGGTACAACTGGTTCATCAGGTACAACTGGTTCATCGGGTACAACGGGTTCATCGGGCACAACGGGTTCAAGTGGTATTTCTGGAACAAGTGGAACAAGTGGAACATCAGGTACATCTGGAACTTCTGGAACAAGTGGTATAACTGGAGCTGGTGGTTCATCTGGTTCATCGGGTTCATCTGGAAGTAGTGGTAGTGGGGGAACAACAGGTTCATCTGGTACATCTGGAAGTGGTGGTAGTGGTGGAACATCTGGAACATCAGGTACTTCTGGTTCAAGTGGTATAACTGGTGCCGGTGGTGGAGCTGGTACTGCTGGTAGTGGTGGTACATCTGGTTCATCTGGAACAAGCGGTACATCTGGAACAAGTGGTACATCGGGAACTTCTGGTGTAAGTGGTAGTAGTGGAACATCAGGTACATCTGGTTCAAGCGGAACAATGGGAACTGCTGGTAGTGGTGGTACATCTGGAACATCGGGTACTTCTGGTACAAGCGGTACTTCTGGTAGTTATGGTACATCTGGAACAAGTGGTAGTAGTGGAACTTCAGGAACAAGCGGTACTTCTGGTACTTCTGGTTCGGCTGGTGCAACTGGTTCTTCTGGTTCAGCTGGTACATCGGGAACTTCTGGAACATCTGGAGCATTATCTATTACTGGGACAACTGATAATGGTGTAATTACTCTTAATGGTTCATCTCCAAACGTAACTGCGGAAGCTAATCTTACATTTGATGGTACTACATTAACGGTAACTGGAAACGAAACCCTTAGTGGTAACTTAACTGTTGGTGGTACAATCAGAGCACAACAAATATTTGTACAATACATTTCCGCATCTTTAATTTACGCATCTGGTTCAAACAAATTTGGTGATGCAACAAATGATAAGCAAGAATTTAGTGGAAGTGTTGATATTAGAGATTCATTAGCAATTCCAGCATTCGCAACAAACCCTGTTGGAACAAAAGCTGGACAAATATATTACAACACAGGTGATACAAACATATATCGATACAATGGTACAACTTGGTTAGCAGCAGCTGGTACTTCTGGTTCTGGTGGTACTTCTGGTACTTCGGGTACAAGCGGTAGTAGTGGAAGTAGTGGTACTTCAGGTACAAGCGGAACATCTGGTACTTCTGGAACTTCTGGTGTAAGTGGTTCTGCTGGAAGTAGTGGTACTTCAGGTACAAGCGGAACTTCTGGAACATCTGGTACTTCTGGAACAAGCGGAACATCTGGTACTTCTGGAACAAGCGGTACTTCTGGTACTTCTGGTTCAAGCGGTACAATGGGAACGGCTGGTAGTGGTGGTTCATCTGGAAGTAGTGGTTCATCTGGAAGTAGTGGTTCATCTGGAAGTAGTGGTTCATCTGGAAGTAGTGGTGGAGCTGGCGTACCTGGTTCTCCCGGTACGCCGGGTGCATCTGGTTCATCGGGTTCTTCTGGAACTTCTGGAACTTCTGGAACAAGCGGTACAAGCGGAAGTAGTGGTTCATCTGGTAGTAGTGGTACATCTGGAACTTCTGGAACAAGCGGAACATCTGGAACGTCTGGTACATCGGGAACTTCTGGAACATCTGGTACATCGGGAACATCTGGTTCTTCTGGTTCATCTGGAACTTCAGGAGCAAATGCTGGTATTACCTCATTTACAAACCCTGCTGATAATAGAGTATTAACTGCGGTAAGTGCAAATACAATTAATGCAGAAGCTAATTTAACATTTGATGGTAGTACATTGCTTGTTTCTGGAGATGTAACCGCAACCGCATATTATAACGCACAAGCAAGTAGTGGATATAGATTAAGAAACGCAGGAAATACTGCAAACGTTGGTGGATTTACTCGTAGAGGATTATGGGAAGGTAATGCAAATTATGACCCAAGTTTGTGGGCTGAAACTGGATATAGTTTGTATTTTTATACAAATGGTAGTGCTACATCAAAAATGACTTTAGATACTGTTGGTAATCTTAGTTTATTAGGTACATTAACAGCAACTCAAGTTGATACTGGACAAGGTTTGACAGAAGTTCATCTAATGAACCAAAATATTCGTACAACTGATAATGTTATACATAATCAGGTGACTGCAAACTCTGGTGGTAATGGTGGGGCATTTTATTTAAGTGATACTAATGCTGGATTGTATAGAGATAATACTTATGATGTAATTCTTTTACAAGCTAACTCATCTGGTAATCCACTTTATATGGCAGGTGCTGGTGAAGTTAGAGTAAGTATAGATTCAAATAATAACGAAACCGCACAAAAATTTATAGTAGGTAATAATGCAATAAAATCAACAAACGAATTATTTTCAGTAAACGAAAGTGGTACGGCGTTTGCATCTTCTGATTTTAGAGCACCTATATTTTATGATTCTGCAAATCCTACATACTATGTAGACCCAGCAACATATACCAATTTGTTTGGTGGATTCTTAATGAATGGTTCGCATGGTAGTACTTTAATTCAAAATTCACTACCTGCTGCAAATAATGGTGGTGGTACTGGACTTGTTAGAATGAGTTGGTGGGTATCTGAACCTGGTGTAACTTACGATTGGGGTGGATTTGGATATAATGTATTAAATGATGGTGGTTCTCCATCCGGATTTGGTAGAATAAATACTTCATTTGGACAAGCTTATATGAGATTTGGTACAAGTGGACAATTCTACTTCTATACTACTTCTACTGGTGGTACTCGTTATACTCATATGTACTTAGCACCTAACAATGGAGTTGAGACATATGGTAGATTATATAATGATACTTATGTAGATGCACCACAATTCCGTGATTCAAGCAATACTGCATATTTTTTAGACCCATTATCCGATTCAAATTTAAATACGGGTACAATGAACGGCCGTTGGAAATTCTCTAATTATTTGAGAAGTAACAATGCAGGTGGTTTAATGGGTGATTATGATACTAATAGTACTGCATCAAAAGTTATTTGGACGATTGGTGAAGCTTGGCCATTAGCTAATATGTACGGATTGGGTTATGAATACGGAAGTGGATATGACCATCATTTGGCATTAAGAAACAATGGTACAACTTACTCTCGTTTTGGATTTGCTGGTGCAGCATTTATAGGTGGTAACTTAACATTAGGTAATGATTTATACGCATATAGATTCTACGATAGAGATAATACTGCATACTATTGTGACCCGGCTGGAACATCCGTATTTACATATTTAACTATTGCAAACGGAAACTCTGTTCAGGCAAACGGATATAACAACAATGGTGGATTTGCAATGAATAACGCATCTACCTATTGGGGATTGGTGTGGAATTTTGCTGCAAACGATTGGAGATTAGGATATGGTTCAACTACCTCACAAGTTGGTTGGAATTTAAGATGGGATAATGGAAGTACGGCATTTGCACAAAACTTCCAAGCTAACATATATTACGATGCACAAAATACTGGATATTATGTAGACCCTAATTCGGGTACAACCTCATTAAGAACCGCAGGTGATTGGAGGTCAGATTCGGGAGCATGGTCTGGTGAATTTTCTGGTAAGATTCAATACCATAGTAGTAACTGGTATTTTCAATATGCAGGTCAATTCTTATTTAGAAATAGTGGTGGTTCAAACGTAACTTATGGTGATACTTCAGGTAATCTATGGGCAGTTGCATCAATGCGTTCACCAATATTTTATGATGAAAACAATACTGGATATTATTTAGATGCGGCTTCTGATAGAACTACAAACATCAATGGATTTAATTCAGATACTAACGCTAGACACGGTCATACCTACAAATACAACTATTGGAGACCTTATATAACTGGAGATACTAACTATTGGACAGGACAAATGGGTTGGGGTACTACGGATATGAACACCGTAATGACATGGGGTAGTGGTTTTACTGATTCTTGGTCAAATCCGGCTAACCAACCATCTGGTACTTCTCACTGGGTAGGTGTTCAAACTTATCACTATGTAAATAGTTACAATAGTGGATATGGATGGCAATTAGTTGGTGGTCCAATAGGAAATTTAAGGTTTAGAAACTCTTGGCCAACTAATAGTGGTTGGGTAACTGTTGCAATGCATGACCGTAACGATGGTAGTGGTGGTGGTTTATATGCAGGTGCATATTATGATGCAAATGATAGTGGTTACTATATGGACCCTAATTCGACTTCAAACGCAGCAATGAGAATTAGAGGTGGTACTTTACATGGACCTAACCCTTCTTGGGGAGCATATATGTACGTTGGTTCAAATGGTAGACCGGGTGGTGAAGGTTCTGTTGTAGTAACAAATGGTAACTTACACTTAGATTGCCAAAACGGATATGAAACTTATATCAACCATTATTCTGGTAATAGAACATATCTTTATGAAATAAGAACAAACTTTATTTACGATAGAGATAATACGGGATACTATTTAGACCCTAATGGTACATCATATCAAAACGTTGTGTATGGGGCTATATTCTATGACCACGACAGTACTTGGTATGGTGATTTTAATGGTAACTCTAGAATGAGCTCGGGTGATTTCTATTTTGCAGGATTCTCACATATGTATCGATTAGGTACACAAAATTCGTGGAATGCATATGAAGGATTTGGTGTTTCAAACTCTGATAATGGGCAAAACGCAACATTTGAAGTAAACGTTTATGGTAATGGTGGTGACTGGAATTCTTGTGGTATGAATTCCAACGCTCGTAAATATGAGTGGTATTGTGGATACACCAAAATGATGGACTTGGATGAAGGTGGACACTTGAGAACTAGAGGTGCACAATGGGAATGGAATGGTTTCTCTGATGCAGATTTGAAAACCAACTTACAGGTTATTGATAATGCATTAGAAAAAATATCACAAATTAGTGGTTATACTTATGAATTTACTGAAGATTCTCCATATAGAAACAATGATATTGAGGAAAGAACACATGGTGCTGGTTTAATTGCACAAGAAGTTGAAGCAGTATTACCTGTATTGGTTGATGAAGATTGGGTTGGTGGTGAATATAATAGATACTTCAAAACTCTTAACTACAATGGTGTACATGGTTTGACTGTTCAGGGTATTAAAGAATTAAAAGGATATCATGATACATTAGAAGATAGAGTTGCTGCATTGGAAAGTAGATTGGAGCAATTGGAAAGTAGAATACAAAATTTAGAAAATCAATAATTACAGTTATAAAGATTAAATAATATGGCAATTACATACGAATACTTTATTAAAGGAATATCAACGGATACTGCTAGAATTAATAAGCAGGAGTTTCCAAATACAGTTAGAGCTATACATTGGGATTTAATTGGTACACATGAAGATGGAACGGTTGAAAAACTTGAAAGTATAACAACTTTTGTAAAATTTATGACAAGACATACTGGTAGTTTTACACCATATAGTGATGTAACCAAAAATCAGGTTGTAAATTGGATTGATGAAGCAGCTGATACGGATTCAATGAAATTTGGTTTGGATATGGCAATAAATAAAACACAAATTGTACCAAATACTACCAATATTGATAATTTGCCTTGGAATAAATAAAAATAAAAATTAAATATATTTATACTATATAATAAAAGAATAAAAAAATGGGATACACATACGAATGGAAAGTTACTGGAGTTAAAAAGGTAAATTCTGAAAATATAGATGAAGCAATAATTGGTACGCAATGGAAAGTTGTTTGTACTGATGAAGATGGAAATACTGGTGAATTTGTTGGAGCAACTCCATTTGATTTAAATTCAATTAATACTGGTAGTTTTACAGCATATGCAGATTTAAATGAAGAGCAAGTATTAGGATGGATTAAAACTGTGGTAAGTGGTTCAAACCGAATGACAAACTATTGGGGACATATTCAAGGGCAAATGGATAAGCAAATTACTAGAAGTAAGTTATCATTTACTGAAGTTAGTGATGTTGGTTTACCTTGGTCACCAACAAGTGGTTCTGTGACACCTGACCCATTATCAAAAGATTACTAATAGTACTACAAATTATTATTTTTAATACCCAAAGCATATTTTTAATATAAAATTTATGTTTTGGGTATTTTGTTTATATTTATATGTGTAAATTGGAAAACTTTTTACGCAATAACAAACATAGAATTTTAGAGATAAAAAAATGGCAGAAAGAATTGTATCACCCGGTGTATTCACAAGAGAAAACGATTTATCCTTCTTAACGCAAGGAATCGGTGAAATCGGAGCAGCATTTATAGGACCTTTCAAACAAGGACCAGCATTCATTCCAACGATTGTAACAACTCAATCGGAATTTGAAGAAATCTTCGGAACACCCGATGGAACATATTATACTGAATATGCAGTACAAAATTACCTTAGAGAAGCTGGAACAGCAACTATTGTAAGAGTAGCTGGTGTTGGTGGATATGAACAAATTGCACCAATTGCAATTAAAGGTGTAGATATTAACGGAAATTCCAAAATAATAGGAGTTTTACATTCAACAGCTGCTGGTGATGAAAAAGTAGGATTCCCTTCAGTACAAATTACTTCAAGTTTATCAACTTCTGGTTCATTTGTAGTTTCTGGTTCTGGAATTGGATATGTATCTGCTTCAATATTTGCAACTGCAACAAATGATATCGCCGATGTATTTGGTGAATCTCCATTTGGTTCAAAGAAAGCATATTCTTACATTTATTTAGAAAACACTGTAAGTGCTTCTTATACTGGTTCTGGATTAGCTAGCATTGCAGCTAGTAATTTACCAACTCAAAATTACGCATACGATGCACAGGCTGCAGAAACACCAATGGTTCAATCACAATTGATTAGTGGTGAGAGATATGATTTATTTAAATTTGTAACATTAGGTGATGGTACATTATACAATACTAAATTTAAAGTTGGTATTTCTAATGTAAAAGCAGCTGGCGAAGATGGAGCAACTGATTACTCTGTATTTACTGTAACAATTCGTTCATACTCCGATACTGATAAGAGAAAGGTAGTTTTAGAAACATTTAACAATGTAAACTTAGACCCTGCTTCTCCAAACTATATTGCAAGAAAAATCGGTGATAGATATATGACTATTGATGCAAATGGTAAAATTACTGAATTTGGTGATTACTCAAACAAATCAAAATATATAAGAGTTGAAGTATCAGCTCAGGGTTCATTCCCTATATCAGCAGCACCATTTGGACATACTGCATATACAAACCCAATTAAAGCAAATAGTAACGCTGAAGCTAGACAATTCCCAGCAATAACTTTCCAAACAAATTCAACTGGAAACACATCATCATCTCCAATTTATTATGCTGGATTTGATTTTGAAACTACTGGTGTATCAATGGATAACAAACAATACTTAAAACCAATTCCTGTAAACGCTGAAACTGGTTCTAACGTAGCATTTGCATTTGATTCTCAACTATCATATGTAATGACTGGTTCGGTTTCATCTGATATGGTTAAAAGACAATTTGTATTAGGATTCCAACAAGGATTTGATGGTTCTAATCCAACAATTCCTGTTAATTTAGGAACTGATATTAGTGCAGCTAACACACAGGGATTAAATTGCGCAACTTCAACAACATCTGGTTCAGTAGCATACTCTAAAGCAATCAACGCAGTATCCAATCCTGATGAATGGGATATTAATATGGTTGTAACACCTGGTATTATAAGAAGATTACACCCAGCAATTACTACAAAAGCAATTGATATGTGTGAAGATAGACAAGATTGTTTCTATTTGGCTGATTTTAACGCATCTGCGGATACGATTACTGAAGCAACTGAACAAGCTAACTCTGTAGATTCAAACTATGTAGCAACTTACTACCCTTGGGTTAAGACTATTGATAATAACACAAACAAATTAATGAGTGTTCCACCATCAGTATTGTTACCGGCAGTATTTGCACAAAACGATAGATTAGCAGCAGAATGGTTCGCACCTGCTGGTTTAAATAGAGGTGGTATCACTGGAGCAGTTAGTGTATTAAATAGATTAACACACTCTGAAAGAGATACTCTATATGAGAACAAAGTAAACCCAATCGCAGCATTCCCTGGACAAGGTATTGTAGCATTTGGACAAAAAACATTGCAAGATAAAGCATCTGCATTGGATAGAATCAACGTTAGAAGATTATTAATTACTGTTAAGAAATTTATCGCTTCAACATCTCGTTATTTGGTGTTCGAACAAAACACAGCAATAACAAGAGGTAAATTCTTATCAACTGTTAATCCTTATTTGGATGATATTCAAAGAAGACAAGGTCTTTACGCATTTAGAGTAGTAATGGATGAAACCAACAACACTCCTGATGTAATTGATAGAAACATATTAGCTGGACAGATTTTCTTACAACCTGCTAAGACTGCTGAATTCATCGTAATCGATTTCAACATCTTACCAACTGGAGCATCGTTTACAGCATAATATAAAAAAACAAAAAAACAATATTTATAATTACTAAAAAGGATATTAATAAGATATGGCAGAGATATTAGAATACGGACAGATTTTCTTTCAGAACTTCGAACCGAAAATGAAAAACCGCTTTGTGATGACGTTTGCAGATTTAACTATCGAAGCGTACACTGTAAAAGCGGCAAATAGACCAACTATTCAATTTGAAAAGGTAACAATGGACCACATAAATGTTAAAAGACATTTAAAAGGAAAAGGTGAATGGCAAGATATAACAGTGACATTGTATGACCCAATTGTACCATCAGCGGCACAAGCGGTAATGGATTGGATTCGTTTATCTCATGAATCAATTACTGGTAGAGATGGATATGCTGATTTTTACAAAAAGCAAGTTGTAATTAAAATGCTAGGACCTGTTGGTGATGTAATTGAGCAATGGACTTTACATGGTGCATTCATTACTAACGCTAACTTTGGTGAATTAGATTGGTCTAATGCAACTGACCCTGCTGATATCGTTTTAACATTAACATATGATTACGCAGTTTTAGAATATTAATAATATTGTATTTTATAGAGAAAAGGGATTTCCGAAAGGTTATCCCTTTTTTTATTTCTAATTTTTTAAATTTGATGTATTTATATATATAATTAAACATAATAGAGTTATGGCAGAAACGCAATACGATTTTCCAACCGAAGTGTTGGATTTACCATCTGAAGGAAAACTTTATCCAAAAGAAAATCCTTTATCATCCGGTAGAATTACAATAAAATATATGACAGCAAAGGAAGAAGATATTCTTTCCTCAACCAATTTAATCAAAAAAGGTATAGTATTAGATAAACTATTTGAATCAATTATAGTAGATAAAATTAATATAAATGATATTACAATCGGTGATAAAAATGCAATCCTTTTAGCAACTAGAGTTTTGGGTTATGGACCTGAATATGAATTTAATTTTTATTCTTCAGTAGAGGAAGATATGATTGAAACTTCAATTGATTTAACTAAAATTAAAACAAAAGAGGTTGATATGTCATTATTTAACAACAAAAATGAATTAGAATATATCACACCAATTGGAAAAAATAAAATTGTGTTTAAAATACTTACACATGGTGATGAAAAATTAATTGATGCTGATATTGAAGCACTTAAAAAAGTAAACAAAGATGTTTCATCGGATATCACTACTAGATTAAGATATATGATTAAATCAGTAGATGGTAATTCGGATATGGGAGCTATTAGTAAATTTGTAAATAATATGATTGCTAGAGATAGTAGAGCATTTAGAGATTATGCTAAAAAAATAACTCCAGATGTTAATATGAAATTTGAATATACCCACAATAATGGGGAGGTGGAGGAGGCGCCTATCTCTATGGGTGTTGGCTTTTTTTGGCCTTCCACCAAATCATAGTTTATTACTTCATAGTCAAATATTTGACATGGTTCAATATGGTAATGCATTTAGTGTGATGGAACTATATAAAATGCCAACCTACCTACGAATGTTTTATTACAATAAGTTGGTAGAATCAAAGAAAAAAGAATCAGAGCAAGTTCAAAACGCAAATAATTCATCAAAACAATCCAAAGTTAGGTTTAAGAGATAACATCAAAAAACCTAACTTTTCTTTTTATATCATATTTATAGGTAAACAAACATAAAATAGTATTATTATGGCTAAATATAGATTATCCGAAGGAAACTTTGATAAATTTTTAAGATTTTTTGGTATAGATAACAATAAAAGACCAAAATCAATTGAAGATATTATTAAAAACGACCCAAAATTACAAAGTATAGATAGACAAATGGCTAGGTTAAATGATGAGGCAGGTGAGCGTATTAGAAAAAATCCACGTATGATGGATGCGTTTAAAATAGCGGGTATAGAAATATATTAAAATTATTAAAAATGAATACCAATGCATCTGGTGATTTAAAGGCAGCTAAAAAAGATTTAAACGATTTAACACAAAAAGAGGTTAAACTTTTAGAAGAGCAAATAAAGTTGGAGGAGAAACTTAGTGACCTTCAATCTAAAAAAGATGCTGCTTCTAAAAAACAAATAAAATTAGTAAAAGAAGAATTAGCGGTAATAAAAGAAAAGGTATCCCAAACAGACAATTTAGTCAAAGCTGCTCAAGAATTAGTAAAAGAAAAGAAAAAAGAATTAGCTATTACTAATTCAATGGGTAAAGAGTTGGCATCTTTGGTACATCATTATCACGAAATGCCTCAAGAAGTCCAAAAACAAATTGCTGGTGTTAAAAAAATGTCAAATTTGTTTAATGAAGTCCTAGCAACAGTTGCTGAGCAAAAGGCAACAATGAAATTGGGTAATGCGGAAGATAAAAGAGCAGCAGCAGAAAAATTAGAATTATTTGAAAGTTTAGCACATGAAATAGAACATTCAGCCGAACATGCGGCAGATGCTCAACGTGAGTTAAATCAGATGTTATTAAGTGAGTTGGATAAACGAGCACTAATAATAAAAGCTAATACTGAATTGGGTGATGATGAAAAGAAAAGAGCAATTGCGGCATTACACTATGCTGATTTATTAAATAAAAAAGCAGAAGCACTACACGAAGTACAACACTCAAGTGGGCACATATTCCATGCGATAGATGATGATTTACAAAGTTCTGTAAAAGGAGCGGCTTCTTTTGCAAAAACAATGTTTCATGCGGGTGCTGGTGGGGCTCTATTATTGGGTGTATTTACTGCATTAGCGGCAGGTGTTCACTCTTTTGTAGAATTAGATGCAGCAGCCGAACAATTTAGAAAAGATACAGGTCTTACTAAAGATAATTTATATGAGGTAGACCACACAGTACATGATGTTGAATCTGAATTTAGGGGAATTGGTGTAACTGCAAAAGATGTATATAAGACTGTTGAAGAATTAAAAAATAGATTTGGTGATATAACTCACTTTTCAACTGAAACTGTAGCTGCATTATCAGCAATGAACGCTAATTATGGTTTGGTTAATGGTACTGCTGAAAAAGTACAAGCTGTATTTGAGCAAGTTGGTGGGTTATCATCGGAAACGGCAGCAAATGTTCAAATGCAAGTTGCTGAAATGTCTAAAATGGCTGGTGTATCACCTAAAGAAGTTTTGGATGATATGGCAGACAGTGCAGAAGTAACTTCCAAATATTTTCATGGTGATATAAATTTATTAAAACAACAAGTAATACAAGCACATAGATTAGGTACTACATTAGAAGATGTAGCATCAATTGCTGGAAAGCTTGTTGATTTTGAACAAGGTATTGAAAGTGAATTAAAAGCAGCAACCTTTGTAGGTGGCCAATTTAATCTTGCTAGAGCTAGAGCATTAGCATTTGAAGGTAAGTTAGTAGAGGCACAAGAAGAAACATTAAAACAATTGCAAAGAAGTGGTGATTTCCGTGATAAGGATATGATTACTCAACAAGTATTAGCCGATGCGGCTGGTATGACTGTTGCACAAATCACTAAGCAGTTGGATATGCAAGAAAAAATGTCTCATTTAACTGATGATGAGAGAAAAAAAGCAGATGATGCAGTAAAAGCAGGATTGGATTTGAGTAATATTAGTAAAGAAAATTTAAAACAAAAAGTTGATGAATTTAAAAAACAACAAGATATAAATGGGCAAATAACTGAAATGAAAAATCAATTTTTAGGTATTGCCGCTCAAGTTGGTGGTGTACTTGCTCCATTATTTAAATCATTGGCACCTATCTTAGAAGCAGCACTTACTCCTGTTAAATGGATGATAGAAGGTTTTGGTAAAATTGTAGAATTTGCTAAAGAACATAAAGGAATTGCTATTACATTGGGTACTATAATGGCTAGTATATGGGCATATCAAAAAGCTACTGCATTGTGGGCACAAAAAGATGCATTTTTTAGATTGTTAAGTATAAGAAGAGCAGGTATGTTAGCTGCAGTAAGTGCAATATCAAATCCAGCAAAAGCTTTAATAGGTTTAGCCGTAGCGGCAACCGTTGTAGGTGCGGTTTCAAGTTATAGTTCTGGTGCCGAAGCAGATGGTGGTGCACCTGAAGCACCAGAAACAGTACAAACGGCCGGTGATGTCATATCTCCAGCTAAAGGTAGAACTCAAATATCAACAAAAGAGGGTGGATTACTCAATCTTTCAAAAAATGATGATGTTTTAGCAGCACCTGGTATGGCATCTAAAATATCAAATTTATCTACCGGTGATAAAGCTTTATCTATGTTAGCCGGAGGATTGAATCCCGCTCAAGGTGCATTTAATGTGGCAGTAATTGCTGAATTAAAAGCATTAAGAACTGATATGGGTAGTGGCAAAATCGGAGTATATATGGATGGTTCTAAAGTTTCATCTAATTTAAAAAATCAAAGTGATAAAACAAGCAGAAATAACGGTTCATTAGCTTAAAAATATTAATTATGCCAACATTATTAGAATTATTTTCGAATAAAAACTTTTTAGGTATGAATTCAAAAATGGATACATATGAAAAAGAAGTTGATGCTCAAATAAAAAAGTTTAAAGATGATAATGTAGCATCCGATGGTACAAATATACCAGGTCCTATTCGATATTACAACACTGTTCAAATAAAAGGTGGTAAAACTGCGGCATTTATATATGATATTAAAAATAGACCTTTATCTAAAATAGATACATCAAATATATTTTTAAAATATACATCTTTTCCAATAGTTAATAAATTAAGAACAAATCCAACTTTAGCATCAAAAGACAGCCAAACGGTAGTAGAATCCGAAGTAACGGGATTGAGACCATTACAATTATTTTCAGAACCTGTATTATATGGTACGCAAATACTTACTATAAATAAACAGCAAAGTAATTCTGTAAGAAAAATGAATCTTGGTACAATGTCGTTTGAAGAAGCCCAAGAAGCAAAAATATTAAACCCCAAAAAATATACACCAAGTAATCTTTGGTTATTAAACGATTTTAGAACTGGAAAAATTGAAGAGTATCCTAAATTATTTTCTAAATTAAATGGCACTCCTAATTTATTACTAAATTTACTAACAAAACCTGTTAGTACTGTAAAAAGTTTAGTAAGAGAAGCAATTTTACCAAAGCAAAAAGCAAGTTCACCTATACCATCTCGTATTCCTGAAAATTTACCGGATGATGCATATAGTAAAAAAGTAGATAAAACAAATGCAGATGAATATAAACGTAATGACTTAGGTTCAAAATTGGTTACATTGGAAGTATTGCAAAATTTTACTCTTGGACCGGATGGATTTGTAACCGCATCACCTAAAAAGAAAGAAAAAATAAAATATTCGGATTCTAGAAACGCAATAATAAAAAATTTACAAATTGAAGATAAAAGAGGAATTAAAGATGGAAGTGATATAATTAACTCAAAAGGTGTATATACGCCATCTGAATTTGTAAATAATACATTAGAATTAAAAGATAAAACAATTTTAGATGATTATGATTTTATTACATTAAAATTCTTTTCCGTTCAAACAAGAAAAGCAGCTAATTTTAGAGCAACTATAAATGGATTAAGTGAAACATTTACACCAACTTGGGAAAGTAGTAAATTTGTTGGAAATCCATTTAATTTTTATACATATAGTGGTGTTGAACGTAGCGTTACATTTAATTTTATTGTTTATTCACTAAATGATTCAGAGCATATAGCAGCTTGGCAACGATTATCATTTTTATCATCTTTGGCATATTCACAAGGATTTATAAACAATTATTCAATTCCACCTTTTATTAAATTTACGTTAGGTGATATGTACAAAAATAAACCGGCATTTATAGAATCATTAACTTATACTGTTCCTGATGATTCTACTTGGGAAATTGGTTTAGGGCAGGAAAGCAATCGTTACGCTAATGGTACAGTATATGGGCAAACTATTGAAAATAAAAATACAAAAGATGCAAAATTGCCAAAAGTAATAGAAGTTGCAATTACACTTAAATTAGTTGAATCTCAAGATAGTGTATATGAAGTAACAACTGTTAAGGATAGTAATGGTGCAGAATTTACCGAAGCAAAAGAAAACAAAAATTTATACGGATATAAAAGTACATTAATTCCACCCAAGCCAACAATACAAGCAAATGGAGCTGATAAAAATGTAGATACATCCAAAAATACCGATAATACTAGCAAAGCAGGTGCTCTTGGTTCATCTACAACTGATAACACAAATGGAGCTAAATTTAAACCAAAAGAAGATTCGGTACTCAAAGATTCTGTAACTGGTGAACCTTCGGATGTTCCTGCTACAAAATCTATAAAAAATGATTCGGAATTTGATACTGGTACTGCAGCTGAAAGAACACCATAAAAATATACTAAACTCTAACATTAAAAAAAATGAGTAGATACCAAAATAATGAAATAAAAAAAACAAATGATGGTAGGAGTGTGTATAGAACAACAATATACCCAAATATTCCACTATCTGATGCTGATATTTATATAGCAACTGAAACTGGTGATAGACTTGATACATTAGCTTATCAATTTTATAATGATGCTTCTTTGTGGTGGGTAATTGCATCTGCTAATAATATACATAATGCAGTATTTGGTTTACCTGATGGAACTGTACTTAGAATACCAAAAAATTTTAATCCAAACATATAGTTATGTATCCTCAATTATCCGATATTGAACCAAAAATTGCTCAAAAAATTAGAAAACGAGCAACGGATTTAAATTCATTTCCAAATACAAACGATTCTAGCAATCCATCCAATTTACAAGTATGGATAAGACTTGTGTCTGGTGCTGTAATAAAGGATGGTGATGAGGGATTGATATTAGAATCAATACCTAATAAACAATCTGTGTTTTTTGAAACGGCTGGGCAAATGAGTAAATATGGTGGTAGTAGTTTTGATAAAAATTCACCTAGAAGTGGAACTATTGGTAAAAATTTAAATAATGCTCTTGTAGGTACATCAACCATAGGAAGTGATACGAATACAGAAAGAAATTTAAGACCATCTCCTGTAATAACTGCATTAACTATAAAAGAAGGTAAGGACCAAATATCAAGAGAATGTACACTTAATATAACTTGTTTTACATTAGCACAGTTGGAAAAATTACAAACGTATTGTATGGAACCTGGTTATAGTTTGTACATTGAATATGGTTGGAATACCGACTCTGCATATTTTCAATCAATTCAAAATGATTCAACCGTAACGGATTCCGATAGTACAATAAACGCAGCTTGTAAGCGTGGTTTAAATTACGAACATCTACATAAAATAAGATTGGAATCTGGTGGTGAATTTGATTGTTTTTTAGGATTTATTGTTGGGGGTACTGTTGTTACGGAAAATGAAAACTTTAACATAACCATAAATTTAAGAGGAGCACCATCACTACCAACATTTTTACAAGGACATCATAAAATTCAAAAAAAATCACCAAACGCAGCAATCGAACAGCAAATAATTGAAGTTGCAAAAACTTTAACTTATGATAACGCAACTTTAACAACCGAAACACTAACACCAGTTCAAAGAAGATTTCGTTATATGTTTAATTCATTACCACCTCAAAGACAAACATTAGAAGTTAGAAACTTAGAATCTAAAGTAAAATATACCGATTTTGTAAATTTTGACCCATTAATTTCTAAAAAAATAGTAGAATATACAGACGTTACTGCATTTGAAGCAGTTCAAGAATTTTTAAATTGGGGACAAGGTAATAATATAAGATTAAAACCATCGGCTGGTGTTGATATTAGTATAAGTAAAGATAAACTATTTTCACACAACAGATACATACGATTTGGACTTGCGGTAGATATATTAAATGCAAATAATAAAATAATGGCTTTGTTAATGGGTAATGAAAAAGCTCCATTTAGAATTAATATAAACAATAGCATAATAGGTGCATTTCCTTATATATTTTCAACTAATCCTCAAAAATTAATTATAACGGGTGGTTTGCCTGATTTTAGTACTTATTTTTTAAATCCAAGTAAAGTTGTTCAAGGATATACTTCTACAAGCGGTGGTAAAACAACTATGAACGCTGAAACTTTATTAGTAGATTCGGTACAATATCCACCTACATTAAACGCAGCTGGACCAGCTGGTAGTGATGAAGCTATTATTTTTGTAGAATCAAACGAATTAAATGGTAATACACCAGGAAATATTAATACTAGTGGTAAGACACGATATAATGAAGATGCTAAATATTGGGGTTATTTAAAAAATTTATATGTAAACTTTGATATGTTTATTGAAAAAATGACACAACCAAATAAACTTGTGGGTGAAGTTTTATTAGATATATTAAAATCAATGTCTACTGCTGTAAACGGATTTTGGAATTTTCAATTAGTTGAAGATAAAGATAAAGATGGAAATGTAATAATAACCGTAATTGATGAGCATTTTATAGGAAAGCCAGCAGATAAAAAAAGAGAAGAATTTGCAAATAATGGAATAACTTCACCATTTTTAGAAAATAATTTAGATATATCAATCCCAGCGGATATGGCTAATAAAATTATTATGAATAGATTATCTTTTCTTGTAAATCCTGAAGGTTCATCGTTATCAGGAAGACCTAGTAGTTTTTTTAATTCAAAAACTGATTTATTTTTGAAAAAAGTTCAAAATGTAAATACTAAAGAAATTGAAGATAGTGAATCCAAACCAGCGGAAGAAGATGAAGATAAAAATGCTAAATTGGAAAGAACAAGAGCAGAATTTAAAGAAGCTGTAAAACAATATAACGATTTTATTGCTAAATATGGTGCTGGTAACTTTAGAGAACCAGAATATAGAGCTGTATTGGATGAAGCTAGAAATGCATATAAAGCAGCTGGTGGAAAGACTGAAGGTACTGATATTTTTGGTATATCAAAAGGTGAAGGTGGTGCTGATAAGGAACTTCAAGCAGAAATAGCAGCAGAGTATAAAAGTACATTTGATACAAATATGACTAAAATAGATGTACTACCAAAATGTAGTCTATTTAATATAAAAAGTGTTGAAGATTCATATGTTACTAACATAGATAAATTTAAAGAAGTGTTTCAAGTATTTGTATTAAAAGACCAAGCTTATTTTGATGTACTTAAACAAAATGCATTTGCAGTAAGAGTTAAAAACAATTCAAATGGAGAAAAGCAGGGGTTGGGTGTACCAATGCCAATAAAATATAGTTTTAAAACAATAGGTGTTAGTGGACTTAGAAGAGGAGATATGTTTAATATAATTGGTATTCCAAGTAAATACAAAAATAATGGTTTATTTCAAATAACTGAAATAGAGCAAACAATTTCTGATATGAAATGGGAAACTAATGTAATTGGTGAATATAGAGCTTACGTTTAATTATGGCAATTGATATACTTACATTTGGGAGATTGTTTAAGGAAGATACTTCAATTTATAAAAGAAGTGTAAAAACTTATTTTCCAAACCCAGAAATAAATTCATATAACAAAGGATATATTATTAGATATTTTTTACAAAAATCAAATGATTCCGATTCATATGTATATGAAGTAGAACAAACTTTATTTGATGAATTCTCAAACAATCCATTTTATAAGTGTGTTACGTTAACATGGAGATTAACGGGTAGTGTAGATGAAGTTATAGAATCTAATAGAATTTCATTACAAATTGCATGTGAACAATTACCTGCTCTAAAATTATACCTACCAAATTTTTTACAATTTCACAAAGAATATTTGGAAAAGTAAAAAATTTATTGTATATTTGTAAAAGTTCTTTAAAATATGGGGATGACCGGCTTTTGACAGGTATGAAGACTGGTTGTATTGATGCAAGTAAGGTTAGATGGAAACCTTTGAAGACCTATCAAACAATAAGTGCAGACGTAGAATTATCTACAATGACTTTCGGAGATGCTATGGCATGGATGGAGTCTTTCGATTACGCAGTAGCTGCCTAATCAATCCCGTATCACTCATGGGATTTAAAAAGAAGTGAATGTTTAAGTTTACCGAAACTTTAAATCGGTTGGTGGAATCTGCTGAATTAACCATTCGGCCCCAATTCTTTTGGAGTGTTAGTAAGATAAAACACTATCCTAAACTTGTGAACGATTTACATTAGAAACTTATCTGGACGCGGGTTCGAATCCCGCCATCTCCACCACTCCCACTTTTCCATTTGGATTTGTGGGATTTTTTTTGTATCTTTGTAAAATGAAAGTTATAGAATCCGTAGAGGAAGTAAATTGGTTGAAAGCTAGGCTGGAAACCGAAATATCTATATGGTATCCACTATGGGTTGATAACTCAAAGCATCCTCTTCACACTAATCTTTCCCTTATACTGATACGATGTTTAGATGAGTTGTATGTTTTACCAATTCAACACGCAGATGCGCTTACAATCAAAGTATCGGATGTTAAATCAATACTAAATACCAAGGGGAAGAAGTGGGTATTTCAAAAGAAGAAAATATTGCACTCTCTCCACATTTCGGTAAATCTATATGATGTAGATTCGGAATACTTTATAAGGACAGGTGAGGTAATCGACTATGACGGGGCTTTAAATCCTCTCTTATCAACGCTAACTCATAAAGGGTATAGAGATAACTTAATACAATCAATTCCTCTAATGAAGATTGTGGAAGTAATAGAACCACAATTCCTAAAATATCATTCCAATAATTCAGATTCTAATACATATCAATGGTACAATGAAACATTCATACCTACACTTTCAGAAATGGAGGGATATGGGATTCGGGTCGATAGGAAAAAATTTACTGATAGATGGAATCAAGCTATTAGACATTTGACAGATGATAGTAAAGTGTTTACGGAATACAATCCATTTACGGTAACAGGTAGACCATCAAATCGACATGGTGGTGTAAACTATGCCGCTCTCAATAAATCGGATGGTAGTAGGGAGTGTTTCGTTTCCGATGGGATATTCCTACAAATGGATTATAACGCATACCACCCACGACTAATTGGTAAGTTGATTAAGTTTGATATGCCGGATGGGAATGTACATGAGTGGTTAGCCAAACAATATGGTTGTGATGTGAATGAGGGTAAGGGTATTACATTCCAATTATTATATGGGGGAATTGATGATACGTTCCGTCAAATCCCATATCTAAACGCAGTGGCTGATTACATAGATGGATTATGGATTGAAACACAACAAAACGGATACCTACAAACCAAATATCGTAGAATACCCCTAAGTTGGATAGAGGGTTCAAATCCACAAAAAGTATTTAACTATCTCCTACAAGCCTTAGAAACTGAAATGAACATTGATAAGATGAGGAAGATATTGGATTATATTAAGGGTAGTGAAATCCGTTTTATCTTATATACTTATGATTCGTTCCTTTTTGATGTTCCTATGGATGTGGATAAGAATAAGATTAAGGATTTGAAAGAAATGATTGAAGAGGGTGGGTTTCCAATCAAAGCAAGTTGGGGTTTGGATTATGGAAAAGTGTAGAAAACCATATTTATAGTATATACAAAACAATACTATAACATATGAAAAAATTAGGTTTATCTCTATTGTTCTTATTTACTTTAATTGTTGTAAGAGCACAAGACATTGTAGTAATAAAACATACAAATTACACAACACACTTTAGTAAATCAAAAAGATACCCAGTATTAGTACAATGGGAAACAACAAAAGCAATGGTAGGTTGTCCAACTCCCCTAAAAAGAAAGGATAACTTTAAGCCAGACCCACAATTGGTAGATGAAACTAATATTGCATTTTATTATGTAAAGAGTGGGTACGATAGAGGACACGTAATGCCGGCAGCAGATAATCTTTGCCAAACACAAGCGGTGCAGGATGAATGTTTCTACTTTAGTAATATGGTAGCACAAACACATAGATTGAATGCCGGAGATTGGAAATCATTAGAAACTGCAACAAGAGATTGGGCATTAATTGCTTCAAAAGTAAGAGTATGGAGTGGTTCGGTTGGAGAACAAAAGAAAATAGGATTAGTATCAGTTCCTACTCAATGTTGGAAAGTAGTTCAGGTGGCAGGAAAGTGGCATGCATATTTATTCAACAATGATTTATCTAACCCAGATGGATTTCAAAATAACGAAGTACCTTTAGCACAAATAGAAAAATTGACTGGTTTCAAATTTAAGTAAAATATGGCATATTTAAACCACAACATACCAACTACAAGATGTTTGATTAGAAATGAGTTTCTTTTCAATCATACAAAAGGAAAAGGTGAATATACAAATTGTGATGTTCATAGTGTAGCTAGTATGGAGGGAATGACACCCGTATTTGAGGCATTTTTGGAGAATGGTGTGAATTGGACAAGAAGACCCATACATGCATTTTGTTGGAAAAAAGATGCACCGGTATATCCACTAACGGAACACATTTATTGGGATTGTTTTTCTAATTATTGTGATGTACAAATCCGAAATCGATTGAGTGGGTTGAAAGCAGAATTAATAAGCCCTAGTGGTACAAAAAGAGAGGGTACATATATGTTTACATTAGATTGGGGATTTGAAAATAAAGCAGGTATGTTAGATGTATCATTTTCAGAGACATTTGAACATAAATGTGCACACATATTTAAAATGGATGATGGAAACTTTTTTGCATATCCAAACAATAGAATTATTTGGAAAGATAAAGCTTGGACATTTAACCAAATAAAAGAAAACCCTGGTTATATTATAGACCATAACCTATATTCGGTAGAGGGTGAGGGTAAATTTGAAACCGATGATTCATATTTTACAGAGTTTAAAAATAAAAAATAATGTCTTTAATTAACGATATAATAGAAAAGTGGGCTGATAGATTGGAAAATAGGGCGCCAAATCCCAATAATCCAACTCACATTAGCGAATTATCTTCCATACTAACCGAAATGGGATTGAGTGAGATAAAAGATGAATTGATAGAAAACTTAACTGAAGCTGATAAACAATTCAGTAATCCTCTTTTAAATAAAGTAATTACTTATCAAAACGAAAAAGGAGAGCAAAAGAAAGCACCTATTGGAAATCTATTAAGATTAGCCGCTGACCATCCTGGTAGAAAGGCAGCTGAAGCAATGTTACCAAAAGATGGTACTCCTGAAAGAAAAGAATTAAACAAATCATTGGGTTCTGAAAAAGATGGTAGAAGTGTACCAACTGCTAATAATACTAAAAAAGGTGGTGAAGATAAACCAAAACCTACGGATGGTGGTGAAGATAAACCAAACGAAAAACCACAAACAAATCCAATGTTTACTAAAGATGCTGACCCAGCAATGGCGGCTAGAATAGATACTGAAAAACAAACATTGGATAAACTTGCAAAAGCTGATAAGCCGGAACAATCTACGGAATTGGAACCTGTAAGTAGTGACCCTAATTCTAAAGCAAAGAAATTTAAAGGAGAAACTTCTGGTAAAGATATTCAAACAATACCAATGGAAGGTGGTGGGCAGGTATATGGTACTGTTCATAGAAATAGAAAAATGGTTGATGATATAATCAATCACATAAAAGCCACAATACCTGAAGAAAAATGGAAAGATATTGTATTTGTAGGTGAGGGTGGTTCAACTAATGATAGTGGAGAATTGGTATTTTACGATGAAATGAAATATGCAGCTCCTAAATTCAAACAATTAGGTGCTGGTATTGATACTTGGGATGGTGATGAATTGGATGTGCATGATGACCAATCTAAATTATACAAAAGACAGATAGAAAAAACAGGTTTTAACCAATCGCAGGTTAAAGCTGGAAACTGGGCAAGTATGATTGGGCAAGGTGAGGGTACTGATACCATGTCTCCTAATGATTATTTAGATGATGAAGGTAAAAAGTTCTTACAAGATGAAGCAGTAAATGCTGGATTCCCACCAATAGAAAATTGGGATAACCCAACGGATAAAGATATAGATACATTATATAGATTATCATTCCCAGAAGATTATGGTGATAAGGAAACAAAGATAAATGATATTCAAGTTGCTTTTAATGAAATTAGAGATGAAAATCTTATAGAAAAAACAAAGCAATTACAATCACAAGGTAAAATACCGATTACAATAGCAGGTGAGAGTCATATTGAATTAGTGGATAAAATGATGCAAAAATCAGAAAAACCGGATTCGGATTTCAAACCGGTAGAACCATCTGATGTAACTAAAGAAATACCAAAGGCAGATTCTGCTGCATTTAGTGGACAATCGGATATTGATAAAATAACAAAGCAGGAGAGAAAAGAAATCTCAATGAAAATCGATGAGTTAAATAAAATGACTCAAGATGCAATTGAAAAAGGTGAAAAAGCTCCAAACTATAACTTATGCCAAATAACTGTTCCTGGTACAAACTTATATTGTGATAACAATTTAGGAATACCAAGAGAGGATATGCCACAATTCAAAGGAAAACCACAACCCGGAACTCCGGCTGCGGATATGCCTGTTGATAAAAATGGTGAAGTAGATACCGAACCTCTATTCAAACAAATGTTGGCTGATAGAGGTGTTAAAGTATTAGATACTGAAATACCATCGGATTCCCTAAAAGCAACTCAATCAGAATTAGTTGGTTCGAAAGTGGCTGGAATGACGAAAGCATTAGAAAAAGACCCTAATCACCCAGCAATAACTGCACCAATTTATGTAAGTAGAGATGGGTATGTAGTAGATGGTCATCATCGTTGGGCAGCTGTAACTTCGGCAGCAATTAAAGCTGGAAAACCTACTGATATGAAAGTTAGGGTTATTGATATGGATGCAAAGGATATCATACCAATGGCTAACAAATTTGCGGAAGAGCAAGGTGTTGCTGCTAAAAAAGCAGATGCAAATCAAGAAGGACCTAAATCTGATATAGCTAGTGTACCAAAAGTAGAAGATGAAAAAGGTAAAACCGCAAAAACTCCATCTGGTAAAAAATTATATAGTGTGGGTGGTGGTTATTATTCGGATAGACCGGATGGTGAACCTAAATTTATCAGAACTGAAGTAGTAGCTAGAAAAGCATTTTTGGAAGGCGATGAAAAGGCATATTTATTAATATTTGAAGCCGAATTTTCAGCAGATGTTGAAGGTGGTGAGTCTGGTAGATTTAAAGAAATACCTGAAAAAGATAGAAAAGATGCAGCTGAAGATTTAAAGGATACACAACCATCAACTGATACAACGGCTCAAAAACCAACCAAAAAAAGAGGTAAGAAAAATAAAGAATTAGACCAAACAAAAGATACAAAAAATGAATTTAATAATGGTAATCTATCAAAAGATGGTGTTACTGATGAACAATTTGGTGCTAATAAAAAAATAAAACCAACTCCAAATCAAATTAAAGTTGAACAAATTGAAAAATTCTTTTTAGATAAAAATGGAAATACAAAATTCCCTAAAAAATATTTGAAAGTTTTAGCTAGAATGCTTAGTACAAAACCTGGTGGGGTAACTATATCTGATTTTACAGATGCGTCTGGAGCGGGTACATTATCATCAACAATGGGTGAACTACTTACATTGATGGCAGTTACTATTAAAGATGATAATGAGGCAAAAGAATTCTTTAATATGTTAAGACAGCATGTTAAATCAAATGGTAAAGATTCAATTATTGATATTGGGTGGGTAAACTCAGCTGAAAAAGTTAGACAGACTCAATTTAATAGATATAATAGAAAATATGGAAAGGGTAATTGGGAATTAGATAATATGGCATGGGATGTTGAAAGTGAAGTTGATGCTATGGGTATGGAAAACTATAAACAAAATAAAGGATTCTCAACCGATGTTTATGCAAAAATTAAAGTTGGTGGAAAATACATATTAGATGAAATTTCACTTAAAAAAGAAATTAAAGCAAATTTATTGAATGCAACATCTGGTAGAGTTGCTGATATTATGGTGAGGGGATTGGCATCTGATGAAGATTTGGTAATATATGATGATTTAAACGCTAAAATAGACTCATTGATGGGACTAAAAGATGCCGCATCTAAAAGAGAAAAAGCAGAATTGGTAGCACAAAGAGATGCAATGGTTGAGAAATACAATGTTAATGTACCCGATGATGTTAAGGTATCTAATGTTCAAAAGAAGCAAAGATTATTACATGAGGATTTTGTTAAAAAAGGAGTTAATGAAATTTCAGGGTTTTTAAATAAATTTTGTAATAAAACCGATAAGAAATATAGAGAAAATGCAGTAAATGTTATGACAACTACATTAAATCAAAAGCCTGATTATAAACCAAAAGTAACACAACAATTAGATACATTATGTTCGATAATGCCGACGGGTGGTTTCAAAACAGCTGAAGATTATAATAATGCATTAAAGGTAGCAAAAATTGGAGATACTTCGGATATGCAAAAATTAAATATGGCTTTTATGTCAGCAATTTCATCAGAAAATCCACAATCTCAAGCTTCTAAATCACTTAATATGATTACTAAAAATTCTCATAATCACTCTAAGGCAGTTAGAAAATTTTTATTAGAAGACCCAGCTGCTAGAAGAGGATTGCTTGGTTCTATTAGAGAAGCATTTCCATTAAAAGCATTATTTGAGGGGGAAGAAAATATGATTTTAGGTGATGTTAGTGTTGATAGAGATGTATTAAAAGATGTTTTTGGAGTCGATTCATATGACCAATTGGAGCAAAAATTAACTGTAAGAGATACACCACCACCACCATCTATTGTTTATAGAGTTGCTGGTAATGAAGATATACCAGTTGCTGAAATAGTTTCTAGACCAGATGGTATTGGTTATGGTGGGAGTTGGAAACTTATTATGGCAGTACATCCTGATTTTGCTAAAAAATTAAAAGAATCAAATGAAAGATTAAACTCTAAAATTCAATAAAATTTCACCAAAACTATGTTTCAATCGTAATTTGATATTTATTAAAAGAATACTGAATTACAACGAAAGATAGATGAAGACACAGTTACTTTGTACGTTTACAACAAAAGAAGAGTTACAAAATACTCTACAACAAATTAGAGAAATATATCACATAGTTTACAACTATATCTATATTTTACAAAATAAATCAAGTTTGGATGAGTTGTTTATAACGTACAATATAGATACTGCGTTTCAACCATCTACTCCATTAGAAAACACAATTCTTATCCATAGAAAGAAAGAATCAAATACTTTATATACAATCAATGCTCTTAACGAATTAGTTAAAGAAGAGAATGGTGGGGTTTTAAACTCCAACTTTGTAATTGATTGGCCTAAGTTCAAAAACTCAATTATACTTACAAACGCAACCGGTACAAAAAAGATACAAACTCGGGTTTTTGAAGTAATCTCATTTGGAGATGAAAATAAAAGTGAGTAATATTTATATCTGATATGTACAAAGTTAGGGGATACATCAAACCGGAAAATGCATTCCACACAATTGAAGAGTGGGAGATGATTTGCTACGAATTTTTGGGTTTGGAGCAAAAAGGATTTGATACAAGAGGTGGACAAATTGATTATAGTCCTCAATTGATAGATTTAATAAATAAACACTTCTCGTACCAACTATATATCGAAACTCAACAATTTCCAGACCAAACTCGTAAAAAGGTATTGGATTTTATTGAAGATTTTGTAAATCATAGAGTTTGGTCTTTAAGAAAAGAATATAAAGATTATTTAGTTAATATAGATAATGATAAAATTGCGTTCTTTTATTCAAGAGGTGCAACCGAACCATATCTATTATTAGATAAGCAATTTACGATGGATACTTATGGTACTACTGATGAAGAAGTAACAGTATTACATTGGACTTCAAAAGAAGGTTTGATTAATTTAGCGGATAGTGTTAAGAATGGATATAAATTTTCAGTATCAACATTTACAACACAAGCTAAAGACTTTTTTAGACCGGAGAGTAATATATTAGTAAAATTAAAAGGAACATTAGTAGCAGCATTCAAATCAGATGCTAAAACCTTTGCAACCGATAGAGGAAACAAAGCAGTTAATATGTTTAGGTTATCGTATCCTGGTAATGAAAGTAATCTTTGCCGTAACATAGAGGATTGTAAAGATAATAAAACAGCCCTATGGAATGAAATAGTTATAGTACCAAATGAAATTTTGGAATACAAAGAAATTAAAAAATATTAAAACTATGTTATTGAAAAGAGGAGATAATAACGAAGATGTAAAAAAATTACAAACCAAATTGGGATTAGAACCAATTGGTAATTTTGGCCCGAAAACGGAAGATGCTGTAAAAGCATGGCAAGCAAAGAATGGTTTAACTGCCGATGGCATTGTTGGACCTAATACTTGGAACAAAATTATGGGAGTTACCCAAGTTCCAAAACCAGTAGCACAACCAACCGCACCTGCACCACAACCTGTTGCATCTGCACCTGTTGCAAGTGTAGCTGGATTGAATTTAGCAAAATTAAAAGGACATATTCCTGATGCAGTAATTGCAATGATACCCGATACCGCTGCAAAGTTTGGTATCAATACACCATTACGATTGGCACACTTCTTAGCACAATGTGGACACGAAAGTGGAGGATTTAGAGCAACGCAAGAAAACCTAAACTATTCTGCGAAAGGTTTGATGGGTATATTCAAAAAGTATTTCCCAACTTCAGCATTAGCAGCAGCTTACGAAAGAAAGCCGGAAAAGATTGCAAATAGAGTATATGGTGGTAGAATGGGTAATGGAGCAGAAGCAAGTGGTGAGGGTTACAAATTCAGAGGAAGAGGATACATCCAATTGACAGGAAAAGAAAACTATACTGCATTTGGTAAATCAATAGGTGAAGATATGACAGTGAATCAAGATAAAGTAGCAGGACCATATGCATTATTATCAGCAGCTTGGTTCTTTTCTAAAAACGGATTACATAGAATAGCAGATGAGGGAAGTTCAGATGCAGTTGTAACAAAAATTACTAAAAGAGTAAACGGGGGTACAATTGGTTTGGCAGACAGAATCAAACATTTCAAAGAGTACTATCACTTATTAGCATAAACAAAAGGGAGAACGAAAGTTTTCCCTTTTTTATTTGGAATTGTAACAAATTATTAGTATCTTTGTTACAATTATATGAAAAATATCTGCATAAAAAAAAGTTTAAAAAAACATTTGGTATTATCAAATATTCTTCGTATCTTTGTAAGAACGTTATATTTATATAGGACGTCGGTGTAGGACAGACACCCAAATAAAACCATAAAACATAAACTCTTAAAACTCAAAAAAATGGCTATTAATTTAGATGCTATCAGAGGTAGACTGAACAAACTACAATCAACCACATCGAAGAAAGTAGAATTGTGGAAACCAACACCGGGCAAACATCAAATCCGTTTAGTTCCGTATAAGTTCAACGAAGAGAATCCTTTTATTGAACTTTATTTTCATTACAACATTAACAACAAATCTTATTTATCTCCAATGTCATTTGGCAGACCGGACCCAATTGTTGAGTTCGCTGACAAATTAAAACGTATGGGTGATAAGGAAGATTGGAAAGCAGCGAAAAAGATGGAGCCGAAACTTCGTACATTCGTACCAGTATTGGTAAGGGGTGAAGAAGGAGAAGGTGTTCGTTTTTGGGGTTTCGGTAAGACTGTTTACCAAGAAATCTTAGGATATATGGCTGACCCAGACTACGGCGATATTACTGACCCAACAACTGGTAGAGATATCACTGTTGAGATTGTATCGGCTGAAGATAGTGGTACATCATACCCTGTTACAACAATCAGAGTAAAACCAAAAGAAACACCATTGGTAGAATCAGCGGAGGAAACTAAGAAATTCCTTACAAGCCAAATGGAAATCACAGACCTTTATCAAGAATTAACTTATTCAGAGTTGAAAAGTGTGTTAGAGGGATGGTTAAACCCATCTGCAACCGGTGATGATGAATTAGAAACATCAGTATCGGCTCAAACATTATCTTCAACGGCATCACCTGCGGAATCGGTAATTCCAACACCAACACCGAAAGTGGAGGCAGTAACGGAAGCACCAGCACCAACTAAGAAATTAGATGATGTAACATCTGCATTTGATGACCTTTTCAACAACTAAAATAAGTTATTATGGCAAAAAAGGAAATTGAGTTAGCAGATATACTTGCTGAAACTCTAAACAAACAATCTAAAGACCAGAAAGTGGCATTCTTTTTGGATTCGGATGAAGCACCTACAAATGTAGAAGGTTGGGTATCAACTGGAGCATCATTGTTGGATGTGGCTATCTCAAATCGCCCTTATGGTGGATTGCCTGTTGGTAGAATTACCGAAGTTACTGGGTTGGAGCAGAGTGGTAAATCGCTCTTATCCGCCCACCTTCTTGCCGAAACGCAAAAGTTAGGTGGATTGGCAGTATTAATTGATACTGAAAATGCAGTAAGTGCGGAGTTCTTAAACGCAATTGGAGTAGATGTATCTAAAATGCTTTATGTAGCAGCTGAAACTGTGGAAGAGTGTTTTGAGTACACCGAAACAATTATCGAAAAGGTGAGAGTTGCATCGAAGGATAAGTATGTAACTATCGTAGTAGATTCAGTAGCAGCAGCATCAACTAAAAAGGAGATGGATGCTGATTACGATAAAGATGGATACGCTACCGATAAGGCAATTATTATCTCAAAAGCAATGCGTAAAATCACTAACTTAATTGGTAGACAGAAAATCACTTTGGTTTTCACAAATCAATTAAGACAGAAGATGAACGCTATGCCATTCTCTGACCCGTGGACAACTTCTGGTGGTAAGGCAATCGCTTTCCATGCTTCGGTTCGTTTACGATTGAAGGGTATGGGTACAATTAAAGCAAAAGACAAGAATGGAAATGACCAAATTGTGGGAATTAAAGTTCGTTGTCAGGTTGTAAAGAATCGTATGGGCCCACCATTACGAACTGCAGATTTTGATATCTTCTTTGATAGAGGTATTGATAACTACGGAGCTTGGTTGGGTAGTATGAAAGACAATAACTTACTAAAAGCTGCTGGAGCATGGTACACTTATGTGGACACTGATACAGGTGAAGAAATTAAGTTCCAATCAAAGGATTTTCCTCAATTGTTGGAAACTAATCAATCAGTTAAAGACCAAATCTACAAGCGTATTTGTGAGGCAACCATCTTACAATACAAAAAGGGTAGTACACTGGATTCAGAAGAACTATTTGTAGATTCGGAAGTTATTGGAGATTAATTAACTAATATGTTACAAACAAAATGAAAGAACTTTACAAAAAATTACTCAATGAAGTAGAAACGGAACACGACTCAAACTCCCAAAGAGTGAGAAATAGTAGAGTTCTTATCATTGATGGACTAAATACCTTCATCCGTAGCTGGACAACTAATCCTACAATGAATGAGGATGGTGACCATACGGGTGGAGTTATTGGTTCATTGAAATCAATAGGGTTTGGTATTCGCCAATTTAACCCTACAAGAGTTATCCTTACTTTTGATGGTAAGGGTGGTTCTAATGGAAGAAAAAAGATTTATGAGGGATATAAATCTGAAAGAGGTAAGAATCGTTTCAGAGTCAATAGACAGTATCCCGAAATGATGACCCAAGAAGATGAGCAGGTATCTATGAAACGCCAATTTGTATGGTTGGTAGATATATTAGATAGTTTGCCTGTTACAACAATGGTATATGATGGTATAGAAGCCGATGATGTTATCGGACACATCACTACACAACTATTGGGTGAGGATGAAGAGTGTGTAATCGTATCTACTGATAAGGATTTCCTACAATTGGTAAATGATAAGGTCACAATCTATTCTCCAACTAAAAAGAAAAAATATGATAGGAAAGCGGTATTTGAAGAGTATGGCTTATATCCACAAAATCTACTTCTATTCAGAACGTTGGATGGGGATAATTCGGATAATATTCCGGGTGTAAAGGGATGTGGATTAAAGACATTACTAAAAAGATTCCCAGAGTTAAGTGAAGATAGAAAGATAGAATTTGATGAGTTTTTTGATATTGCGGAAACTAAAGTCAAAGAATCTAAATTATATTCTGATATCGTAGCTAACAAAGATGTTATTTTAAGAAATCAACAATTAATGCAATTAGAAGAACCTATAATTTCCACTAACGAAAAGATGAAAATTTTAGATAGGTTTAGAGAACCAAATAAGAAGTTTGAAAAGATGGAGTTCTTTAAGGTAGGAGCTAAATACAAAATCCTACAAAATTGGAGTGATATTAATGATTGGTTAAAATCAACATTTTCAAACATTATAGTTAAATAAAAATAAATGGCAGAAGCATTAGATACATTATCTAAATACGGTCAATCGTTTCAATCAAAAGTAATATCTGTATTATTGACGGATGCTAAACTTTTGGATTCGTTAAGTGATATTATACATAAGAAGTTTTTTGAATCGGAAGCTAATAAATGGATAGTTGAAACAATTAAAGATTATTTTGATGAGTTTAAGAAAGAACCTACATTGGATGTATTCAAATCAGAAATATCCAAAGTAGATAATCCATCTTTACAAAAAACCATAATCGAGCAACTTAAAGTAGTTTATACGCAAGTTGGACAAGATGATACGGATTATGTGAAGAAGGAGTTCTCATCATTTTGTATCAATCAGAATTTAAAAGAGGTAATTATACAATCGGTAGATTTACTCAAAGCGGGTAATTACGATAGGATTAAGGATTTAGTAGATAAGGCAATGAAAGTTGGTATTGAAACCGATTTGGGACATGATTATCTATTGGATTATATAGCTCGTATTGAGGATGAGAAAAGAGATACCATTGCTACTCCGTGGGAGGTTATTACCGAATTAATGAACGGAGGTTTAGGACCGGGTGAGTTAGGGGTTGTAGTGGCACCTTCTGGGGTTGGTAAGACTTGGGTTCTTGCCGCAATCGGAGCGGCAGCTGTTAAAGCAGGTAAGAGTGTTGTTCACTACTCATTGGAACTATCTGAAAACTATGTAGGTGAGAGATATGATACAATATTCACATCAATCCCATCAGCTGATTTGGTTGATAATAGAGATTTGGTACATAGGAAAATAAAATCATTAGCAGGTAAGTTATTGATTAAGTATTTCCCACCAAAAGGTGTATCATCCAAAAAGATTGAAGCTCACATTGAGAAGATGACAGCAGCTGGTAATAAACCCGATTTAATAATTGTGGATTATGCTGATTTACTACTATCACACTCAAATAAGAATGATAGTACATATGGGGAGCAAGGTGGTGTGTATATTGAATTGAGAGGAATGGGTGGTGAGTTGGGTATTCCAATTTGGACAGCATCACAAACAAATAGAAGTGGTATAGATTCAGAGGTTATTGAAGCTGATAAGATTGCAGATAGTTACGCTAAAGTAATGAATGCAGATTTTATTATGAGTGTTAGTAGAAAATCAAAAGATAAACTAAACAATACTGCTAGAGTTCACGTTATGAAAAATCGTTTTGGTATGGATGGTATCACATTCCCAACTAAAATGGATACTAACAAAGGAATAATCGAAGTTTTTGATGCAAATTCAGCAGATGGAATATTAGCACGGAAAGAAAGTAATAGTGGAGCTGAAGAAGAAAGGCAATTATTACACAAAAAATATATGGATACTATGCCGTTAGGTGGGGCAGTAAAGCCGGTATCTGGACTAGGATAAGATATATAAAAATATAAAAATAAAAAGTTAAAAAAACATGCAATTTTTTGTATGAGAAGTTAAGATTGGTTGTATTTATTAAAACCTAAAGCATACAAAAAAGACGATTACATATGAGCAATTTATTTACAGAAAGAATAGCGTACAAACCATTTGAATATCCAGACTATTACACCGAAGGGTGGTTGAAGCAAATGCAGGCATTTTGGTTACATACCGAAATACCAATGCAAGGAGATGTTAAAGACTGGAATGAAAATTTAACAAAAGAAGAAAAACATTTAGTAGGAAATATTCTATTGGGTTTTGCTCAAACTGAATGTGCGGTTTCCGATTATTGGACTGGTATGGTAACTAAATGGTTTCCAAAACACGAAATTAAACAAATGGCAATGGCGTTTGGTTCGCAAGAAACAATACATTCGGTTGCATATTCGTATTTGAATGAAACTTTAGGATTGGATGATTTTGCAGGTTTTATGCATGATGATGTTATGAAGGAAAGATTTGAATTACTAACAAATACAACCGCAGATTGGACTCCTACTGATTTACAAACAAATCACAAAGCTAGAGTTGAGGTTGCTCGTTCACTTGCTATCTTTTCGGCATTTGCGGAGGGTGTGGCATTATACTCTTCGTTTGCAGTACTTTACTCATTCCAAATGAGAAATCTATTAAAAGGTATTGGGCAACAAATGAAGTGGAGTGTAAGAGATGAATCCCTACATTCAAAAATGGGATGTCAATTATTCAGACATATGTGCGATGAGTTTCCTGAATTGTTAGAAGAAGCAAAATCATCTATCTACGAAGCAGCATTAATCATTAGAGATTTGGAGCATAAGTTCATTGATAGAATATTTGAAAAAGGTGATTTAGAAAATCTAAAAGCAAGTGACTTAAAAGAATTTATTACAAAAAGAGTTAATGAGAAATTAGGAGAGTTGGGATATAACCCAATACCTGGTGGTGATGATTACTTTGAATACAACGAAGAATCGGCATCGCAATTAGATTGGTTCTATCACTTAACTGGTGGAGTAACCCATACCGACTTCTTTGCAATGAGACCTACTGATTACAGTAAAGCAAACGAAGGTGAAGATTGGTCTGATATATTTTAATTAAAATTTTATGAAACATTACGGAGAAGAATTCGGTTGGGAAATCGATGTTGATTACCCATCGTGGGGAAATACGGAAATATACGTTAAAACAATCTCAAAAGGTTATCTATTAGATGGTGAAAAGCCAAAAGATGCCTATTGGAGAGTTGCAACGGCAGTAGCTAGAAGATTGGGTAAACCACAACTTGCTACAAAGTTCTTTGATTACATTTGGAGAGGGTGGTTATGTTTAGCAACACCAGTATTATCAAATACAGGTACGGATAGGGGTTTACCTATTAGTTGTTTTGGTATTGATGTTGGTGATAGTATCTATGAGATTGGATATAAGAATTTGGAGTTGATGTTATTGGCAAAACATGGTGGGGGTGTTGGTATTGGTATCAATCAAATCAGACCTGCTGGTTCAAAGATTACAGGTAATGGTACATCGGATGGTGTAGTTCCATTTTGTAAAATTTATGATTCAACTATCCTAGCTACAAATCAGGGTTCAGTTCGTAGAGGAGCCGCTTCGGTGAATATGAACATTGAACACAAAGATTTTGAAGATTGGTTGGAGATTAGAGAACCAAAGGGTGATGTAAACCGCCAATCACTTAATATGCACCAATGTGCGGTAGTGGGTGATAAGTTTATGAGAAAGTTGCAGGAGGGGGAATCCGAAGCAAGAAGAAAGTGGGGTAAACTATTACAAAAAAGAAAAGCAACTGGAGAACCTTATATTATGTTTAAGGGTAATGTAAACAAACAAAATCCAGACGCATATAAGAAAAATGGATTGAAGGTTTATATGACTAATATTTGTTCGGAGATTGTTCTACATACTGATGAATCTCACTCATTTGTATGTTGCCTTTCATCATTAAACTTAGCTAAATACGATGAGTGGAAAGATACGGATTTAGTGTACACTTCTACGATGTTTTTAGATGGTGTTTTAGAGGAGTTTATTCAAAGAGCTAAGGGATTGGTTGGATTTGATAATTCAGTTCGTTCAGCGGCAAAAGGAAGAGCATTGGGATTGGGAGTTTTGGGATGGCATACATACCTACAACAAAAAGGTGTTCCATTTGAAGGATTACAAGCACAATTTGAAACTCGTAAAATATTCTCTCAAATTAAGATTGAATCGGAAAGAGCAAGTAGAGATATGGCATCCGAATATGGAGAACCCCTATGGTGTAGAGATACCGGTTTTAGAAATACGCACCTAAGAGCAGTAGCACCAACGGTATCAAACTCTAAATTGAGTGGTAACGTAAGTAGTGGTATTGAACCTTGGGCAGCTAACGTATTTACGGAGCAAACTTCTAAAGGTACGTTTATCCGTAAGAATCCTGAATTGGAAAGAGTTTTGAAAAAGATTGGAAAAAATACAAAAGAAACTTGGGATAGAATATTGGAAGATGGTGGTTCGGTGCAAGATTTGGCATTTTTAGATGAGTGGTGTTTCTTAGATAGTAAGTTAGTACAATGTAACGAAGTAACTACGGAAGAGCATCAGAATAAATGTAATTCAGTTAAGGATGTATTCCGTACATTCAAAGAGATTAACCAATTAGATTTGGTAAAGCAGGCAGGTATAAGACAACAATACATTGACCAGGCAGTATCTCTAAACTTAGCATTCCCATCAATTGCTGACCCGAAATGGATTAATCAAGTAACTATGGAAGCTTGGAAGCAGGGAGTAAAAACCTTATATTATATGAGAACTGAATCAGTACTAAGAGGTGATATTGCAGCAAGAGCAACTGACCCGGATTGTGTAAGTTGTGAGGGATAAACAAATAAACAAATAAAATTATGTTAGAAGTTAAGAAATTTTCAGCAAGTTGGTGTGGACCATGCAAAACATTGGCACCAACATTTAATGAGGTAAAAAATTCATTTAGTGGAGTATCCTTCAACGAATACGATATTGATGATAGTTCAGATATTGCATCTCAATTTGGAATCCGTTCAGTACCAACTGTATTATTAGTTAAAGATGGTAAGGAAGTGAAAAGAATTGTAGGAGCACAATCTAAAATGGTATATGAAAACGCCATAAATGAAAATTTAGGATAAAAAATTAGGAAAATCCAAATAAAAGTGTTATATTTGTTACATGGGAATATTAAGGGGTCAAACGCACCCATCTGCCAAACTTACGGATGAGCAGGTGTTACAAATTAGAAGACTATGGCAAATGGGTCATAGGAATATTAAAGTGATTGCCCGAAACAATAAGGTATCGCCATCAAATGTGTTAAAAATTATCCAACGTAAAACTTGGACTCATCTAAACGAATTTTGGTCTGGTAGTTTATGAAAATAGAAGGTAAACAATATTGCGATATCTCTAAATTTTCAATTAGAGAGATTAACAAAAACATAGCAAAGGATATCATTGTCAATAACCATTATAGTGGGATATGGACGAAGGTATCCTATGCTTTGGGATTGTTCTACATATCCGAAGATGAGCACAATTTCTTTAGTGGGGTGAATGAACAATTAGTTGGAGTTGCCTGTTATGGTGACCCAGTTGGTAGAAACGCAGGAGCATCTATTTCGGAGTTACTTCCAAGAGATGGTGTGTTAGAATTGACCCGATTATTTGTATTTGATGGATATGGTTCTAACATTGAGAGTTGGTTTGTTGGACAATCGTTTGAATGGTTACGAAAGAATGTACCTCGTATCAAAGCCCTAATATCATATTCAGACCCAAATGCTGGACATTTAGGAACGGTATATCAAGCTACTAATTGGATATATCAGGGTAACAAAATCAGATGGAGTGATAGTTGGAGTTTTAAATGGAGTGAGGAAGATGAATGGCATCATAGTAGAACATCCTATGTGAAATATGGAACGAATGACCCTAAGATAATTCAGACAATGGTAACATCTCCATTTTGGATTAAAAGAGAACCTCGTAAGCATAGATATGTGTATATTCTAACCAAAGATAAGAAAGAAAGAAAATCATTTATAAATTCACTAAAACATGAAGTGTTTCCATATCCCAAAGTGGAGTTGGATATTATTGATGAGGTTCATAAAATGGACCCGATAAATTTGGAAATATCAAATTAATTTCGTAACTTTGTATTATGGCTAAAAAACTAATAGAAGTACCAAACGCAACTCAATTCGAAAAAGTTTATAAAGATGAGGATTGTACAATGGTTTGGAAGTATGATACTAACAAATTCACAAATGGACCTGTATCGGTTGAAATCAAATGGAGTGCTGAATATCTGAAAGAAAACAAATCACCAAGAAAACCAAAAGCAGAAGGTAAATTAGGTGAGTTGCATGATGCGTTCGCTAAGTTAGATGCTAAACGGAAGAAAAAGAAAAAGCCGGTAGCTAAAAAAAAAATGACAATAAAGAAGAAGATGGTTTCTGGTAAGATATGAAAGTAGAAGGAAAAGATTATTGTGATGTTAGTAAGGTGTATGTTCATCCAATAGCTAAAAACATTGCAAAAGATATTATTGTAAAGAAACACTATACTCACGCTTGGACAGCTTGTAGATATGCATTAGGAATTTATTACAAATCCGATGATGCTAATACATTTGATGGAGATAGATTGATAGGTTGTGTGATTTACGGATTCCCAGTAGGTGCAAAGGCATCAACATCAATTTGTGAGGGATTAACCAAAGATAACATTTTAGAACTAACTCGTCTATATTGTGATGATGGGTATGGTTCTAACATTGAATCATTTGCATTAGGACAGACATTCAAATGGTTAAAAGAAAACGATAAAGCAATCAAAGTACTCCTATCATATGCGGATAACGGACAGGCACATTTAGGTGGTATCTATCAAGCTACAAATTGGATTTATCAAGGATTATCATCAGATATAGCACTAATGCCAAATTGGGGTATCTCATTAAGTAAAGACCCTTACAAATGGATTCATAGTAGAACTGTATTCTCCCTATGGGGTAGTGGTAATTTGGCACACTTACAAAACGAAATTGGTAAAGAGGGATATAAAGAATTTTGGAGAAGAGAAGAACCACCAAAACATAGGTACGTTCAGATAATTGCGCAAGATAAAAGAGAGAAGAAGGATTTGATGGGTAGGTTGAAGCATGAAATTAAACCCTACCCAAAAGATACTGCATCTTATAATACAGAAGTAGTACATCATTTAACAACATACGAAGTACCAGAAGGAACTGAAAACTTTTGGTAAAATATTTGGAAATATCAAAATTATTTATTACCTTTATAAAACACATAAACCCATAACAAAATGACAAAAGAATTAAAAAATGAGTTAATTGATTTTCTAACATCAAATGAAAATAAACGTATTTTTATTTCAACATTAAAGGATATACGTCCTATATACAGAGCACACCAACCATTTGGTAGTTTAGTTGCTCATATATTTAATTCTGGTTGGAATCGTAAACCAAAATTTGATAACTCTGATGTTATACAAAATAAACTTGGTTATGTGTTTCGTTTGGGGTCTGGACTTGCTTCAATTAATCAAATTCCTATATCATTATTAACAGACACTGCATCTCCTATACAAAACTTTTTGTTAAAGGATAGGGGTCATATATTAGAAATTACTTGTAAATTGTATGATATTAAAAATTGGAGTGTTCTTGATTTAATAAAAACTGTTGATTCTGAAATAAAAGAATTAGTTGAAAATACAATACATCAAAGTTCTGATAGAAAAAATGCATTAATTATATTAAATTCTATAAAAGAATTTATAAATACAAAGCATGGTGAATTTTTATCAAATGGTATAACGGAACAATGTGAAATGAAAATATCAATTAGAGATATTGCAGATGCTGTTCCTGAATTTGAAAAAAACTTAAATGATACCGAATTATCAGTTGAAGTTAAGCGTGAAAGTGTACCTACTCATATAAAAGAAATTTTATGGTTAAATAACCACAATAACAAATGGTCTGATACTCAATTAGCATGGTTATCGTTTTGGGCATATTGCTTTGAAAAAGATAATAATTCTGATTATATTGATACTGTTCTAAAATATGATAATCTTATTTCCATATTAGATAAAAGCAGTACATTTAATGGTACTCTTAATTCGGAAAATGAGTATCCTTTATTATCAAATTGTATTGAAAAACATCGCAAAAAATTCACAGAAGGTTCTATTATAATTCCAATAAGATTAGTAGCAGCTGATTGTGGTATTTCCGATTTCTCTGAAATAGCTAAAACTTTGGAAAAAGAAAAACAAACAACATTTGAAAGTTTGTATAAATTTTTACATAAGAATAAAGTTTCTAAAGATGATTTTTTAAACTATACAAACTTATATGAAAAGATAATGAATCAGCCGGCTTGGGCTAAATTTGTTAAAAAAGTTAAAGCATTTAAAAAAACAAACTATAATAGCAAATCAAGTGTTATAGATACTACTAATTTAGAACATACTAATATTCTACACTCATCATATGGTGGACCTGCTCTTATAGCTTGTGCTAGAATTATTAATGAAGTTTGTGATAGTAGAACATCAGAATCTCAAATTAAAAAAATAGTTGATGATTTTTGTAATAGACTTTACAATAAAGTTGAAGAGGTTTGTAATGATGGTACATACTTTTCCGCTTCAAGCAAATCATCAATGCGTGTAATTTTAACTATTTTGCCTGTATTTACGGATATGATGAATGGAGCTGCATCAAAGGATAAAACTTTAACTAAACAGCAAGTATATGAAACTTTGTTGAATGAAGTAAAAGGATATCTTGATGGACAAGTTAAATTTAAAGTTGTAAAATTAACAACATCTAATTATAGTGGAAATCCCGATGTAACGGAAATTGATTTTTCGGAGTACGAAAGAGCTAAAGCTGGATTTGATTTGGGACAAAAGGAGCAAACTATGGGATACTCTTTAGATAATTGTATTGTTCAACAAAAACACCACAACCGCTCAGCACATAATGTTGACCATAATATTGGTAATGTTGATTATTGGAAATGGTACTCTGAAGCGAATTTACAAATTGTAAACTCCAATAAGCAGTATTTCTTTGATAATGATATGGTTGAAGTTATATCTGATGCTAAAAAACTAAATGAAAGATTTAATTAATGAAATTTGATAAAACTAAAAATGAAATAGTACATCACACATCATCTTTTAAAGATGGACATATTATTGTTGCTGCTGAAATATGTAAACTAAAACAAAACAGGTTGGTATTAATTGTACCAACCTGTAAACGTTATTCATTTCATATATTACGTGCCTTTGAATTATTAGGTGATGATTTGTTGGTATATGAAATAACAATGGGTATGGGTGTGGTATTGGAAGCCCGTGCAAAAAAATATATAGAATACCATCCAAATAGTAAATTATATGAAAAAAATCCATTTTTTAAGTATTGAGACTGAAACTCAATCTAATATTGAAAAGAATTTAATTGAAAGTTCAAGAATAAATAATATTGATTTGCATATAATTGGTAGAGGTGTAAAGTGGGAAGGGTTTATTACTAAATTTCAAATACTTAAAGAATATCTACCAACAATTAGTGAAGATATTGTATGCTTAACAGATTCGCGTGATGTATTGTATATGTCAGATTCTAAAAAAATATATAATACGTTTATTAAAAACTTTTCAAAAGATTGTATTGTATTCAATGGAGAAACAAATTGTTTTCCTGAAAAGAGTTTTGCTGAACTACATCCAAACCAAAGTAAAAAATACAAATATTTAAATTCTGGATGCGTAATCGGTAGTAGAATTTTACTTATTGAAATTATTGATAAGTGTTTAGAATTATATGATAGTTGTAAGATAAATGATGACCAATATTTACTTCAAAAAATATTTTTAGATGGTGAGTATGGTGATGCATTTACAATAGATTATGATTGCAAAATATTTCAATGTATTTGGGATGAGGATTATGGTAGAAGTAATAACTTTGATTTGGTATATACGCAAAACGAAATTTACAATAGATTAACAGATACATATCCGTTAATATTTCACTACCCCGGACCTACTTGTACTGGTTCTCAGGTTTGGAAAATACTAAATAAAAAGTATTATAAAATACCAAACACAAAATACTATAAAGAAAAGAAAAAAAAATATGAAAGTATTAGTGATTCCGAATTACACAAACTTTGGCTCTAACAAAGATATAAATAGAGATTCATTTTTGCTGGTATTTAAGGCATTTTTGGATAACACAAAAATAGGTAAGGAGTGGGAGTTTGTACTACCATACCCTGATATGGATAACCATCCTGGCATTATTAATACATTCGAATATCCAAACGTATCACTTCGTAGAATGGATGGGTTAGATTGCTTTCCTCCAAAGATGAGAGTAAACTATCCATATAAGTTTTTCCAACGATTAATTGATAAGGAAAACTTTAATCTAATTTGGTCACATTTACCTGAATGGACTCACGAATACAAAATTACTCGTATCTACAATAAAACACAACCTATTATCGGATACTGCCATTGGTGGGAAATCAAAGATAATGGTGCTAGAGATGATAACTCTTTTTGGAAAAACGTAAAGGGTATGTTGGATATGAAAGTATGTGGTGTAAACTCCCAATGGGTTAAAGATTTGGTAATTAAAAGAGCATCTGAAGATTTTCAACCACACATCATTGAAAAGTTGGATAGGATTATTCAGCCTTGGTATTTGGGTACGGATGAATTTGTAGAACCAAAAGAATATAAACCAAAAACTATTGTCTTTAATCATAGGGAAGGTGTATATACAGGTTCCGAATGGTTCTTCGAAGCTATGGATAATTTATGGAAAGAAAGACAGGATTTTGAAGTATGGACTAGTTTGAAAGATATGAAAAAACCATACACAAAATACATTGGGCATGCCGATAGAAATGTATATATGAATCAACTATCACAGGCTCATTTTGGAGTTGGTTGTTTCCAAACATATTCAGCATGGAGTATGAGTACAACGGATGGATTGAGTAGAGGTGTTCCCTATGTACTACCAAACGGATTATGTTACCCTGAAATGGTTGGTAATGATTATCCATTACTATACAATTCGAAGGAGCATTTTAAAGAAGTGGTTGTTGGGTTATTAGATGGAACAATTGAAAGACCTGATGTAAGTGCAATATCAAAAGCCTTATTATGGGAAAACTCATTGAAAAGTTGGGATATTGAAACCAATTTTGAAAAAACCGCTAGAATATTTGAAGATTAATTAAAAAGACACGATGTACCAGAACGCATATTACCAAAGAGAAAAGAATTTAGTGCACATTTGGGATGATAAACAAGGATATAGAAGTTTTCCTTACACTCGTTATGCGTATGAAAAAGCCGAAAGAGGTGATTATACATCCCTATATGGTGATAAACTAACAAAGATATACAAATTCAAAAAAGATGACCCGAACTTATTTGAATCCGATGTACCTGAAACAACTCGTATATTGGTGGACACTTATACGGATTCGGATGTTCCATCGGAGGGGCACGTTATCTTAACATACGATATTGAGTGTGAGATGGAGACCGGATTGCCGGATACTGAAAAAGCTGAAAATGAATTAACTGCAATTGGTTTACATGATTCGGCAGCTGACCAATACTATGTTTTGATTATGGATAAGGCTGGAAAGATGGTTGAAAAAACTATTGGGAAAGCAATTGTAATTCCGTTTAGAGATGAAAGGGATATGATACTTAAATACTTGGATTTGTATGAGTATATCAATCCCTCAATCGTTACAGGATGGAACATTGATTACTTTGATACACCTTACCTATACAATCGTATTAAAAGGGTGTTAGGAGCAAAGCATGCTAATCGTTTATCACCGATTGGAGAATGTTTCTGGTCACCATATCGTAAGAGATTCTTTATGGCAGGTGTATCTTATTTGGATTACATTGGGTTGTACAAATCATATACCTATGTTGAGTTAGATAACTATCGTTTGGATACGGTAGCAACAAAAGAATTGGGTAGGGGTAAGATTGAGTACAAGGGTAATTTGGATAACTTATTCAGAGATGATATTGAAAAGTTTATTGAGTATAACTTAGTGGATGTTCAGTTGGTTGTGGATATGGAACGTAAGTTACAATTCATAGATTTATGTAGAGGTATCTGCCACGCTGGACACGTACCTTATGAGGATTTTGTATATTCATCCAAATTTTTAGAGGGAGCACTTCTAACTTATCTAAAGAGAAAGAACATTGTAGCACCTAACAAACCTGCGGATAGACAGGAGATGATGCAGGCATTGAGAGATAATGAACAAGAGAAGTTTATCGGAGCATATGTTAAAGCACCTATTGTTGGTAAGTATGATTGGATATATGACTTAGACTTAACATCTCTATATCCATCCATCATTATGACCTTAAATATCTCACCGGAAACAAAGGTAGCTAAGATTGATAATTGGGATGCTCAAAAGTATATGAAGGGTGAGATTGATGAGTTTAATATTGGCAATCGAACTATTTCAAAGGAGAATTTAGAAAAGTTATTTAAGGAAACCAATTATTCAGTATCATCAAATGGTGTAATGTATAGAACCGATAAGCCAGGCTGTATTCCTGATATTTTGGATTTGTGGTTTGACCAAAGGGTTGAATTCCGTAAGTTGGAAAAGAAATTTGGTGAAGCTGGTGATAAAGAAAAATATGCATTCTATAAGAAAAGGCAGTTAGTTCAGAAAATTCTACTTAACTCACTATACGGAGTATTGGGATTACCTGCATTCCGTTTTTATGATGTGGATAATGCTGAAGCTGTAACAACATCAGGTCAAACTGTAATTAAATCCACAGCTGATATGGCTAATATTAAATACAATAAAGAATTAGGAACTAAAGGAGAGGATTTCAATATCTACATTGATACGGATTCGGTATTCTTTTCAGCAGTACCAATTCTAAACCATAGATATGAGGATTGGAAATCAGAAAACGATACTGAAATTGCATTAAAAGTGGATGCTATTGCTGGTGAAACGCAAGATTTCTTAAATAACTTCTATGATATATTATCCGAAAAGGTATTCAAAGTAGATAAAACCAAACATCGTTTCCAAATCAAAAAGGAGTTTGTATCTAAATCAGGTATTTGGATTGCTAAAAAGAGATATGCACAATGGATTATTGCGGAAAATGGTATTCCGTGTGATAGATTGGATGTTAAAGGATTGGACGTAGTTCGTTCATCATATCCTGCCCAATTCCGTAAGTTTATGAGTGAGGTTTTGATTGATATTCTAAGAGGTGTAGGTGAAGATGAAATGACGGATAAGATATATGATTTTAAGAAAGCATTATCGGAAATGGAAGTAGTATCTATCGCTAAGAATTCAGCAGTTAAAGAGTTATCTAAATACATACCAAAGAAAAAGGATAATAGGGCAATGTTCCAATTCAATAGTGGAACTCCTGCACACGTTAAGGCAGCAATTGCACATAACCAACTAATTGCTCACTTTAATATTCAAAAGTGTGAACCAATGAGAGATGGTGATAAAATTAAATGGGTGTATCTAAAACAAAATCCATATGGTTTAGATGGGCTTGGATTTAAAGGTTACGAAGACCCAGACGAAATTATGGATTTGGTAAAAACTTACATTGATTACGATAAAATCTTTGAAAGGGAACTACTAAAGAAGTTAGAAGATTTCTATGGAGCATTGGGTTGGGGTGAAGTTCTTTCTTCACAAAAAACAGCTGAAAAGTTTTTCTCTTTTTAGTTGGAATATTCGGAAAATATTCGTATCTTTGTAAACGAATATAAAATAAATAAAACAATAAATAAACAATTATGAACAGAAGCAAATTTGATGGTTTCGTTGGTCGTTACAACTTAGGTGGTGAGATTGAATCCGTTATGGTAAAATCCGATGATAATACATTATCGGTAAGAATGATTTCAGATGATAAAACTCTATTAGGTGATGTAAGTGTTGCAGAATCGGATTTTCCAAATGGTGAGTTTGGCATTTATACAACATCACAATTAAAAGGTTTGTTATCAGTATTAGGTGATGCTATCACTATTGAAGAAGTGACTGGAGCATTAAAGTTTTCGGATAAGAAAACTAAAGTACAATATATGTTAGCTGCACCATCAGTTATCCCTGCGGTACCTGATTTGAAAGCACTTCCTCCATTTGATGCAGAAATTACATTAGATGATGATTTTGTAAATACATTTATCAAATCAAAAGGTGTGTTATCGGATGCGGATACATTTACATTTATTCACAAAGGTGGTAAGGGTGAGATTATTTTAGGATACTCTTCAATCAACTCCAACCGAATTTCATTGGATGTGGATTCAACTGCAACTAATGATATCGAACCAATTGCATTCTCTGCAAAGTATTTGAAAGCTATCTTAATGGCTAACAAAGGTTCTAAAACATCTTCATTGAAAATCTCTTCAAAAGGATTATCGCACGTATCATTTACGGATGGAGATTATGTATCAAACTATTATCTTGTAGAGATTAAATAAGATGGCAAATCAGCACTATACTGTACTTGAAGAACCACAAATACTAATAGATGATTATCTTTATGTTTGTGAGGAATGGGATATGAACTTGAAAGAGTTCCTTGTAAAGAATGCTGGTAAAGAACTTTATATCTACGGACCATCAATAGTAACTAATAAAATTGTAGCAATCGTAAAATAATATAATATGAGCTTTTGGGATAGTGAACCGGAGAAACCTGTATTTGACTTTGATAGAGAGAAGGCAAATCTAATAGAAAATATGGATTACCTACTTACTATGAGTGTGGAGGAACAAACTCTATACAAAAAATGGGTAGAATTACAGGGAGATACAATGATTAAGGATAAATCTCTCATAGCTTCATATTACGATTCTCAATGGAAACCAACTGATATCAACAATAAGGAGCTAACGATAAAAGAAATTGAATCGTTAGACCCTTACGTTGAGATTGTAGATGATAATCCAAAAGAATCTACTAAATGGGCACAAATCCGTAGGATGATTCACACAATGGATTTTACAGCAAACCCTGGCAGAAATGTTAAGATTAATGTGAAAGATAGAGTGAGTGGAAAGTTGTTGGGACAGATTTCATTGGCATCTGATGTTACTTCAATGGGTGTTAGAGATAAATTCATTGGTTGGAGTAAAGATAATAAATTTGTGGATGGTAAGTTAAACCATACTACAATCGCATCTACTATCGTATGTACACAACCATTAGGATATAATTTCTTAGGTGGTAAGTTGGTTGCTATGATGACTACTGTTCCGGAGGTTAGAAATCATTGGAAAACAAAATATGGTCAAACTCTTATAGCAGTTGGTACAACATCACTTTATGGTATTCACTCACAATATAATGGTATTCCACTTTTTAAAACATTAGGAGAATCAGCTGGTAAGATTAGTTTGAAGCCAGAGGATAAGTTTTATGACCCGTGGCATCATTGGTTAAAGGAGAACAGAGCAGAATGGTATAAGCAAAATATATCAGATGAAAGAGCTCGTAATGGTGCTAATATGGGTTATGAAGCTAATGGACCTGTAAGTGGTATTAAACAAAAGATATTAGGTCAAATCTTCAAAGAGTGTGGTATCAAAGCAAACGAATACCATCACGGATTTAAGAGGGGTGTATATCTTGCTATGATGTATGAGAACGGAAGAGAGTTTTTATGTAAGCAAATTGAAGAGGATGCGTTGATATTAAAACCTAAATTTGAGCAAGGTATCGATTACATTAACAAATGGTGGAAGAAGCATGCTATTAGTAGATACTCTAAGTTGTATGATGAAGGTAGAATTAAACCCGAACATTTATTCTATATTGAAGGTATCGGAATGGGTTGGGATGAATTCAAAGCAAAATATTTAAAAGAAGTAGGAAGATAATGGGAAAACAATTAGAGTTATTTGAGGATATTGAATATTCTCCAAAACAATCAATCAATATAAAACAACCAAATAAATACGAAGAGTGTGAGTGGTGTTTTCAATTTGATGATAACCAACCACAAGTATTTGCATGGACTGATGAAAATATGGGTGATGATGAACCACAAGTTCAATTCACTATATCTAATAATGAACATTCAAATATAACATTTACCCATAATGATGGGAAGGTGTTTAAGATATTTGCAAGAGAGATGACAGAGAAAGGTAGAGAAATGCAACAAAAACAAAAATTATTTACACATGAAAGTAAAAATTAAAAAAGTACATCCTGATGCGGTAAAACCAAAATACGCAAAAGAAAGTGATGCTGGGATGGATTTGGTAGCAACATCTATTATAGAAAATACATCATTTCAAATAACATATGGGTTGGGTATTGCAATGGAGATACCTGATGGAATGGTTGGATTAGTTTTTCCTCGTTCATCTATACGAAACACCGAATTGATATTAAGTAATTCAGTTGGCGTTATTGATGCTGGATATAGGGGAGAATTACAAGCAACTTTTAATAAGTTGAATGGGTTGGATTCTATTGCATATAATGTGGGAGATAGAATTGCACAAATAATAATCGTACCACACCCAATTGTTCAGATTGTAGAGGTAGATGAATTAAGTGAAAGTAAGAGAGGTATCGGTGGATTTGGTAGTACAGGTAAATAAAATAATATGTCTTTTATAGAACAAACAAAAGAAAAAGTAAACAATAGCTTATGGGTAGAAAAATATCGCCCATCTAAGTTATCGGAGTATGTAGGTAATGACCACCTAAAAGCCAAAGTAGAAGGTTATTTAGAAAGTGGAGATGTACCACATTTGTTATTGTATGGTAGAGCTGGTACTGGTAAAACCACATTAGCAAAGTTAATCGTAAATTCAATTGAATGTGATTATATGATTATCAACGCATCATCGGAGAACAACGTAGATACAGTCCGTAACAAAGTAACCAACTTTGCATCTTCTATGGGATTCAAACCATTTAAGATTATCATTTTGGATGAGTTTGATTATATGACTCACAACGCACAGGCAATCTTGCGTAATTTAATGGAAACATTCTCAGCACACTGCCGATTCATTCTAACGTGTAACTATGTGGAGAAGGTAATTGAACCTATCCAAAGTAGATGCCAAACATTCCAAATCATCCCACCTACAAAGAAAGATGTGGCAATCCAAATCAGTAACATCTTAAAAGCTGAAGAGATTGAGTTTGATATTAAGGATTTAGTACCTATCATAGATGCTGCATATCCTGATATTCGTAAGGTTATCAATACTTGCCAACTTAACTCTAACAAAGGAAAGTTGAAAGTAGATGTTCAGAATCTATTAGAAAACGATTACAAAATCAAAGTATTGGATATCTTAAAATCTAATGATGATAAGAGAAACAAATATATGAATGTGAGACAGGCATTAATTGATTCAAAGGTATCTGATTTTACGGAACTATACACTTTACTATATGATAAAGTGGAAGAATATGCTGGAGAAAATACCGCTAATGTAATTCTTTTATTAGGAGATGGTGCTTATAAATCAGCATTGGTAATTGATAAAGAAATAACTGCGGCAGCAACACTTATACAAATATTAAACGCAATTTAAAATGGCAGGAATTATAGGAGCAGATGGTAAAGCATTAACACCACAAGAAGATGCACCATTGGATTTAACAAAAACAAACCCAATCGAATGTAAAGGTTGTGGTGGTGAGGTTTTTGTACAAGGGTTTTCATTTCGTAAAACATCTAAATTATTGACAGGTGGTACTGAAGATGAGGTTATTCCAATCGAAGTATTTTTATGTGGAGATTGTGGTGAGTTGTTAAATGAATTATTACCAAAAGGATTAAAGGTAGAAGAATAATGGCAAAAGGATTGTTTGATTACATTAAGGCAATTACTAATGAACAAGACCCTAACTTTTGGGATACATTGGATGAATCGGATAAAAAAGGATGGAGTACCTATATGGTAATTCGTTATATGACAATGAATCCCCAATGGGTAGAGTTAATAGCTGATGTACAGCCATATCTTCAGGAAGCACCACCAAAAGCAGTTTATAAAGCATTGATTGGATTACTACCAAAGAGTAGAACTTTCTTAAAATATATGAAAGCAGCTTCTTCGGAGAAGTATGAGGATTGGTTGGTTAAGTTAGTAATGCGAAAGTACGAAGTATCTGATACGGAAGCGGAAGAGTATCTTAAAATACTATATTCAACCAAAACAGGCAAAGAGCATATAAAAGAGATTGCAGAAATGTATGGAACTGACCCTAAAATTATAACAAAATTAAAATTAGGGATTTAGTAGGAATTATCAACATTTTTACATATCTTTGTATATAAATAAAAAATATGGCTAGAGTTAGTTTTTCTCAATATGGTATGTGGAGTTCTTGCCCACAACAATACAAATTGAATTACATAGACAAGTTAGGAGAGAGTTCATCTAACATTCACACAATTTTCGGCAGCAGCATGCACGAAACAATCCAACACTACCTTTCGGTGATGTATGGTGTTTCTAAAAAGCAAGCAGATGAAATCAATGTGGATAAACTCTTATTGGAGAGAATGAGAGAAAACTACAAAGTAGAGGTAGAGAAGATGAGTGAGGGAACACCTTGTTCGCAGGAGGAGTTGGAAGAGTTTTTTGGTGATGGTAGACGTATTTTAGAATGGTTTATGAAACATATCGGAAAGTTCTACTCTAAATCAGGATATGAATTAGTTGGTATTGAGATTCCATTAAATAAAGAGATTAAGAAGGGTGTACATTTCATTGGTTATATTGATATTGTATTAAAAGATATTGCGGAGAACGCAATCGTAATCATTGACTTAAAGACCTCTACAATGGGGTGGAATAAGTATCAAAAGGAAGATAGATTAAAGAACTCACAAATTCTATTATATAAGAAATACTATTCTGAATTGTTTAATATACCATTAACAAAAATCAGAGTAGAGTTCCAAATCATGCGTAGGAAACTTCCTGAAGATTCACCATATCCTGTCCCTCGTATTTCAAAACACATTCCACCAAATGGTTCTCCATCGGTAAACAAAGTGTATGATGAATTTATGAGTTTCATTGATATTGTGTTTGATGATGAAGGTAACTTTAGAGATATTCCGTATCCAAAAGTACCAGGCAACGCTAAAAAGAATTGCAAATGGTGTGAGTTCTCTGTTAGGGGATTGTGTGATGGTAAACCTTAATCCATAATTTTTCGTTTTTTTAAAATGTTTATATTTATATATACAAATATATAAAACGAAATAACTATGGGTCAAAATGAAAACACAAAACTGACAACCGTAAAAATTTTGAAAGATGTGTATTCAAGTTTCAAAAAAGTATCATTTGATTCCGATGTAACACTACAAAAGCTAGTTAATAGAACTGTGGAAAGATATGTTAGAGATGATGATTTCAGAAACGAAATGAATGAGTACTTACAACTTCAAATAAGCGGTTCACAATTTTAAAAATTATTAAATAAGTTATGGCAAAAAAGAAAAAGATTTTATTACTATCCGATGACTTAAGAATGGCAAGTGGTATTGCTACAATGTCAAAAGAGTTAGTATTAGGAACGGTAGATAAATACGATTGGTTTCAGGTAGGAGCCGCAATCAATCACCCCGATGCTGGGAAAATATTAGATGTAAGTGAAGATATTCGTAAAAACTATGGTGTAGCGGATGCCAATGTTAAGATTCTTCCTTGGAATGGTTATGGTAATGCGGATTTAATCCGTCAACTGATTAACACCGAACAACCCGATGCTATTCTACACTTTACTGACCCTCGTTATTGGACTTGGTTGTATGATATAGAGCATGAGATTAGACAGAATGTTCCACTTTTATTCTACGCAATTTGGGATGATTTACCTGACCCATTATACAATCGTAACTTCTATGAAAGTTCAGATTGGATTGGTTGCATCTCTCGTCAAACTTATGGTATTATCAAACGTTTATCTGCATTAGATGATAAACCAACTTGGAAACCTAAAGCAGATTGGCAGGTAGGTTATGTACCACATGGTATTAACTCAAACATTTACAAACCTGCGGATGTACCTGATGAGTTCCGTAATAAAATCTTAAAAGGTAAGGAGTACGATTTTGTATTATATTGGTCAAATCGTAACATCAGAAGAAAACAACCAGCAGATGTAATCCATGCATTCAAAGTATTTTGTGATAAGATTGGTAAAGAGAAAGCTGAAAGGGTTTGTTTACTAATGCATACACAACCTGTGGATGAAAACGGAACTGATTTACCAGCAGTAGTTGATGCAATTGCACCTGAATACAACATTGTATTTTCAGATAGTAGATTATCGGTAGAAGAACTTAATCTTCTTTACAATATGGCAGATTGTACTATTAACATAGCAAACAACGAAGGATTCGGATTAGCAACTGCAGAATCGGTAGTAGCTGGAACACCAATCATTGTAAACGTAACTGGTGGATTGCAGGACCAATGTGGATTTAAATTAGATGGTAAATATCTAACGCATGAAGATTATATTAAGATTGGTTCACTTCACCAATGGAGAGAGTGGGAAGGTAAGTTAGAGCATGGTGATTGGGCATATCCAATTTGGAGTAGAGCATTGGCATTAGCTGGTTCAGTACCAACTCCATACATTTGGGATGATAGAGTTGATAACTACGAAGTTGCGGAAGTAATTGAGAAAGTTTACAACACACCAAAACCTGAACGGAAAGCTGCCGGTTTAAGAGGTAGAGAAGAATTTTTAGGAAATATGGGATTATCTCATACAAATATGTGTGATACATTAGTAGAAGGTATAGAAACTACATTCGAAAATTGGAAACCAAGAGAAAGATTTGAAGTATTTAAAATTAAATAAGTTATGAACAAACCTACATTAGTATTTCAAGGACCTATATTCACTCGTAGTGGATATGGTGACCATTGTAGAGATTTAATGAAATCCCTACGAAAAATGGATAAATACGATATTAAAATTATACCTTTAAGATGGGGAAGTACTCCACAAAACCAAGTAGACCCATCAACTGAATTTGGAAAATGGATGTTAGAAAGAGTCATTGGTGAAATTGGTGATAAACCCGATGTATTCTTCCAAGTTTCAGTAGCAAATGAGTTTGAACCAAAGGGGCACTATAACATTGGTGTAACTGCTGGTGTTGAAACTACAATAGCACCAAAAGATTTTATCGATGGTATGAATAAGATGGATTTAATATTAGTTCCATCGGAGTTTACAAAGCAAGTTATGGCTGGTACTGTTTATCAGCATCAAGACCAAGCTTCTGGGCAGGTTGTTGGAGAGACTAGATTAACTAAACCTTGTGAAGTCCTTTTTGAAGGAGTTGATGTTGATGTGTTTTTAAATCCATTTGGTAAAGATGTATTGGCAAATGTAAAAGAGGATTTCAACTTCTTAATTGTAGGACATTGGTTAAAAGGAGATTTGGGACAGGATAGAAAAGATATTGGTATGGCAATTAAAACATTTGCTACCGTATTCCAATATCTACCAAAGGAGAAACGACCAGGTCTTATTGTTAAAACATCGCACGCTGGGTTTAGTGTAATTGATAGAGAAGTAACTAGAGAAAAATTAGAAGCTGTATTAAAACCATTAGGAGATAAGTGTCCATCTGTGTATCTATTACATGGAGATATGGAAGAAAGTGATATGGCTAATCTATACCATCATCCTAAAGTTAAAGCAATGATTTCATTTGCAAAAGGTGAAGGATATGGTAGACCTATGGCTGAATTTACTTTGACAGGAAAACCAATTATAGCAAGTGGTTGGAGTGGACAGGTAGATTTTTTACCAAAAGATAATGCAGTTCTATTGGAAGGTTCTCTAACACAGGTACATGAATCAGCAGCTGACCAATTTTGTATGAAAGAATCACAATGGTTTAGTGTAAATTATAGTTTGGCTGCAAATAAAATATATGATGTATTTAACAAATATGATATTTATATAGAGAAATCCAAAGGGTTAAAAGATAATACTCTTAAAAACTTTACATTGGATAAAATGCATGAGAAGTTTACTCAAATTATGGATGGTAATGTGAAAGCAGCTCCAAAGGTTGTACCATTTAATCTTCCAAAATTAAACAAATCACCAATGCAGATACCAAAATTAAATAAAGTGTAAAATGTCATATTCAAGACAGTATTTAAAATTTGTTGAAAGTGAATACAAAGTAGGTAAGGGAATGGTAAAACCAAGAAATATCTATAAAATACAGTCTTACGAATATGCGGATGGTAGTACAAAAACACTAACAGGTCCAAATTCAAATTATATTTTTGTATTTGGTATTTTTAATAAAAAATTATTGGGAATAAAATTTACGGAAGTATCCCCTGATAGATTTAAAGTTTGGTTTAAGACTTTATTTAGAGGCGGCTTAACGGAAAGTGATATTGATAATGCTAAAGAGTTATCGGAATTAATTAAAAAAAGTGGACGAGATGGTAGTGAAATGTTCAGTTCTCATATAAAAGGAAAACCTATATATGAGGGAAAGATTGAAACTTATAGAACATATAATATTGAAAGTATAAAACAAATTAAAATTGTTAATCTTAATAAAGATTACATTAAATTAATAAATAATATAACACCAACTCCGTTGTCTGATAAACCCAACGAAGATACTAATACTAAATAATTACTAATTTAAGGTTTGTTTATATTTATCTATATAAGAATTGATTTTTATAGAATAACGATATGGCATTAGTTAAAAGATTAGAAAAAGGAGCTCCATTGACCGCTTTGGAAATGGATGATAACCTAGATTATTTATATGGATTAATAGGTGTTGGTACATCTGGTACTGGTGGTACATCTGGTACAACCGGTTCATCTGGTACAACCGGTAGTTCTGGAAAAGATGGTACTTCTGGTACATCCGGAACAAGCGGAACAAACGGAACTGCTGGAAGTGGTGGAACAAACGGAACTGCTGGGAGTGGTGGTACTTCTGGAACATCTGGAACATCTGGTGCAAACGGAATTAATGGTACTAACTTTGGAACTGCTGGTACATCTGGGACGAGTGGTAGTAGTGGAACATCTGCGGTAGGTTCATCTGGTTCAGCAGGAACATCTGGTACTTCTGGGACATCTGGTTCATCGGGTTCATCTGGTGTATCTGGATTTAATGGATTACCCGGTTCGTCTGGTTCGTCCGGTTTAACTGGAACATCTGGTACATCTGGTGTAAATGGTGGAAGTGGCTCAAATGGCACATCTGGTACATCTGGTTTAAACGGAACATCTGGAAAGGATGGGAGTGGTACTTCTGGTTCGTCTGGTATAAGTGGTACATCTGGGAATGGTACTAATGGAACAGCTGGTACGTCTGGTACATCTGGATTAAGTGGAACAAATGGTGTAGCCGCAGTAGCTTCAACAAGTGGTACTTCTGGTACATCTGGTATAGCCGTTGCCGGTTCAGCTGGTTCAAGTGGAGTATCTGGAACTTCTGGTTCATCTGGTAGTTCGGTTACAATAGCCGGTTCTCCAACAAATGATGGTATTGCAACTTATGATTCAACTGCAGGTACTATTTTAATTGAAAGCGGATTTTTATTTACCGATAGTGTACTTCAAATGCCAATAAGAACATCCAATCCAGCAATACCTGTAAATGGTATGATTATGGTATCTGGTAGTGGTGCTACTGCAAAACCATATTATTATAATGGTAGTGTATGGAACGCATTCTACTAAAATAAAATAAATAAAAATAAGATGGGTAATTTTGAAAAAAGTTACCCATTTTTTTATGTTTTATTTAAAAACTTTATATTTATATATACATATATAAAGAACGAAATATGTTTGGATAATTAAAAAATTATTCGTATCTTTGTAAAATATAAAATAAGTTATGATAAATATTACCTATGCGGTTACGGTTTGTAATGAGTTGGAAGAAATTACAAAACTAATAAATTTCCTACATCCAAGAATCAAATCAGAGGATGAAATATTAATACAATATGATTCGGATTCAACTACTGATGCTGTAAAACAATATCTACTGATTATATCTCAATTACACAACACAAATATTAGGGTTATATCATACCCACTTAACAACGATTTTGCTGCATTCAAAAATAACTTAAAGGATAATGCAAATGGAATATTCATTTTTCAAATTGATGCAGATGAAATTCCATCCGAATATTTGGTAGAAAACCTTTCGGATTTCATAGAATACAATAAAGATGTAGACCTTTTCTTTGTTCCTCGTATTAATACTGTTAGTGGATTAACACCAACGCATGTTAAGAAATGGGGATGGAATGTATCTCAAAATGGTTGGGTAAATTTTCCTGACTATCAAACTAGAATATATCGTAGAACATCTGAAATTGAATGGGTTGGTAACGTACATGAAAGAATAGTTGGTTATAATACACTTTCAGTATTACCCGCTGAAGAGGATTATTGTCTATATCATCCTAAACAAATCGAAAGACAGGAAAGACAAAACGCATATTACGATACACTATGAGAATAGCATTCTTAACTGAAATGGGATTTGTTGGTAAAATTCCAGCCAATCACCCAAATATGAGAACGGAGTTTGCTTGGATGCATGCGTTAGATGCTGACCACTATAACATTAGAAATATTGAAAATGTTAGGGATTATGAGCATGTGTTTGTTATATTCCCAAAAGGTAAATTATTTTTAAGTGCAGAGGGTAGTACGATACAAAATGGAGTAAACCCAATTTCAGATTTATTACAATTTCCGTTAATACAAACTCTAAAACAAAACAACTCAAAGGTACATTATGTGCAAGAAGGACCTCATTGGTGGTGGAATGATTATGAAATTTCAGACCAAATTGGATTCTATAATATGTTATCCGAATGTGATAGTATATTTGCCCATAACGAATCCGATGTTCCCTATTATAAGGGGTTATTTCCTACCAAAGAAGTACAAAGTATCTATTCACTAATGATAGATGATTACGTCAAAGATATAGTACCAACTAAAGAGGATAAAGTAATCATTGGAGGTAACTTTGCAAGATGGTATGGTGGGTTTGAAAGTTATATGGTAGCTCAAAAGTTTGATGTACCAATTTGGGTGCAAGATTCGCATGCTAAAAGAGAGAACGAAGAGTATATGGATGGATTAAATCATCTACCAAGACTTATATGGAATGATTGGATGAGGGAATTATCAACTTACAAATATGCAGTACATCTAATGCCAACGGTAGCAGCTGGTACATTCTCACTTAATTGTGCATACTTTGGAATTCCTTGTATTGGTAACATAGAAGTTGATACCCAACGATTATGTCATTCAGTACTATCGATTGATGTTAAGAATATAGATAAGGCTAAATCAATGGCTGGTTTATTGGCAAAAGATAAAGATTTTTATAATAGTTGTAGTAGTTTGGCAAAAAGAAACTATGAAGAAAACTATTCATTAAAAGTTTGGACAGAAAGAATAAAAAAACACTTATGATAACAGTTATATTAAATGGTTACAAAAGAGGGGAGAATCTAAATGAACAAATGGAAGCTCTCAAAAATCAAACACTACCACCCGATGAGATATTAGTATGGTATAACAATCCCGGTGATAATGATTTGATTAACTACGATATCGGTACGGAAGTTCCTGTTGCCTATTGTAATTACAACTTTGGAGTTTGGGCAAGATTTGGTTTTGCTATAAATGCAAGAAATCCTTATGTATGTGTGTTTGATGATGATACCATTCCCGGTAAAAAATGGTTGGAGAATTGTATGAACACAATGAAAGAAGAGGAAGGATTGATGGGAACTGTTGGATTATTATATCCAAATCCATTACCACCCGAACATTCATCTTACTACGAACACTACTTACGTTTTGGTTGGCCTGATTTGGGTAACAATGATAAGAAAGTAGAAGTTGATTTAGTGGGGCATAGTTGGTTCTTTAAGAAAGAGTGGTTATCTCATTTCTTCAGAGAGTTACCTGACCCAAAATATAATACTTGTGGTGAGGATATGCACTTTTCTTATATGCTACAAAAGTATGCTGGTATTAAAACATTTGTACCACCACACCCTCGTTCAGATATAGAATTATGGGGTAGCACTAAAGGTCCAACTTATGGGGGTGATGCTAACTCATTGTGGGAATCAAATCAAAGAAGTATAGATGGAATACCATTCAAAGAATTAATGAATGAGTATTTTCACAATCAACGTAAAAAAGGCTGGAAATTAGTAAATGAAAAATAAACCAATTTTAATATGTTTTGGTACTAGACCCGAATGGTTAAAAGTAAAACCACTAATTGATTTGATGCATAAAAACGAATATCGTTTATTATTTACAGGTCAACATATGGACTTACTTAAAGATGTACAAGTAGATTATCGAATAAAGATATCCGATAATTCAAATCGTTTAGATAGTGTAGTAAGTGATTGCTTATTACAATTTCCAAACGGAGATTTTAAAGGTGTTTTGGTGCAAGGTGATACTGCATCTGCTTTTGCGTGTGCATTGGCAGCATTTAATAGAGAACTCAAAATTTATTATATGGAAGCTGGATTGCGAAGCCACAACTTAAAACACCCATATCCTGAAGAAGCATATCGTCAAATGATTGCACGGATTTCCGATGTAAACTTTGCACCAACCAAACGTTCAGAAATGAATCTAAGAGATGAAAGTGTGAATGGTGCAATTTATGTGACAGGAAATACGGTATTGGATAACTTAACTAAATATGAAGCACCAACATATGGTAAGAAGATATTAGTTACATTACATCGTAGAGAGAATCATCACATAATGAAGGAGTGGTTTGAAGAGATTGATAAGTTAGCAACTGAATATTCAGATTACGAATTTATCTTACCAATACATCCAAATCCAAATGTACAAAAGCACAAAAACTTACTTAAAAATGTAAGTGTAGTTGAACCATTATCGCATGATGAAACTATGAAAATATTAAGAGAGTGTAGTTTGGTAATAAGTGATAGTGGTGGGTTACAAGAGGAAGGTACATTCTTTAATAAAAAGGTTATTGTATGTAGATTAACTACCGAAAGACCGGAAGGAATTGAAACAGGTCACTTACATTTATGTGCCGAACCAAATAAATTAGAGGTTTTATTTGGAAATTTGATAAAAAAACCTTATCTTTACACAACCTGTCCCTATGGTGATGGTAAAGCTGCACAAAAAATTAAAAAAATATTAGATGAAGAACTTTAGAGAGCATTTTTCCAAATTCACCGAAATGATAAGAAACGATGAGCATTTTGCTTTCGCTAGATATTCGGATGGTGAATTATATATTTTACAAAATAAAGAGCTGGTATTAGACTCAAATCTAATTCAGATTGGAGACCAAAAGCAAGGTGGAGTTTATCAAGCTCCTGATTTCAAACACTATGACCCAAAAGAACATGGATTCTATCAACAAAAGTTAGTAGAAGCATATCAGTATAGACAACCAAATTACTACAAAGGTATTAGTTGTAGTTGTTGCGTTGGTAAAGAAGCATTTGATTGGCAGATTGATTTACATGGTGGAGATGATGAGAGTTTAAGTTGGGCAAATCTATGGGTAAACGGAAACTATCCTCAATTTATATTTCAGACCCTACCTATTTTTTATAGTAAGAATGTGGTAATGGTATGTAATGAAAATGCTAACTTAGATAAACTACCATTTGTTATAAAAGATTTCAGAGTTGGGTATAACGCAATGATTAACGATTATGGCAAGATTGAAGACATCAAAAGCTGGATAAGAGATAATAACATAAAAAACCACCTATTCTTATTTTCAGCTTCAACATTCTCAAATTTGGCAATCTATGAATTGTTCAAAGAATTTCCTGAAAACTCTTATGTTGATATTGGAACTTGTTTGACACCAATGATGGATATGCCAACTGAAAGAGGTTACTTACAAGCATTTTGGAATTATAGAGGTGGGCAGGATATTCAAAAAGTATGTGTATGGAATTAGTAGATTGTACAAAAAAGTATTGGGAGTTTGTTAGAAATCTCCGTAATGATGAAAGAGTTAAGGATGGTTTTATTAAATCAACTTACATCACCGAAGATATGCAGGAAGCGTATATGACTGTTCACTACAAATATTATAGAATCGCATTGATTGATAATGCACCTGTTGGATATATTGGTGTGATTGATGATGATATTCGTATATGTGTACATCCTGCGTTCCAAAAAAGAGGAGTTGGAAAGTTTATGATTGAGGAAGGTATGAAAATATGGCCTAATGCGGAGGGCAAAGTTAAGTTAGGTAATGAAGCAAGTATGAATCTTTTTAAATCTTGTGGATTCAAAGAAGCATATGTAATATTCAAAAAATGATGACAAACTTAAAGAGTTCAATTACAAAAAAAGGAAAATATGTTTCTCAAATACTACACTTTGTGGGAGGTGAGAAACGGACATTCAATAACGTAGATACAGAATCCATTAAGCAAGGACAGTTTACTAAATTTGAAACAAAGGATGGTAGATTGGTAATGGTAAATGATAAAAATATACTTTGCATTGAAATAATTAAAGAAGAAGAATAATATGTTACACAATCCATATAAAGTAGTAAGAATGTTTGAGGAGGAAATAGCTGCATATACCGGCGCTCCTTACGCTATTTCAATTGATAGTTGTACTAATGCATTGTTTCTAATGTGTAAGTACAATGAAGTTAAAGAAGTAACCATCCCATCCAAAACGTATCTATCAGTACCACAATCAATTATACACGCTGGTGGTGAAGTTATCTTTGATAAGAGACCTGAAACGAATCATTGGGTAGGTGCATACCAATTAAAACCATATCCAATTTGGGATGCGGCTAAGAGATTAACAAAGGATATGTACATGCCCGGAACATTTATGGGATTATCATTTCACATCAAAAAGATTCTTCCAATTTGGAAAGGTGGTATGATTCTAACTGATAACGCTGACGCAGCTGATTGGTTTAAGAAAGCTCGTTACGAAGGTAGAAGTGAAAAATATTACAAAGAAGATGATATCACATTCAATGGTTGGAATATGTATATGACTCCACAACAGGCAGCACATGGATTGGCAATGTTTCAAAACCTACCACTACATAATTCGGACCAGGGTGAATTAAATGGTTATAGAGATTTAACCGAATTTACTGTATTCAAAAATAATAAAGTTATAGAATAATGAAGGTAGTTAAACACTTTGGTGGAGATGCACCCTATGGTATTATACCATATATACAAACAATATTTGATAAATTATCAGATGAAAACTCAAACGATTTATTCTTTAATGGAGTTCAGTTTATAGATGCCCCATATATGTTAGGTCAATATGAGGAAACTGGTAGAAGAGCATTATTAGCACATTGGTCTCCTTGTGAGTTTTTAGTAACTCCAAATTATTACTATTTGGATGCATATGAACACTTTACTGAAGTATATTGTGTTTGTCCATTTACTTGTGATTTTATGAACAAATACTATGGTTACGAAAAGTTTATATACGTTCCATATCCATATACAAATCATACATTAAAATCATTTGGAGAATATGATTCAGTATCTTCTTGGTTTGGTTCTATAAATGGAGATGAGCATGCTGGGGCAATTGATGTTATTAGTAAATTTCCTTACAAATATATTACATCACAGCAAAATACTTGGTTACATCATCCATATGAATATAACAAATGTACGCATGTTAATATTTCAACGGAAGATAAATTGAAAGAAGTAAGTAAGTGCAAAAGTTCACTTACATTTAATAAATTGTACAAATCACCCAATAGTCAATACAATCCTGGTATTGAGGGTAACAAACTTAAAATTTGGGAGCATAAATCGGAGGAGATATTACCTCAATTTAAAGTAAGAACACATGAAATTGCAACTTGTAAATCATTAATACTATGTAAAAAAGACCCTTGGAATTTGATTGAGGATTTTTACGAACCTGATAAGGATTTCATCTACTTTGATAACTTATCAGAATTAGAAGACATTTTACATGATGTGGATACTAACTTTGAAAAATATGTACCAATAATAGAAAGTGCATATCAGACGGTACAAAAATATTCAGTAGAGAATTTTTTTGAATTCGTAAAAACAAAAGACAAAAACTTAATAAATTGGAAAAATAAAAATTATGGCATACTTTAAAGAAAAAAATGTATTAGTAACCGGCGGTACTGGACTTGTTGGTAGAGAATTAGTAGAACTATTGGTAAAAGATGGTGCAAAAGTTACATCAATATCATTGGATGATAATAACTTTGAATCGGATTGGGATGTAAACTACATCAAAGGAGATATTAGAGATTTCCAAACTTGCGTAGATGTAGTTAAAGGACAACAATATGTATTCCACATTGCTGGTATCAAAGGTTCTCCTGTATTGGTAAAAGAATTACCTTATGTATTCTTTACTAACTTTATTCAAATGAACACATCTATGATTGCAGCTATGAACGCATCTGAAGATATGGAGTGGGGATTGTACACATCAACGGTTGGAACTTATGGACCGGCTGATGTATTCTATGAAGATAAATTGTGGGACCAAATGCCATCTCGTAATGATTGGTTCGCTGGTTGGTCAAAAAGAATGGGTGAGGTTATGATTGATGCATATCAACAACAAACTGGAAAGAGAAACATTTCAATTATCAAACCTGTAAACATTTATGGTAAGTTTGATAACTTTGATTTAAGAACTTCAACTTTAATTCCATCATTGGTAAGAAAGATTTCAGAGGCAACTGATACGGTTGATGTGTGGGGAACTGGGTTATCTAAAAGAGATATCATTCACGCTAGAGATGTTGCTAGAGCAGCAATGCATATGGTAGAACATAAAGTTGATTATTCAGTAAACATTGGTAAAGGTGAAGGTATTACAATTAGAGAGGTTGTAGAAACTGCAATTAAAGTATCTGGAAAGAGTTTAGATGTTGTATTGGATTCTACTAAACCAACTGGTGATGATGCTAGAGTTGCTAACATTGATAAATTAAATGGAACTGGTTTTGTTCCAACTGTATCATTGGAAGATGGGATTAGAGAAACTTATGAATGGTATCAACAAAACAAAAATTACAATGGAAGATATGATGCTTTCCACACAAACGATTACACAAATAAAATAGAAGAATAATGGCATATTACAATTGGTTTAATGAGTATTTTAAGGAGAAGCACAAAAACTCAACAACGGAAGAAATATTAGATGATGTATTTTTGATGTTAGAAAAAAGAGGTGGTGAATATTTGAAACACAACTATGAGAGTTATAAACAACTTTGGATTGACCCGCAAGAAGATATTGTGAATAGTAAACCACAAGTAATTCAGCAGATTAGAGAAGAGTTATATGATTTTCTTAAATTGTTAATTGAAAACAATGTTAAGAAGGTATTACAAATTGGATTGGGACACTTTGGTTCAACTCAATTTTGTTTAAGTTTGATTTGTGATGAGATTGTTACTGTTGAGTATGATATTAAAAACATAGCAAATTACGCAAATAGAGAGTTATTATATAACCAAAACAAAGAGCATTTTATCTATGGTGATTCTGCTGATGTTAATGTAATATCACAAGCTGCTAACTATGGTAGATTTGATGCAGTATTCATTGATGGTAATCATAGTTACGAATATGTTAAAAGTGATTACCAACACTATTCACCATTTGTAAAGCAAGGTGGTATTGTTGCATTTCACGATGCTTGTTTGGATGCAGATAGATATGGTACTCCAAAAGTTATTTCAGAGTTACAAAGAGAGGTAACACTTATTAAACATTCAAACGAAGTTGGTATAGCTTATTACATTAATTAATATGAAAAATTTACTAATATGTGGAGGTAGTGGGTTCATTGGGAGAAATTGCGTTGAGCATTTCTCCAAAGACCCAAACTATAAAATAACTGCTACTTATTTCTCCGAACAAAAATACGAACCAATTGATGGTGTTGAATTTGTTAAGGTTGATTTAAGAGATGAAGCAGCTGTAAAAGAGTTGATGAAAGGTATGGATATTGTTATTCAGGCAGCAGCAACTACAACTGGTGCAAAGGATGTAATCAACAGTCCATATTTGCATGTTACTGATAATGCGGTGATGAACTCTTGGATTTTTAGAGAAGCTGTATTAAATAAAGTAGAACATCTAATTTTCTTTAGTTGTACAGTTATGTATCAATCGAAAGATGTAGCTCAATCGGAAAATGATTGGTCAGCATCTGATAGAATCTATAAGAACTATTTTGGAGTTGGTAATACTAAAGTATATTTGGAGAATATGTGTGATTTCTATTCTCAAATCGGAGATACTAAATTTACTGCAATCAGACACTCAAATGTATTTGGACCATATGATAAGTATGATTTAGATAAATGCCATGTAGTACCTGCATTTGTTAATAAGATTATCAATTCTGAAAAAACATTAGAGGTGTGGGGTAATGGTGAAGCTAAGAGAGATGTTGTTTATATTGATGATTTAGTTGATATGGTTCAGAAAGTAATAGATAAGCAAGATAACAAATACGAACTATTCAATTGCGGTGTAGGTAGAGCATATTCAATTAGAGAATTGGCTGATGTATTGATGGAAGTTAATAATAAAGAATTGAAAATGCAATATGATGCATCTAAACCAAACATACCAACAACTGTAATATTAGATTGCCAAAAAGCAAAAGATGTATTAGGTTGGACACCAACTACTTCAATTACTGATGGTATGCGGAAGACAAGTGAATGGTATAAAGCAAATTACAAAGGAAGTACATTTATAAAATAAAATTATGATAACGAATCATACAGAAAAAACACTTATTAAGTTTGAAGAGAGAGTATGTGATACTTTTATGAACAAAGAGATATTAGCTCCTGTTCACTTATATAGTGGTAATGAAAAACAAATGATTGATATATTTCAGAACATCAAAGAAGAAGATTGGCTTTTTTGTTCTTGGAGAAGTCATTATCAATGTTTACTAAAAGGAGTATCTGAAGAATTGTTGATGGATGAAATTAAAAAAGGACATTCAATCTCATTAAACTTCAAAGATTACAAAATATTCTCAACTGCAATTGTAACGGGAAATATTCCAATCGCAACTGGTGTTGCTTTATCTAACAAATTAAAAGATAATGGTGAGCATGTATATTGTTTTGTTGGAGATATGACATCTGAAACTGGATGTTTTTCTGAAAACTACAAATATGCATTGAACTACGATTTACCAATTACATTTGTGATAGAAGATAATAGTAAATCAGTATGTACGGATACTTTAAAAACGTGGAAGCAGGATAAACTTACATATGAATCTGAAAGTGGAACGGAGTTTGATAAAATTATTTATTACAAATACGAAAATAAATATCCTCACGCTGGAACTGGTGTAAGAATACAATTTTAAAAATTAGAAAGATGAAATATTTTGATGAATTAAAAAGGTCAATGGAGTGGTTAGGTGAACAACCGAATACTATTTTTTTAGGACAAGCGGTTGAATACGCTGGAACTGCAATGACTAATACATTAAAGGATGTGAATCCTAACAAATTAATGGAAATGCCTGTTACTGAAGATATGCAAATGGGTATTACTAATGGGTTATCTATAAGTGGTTATGTACCAATTTCAATATATCCTAGATGGAACTTTTTGTTGTTAGCTGTAAATCAATTGGTTAATCATTTAGATAAACTACCATTGATATCGGATTACAATACAAAGGTAATCATTAGAACGGGTATTGGTTCGGAAAGACCGTTACATCCACAATTTCAACACATAGGTGATTATACTGAAGCATTTCAAAAAATGTTACCTAATGTTGAAGTTATTAGATTGGATGAACCTGAACAAATTTTTGAAGCATATCAAAAGGCTTATAATAGAACGGATGGTAAATCAACTATTTTGGTTGAGTGGGGAGATTTTTACAACGAAAAATAAATTATGGAAAACAATTTTAAAATGCCTTTGATGACCGATAATATCTTTAGAGATGATATCAATAATCTAATAGAGTTTCTTCAACAAGACCCAATTCCAAGACTTACTAATGGTCCGAAGATTTTCGAATTTGAACAAAAATGGAATGAGTGGTTGGGTACAAAGTATAGTGTGATGGTAAATTCAGGAGCATCTGCAAATGAATTAACTATGTTAGCATTAAGTTATATACATGGTAACGATGGAGAAATTATTGTACCACCATTGACTTGGATTTCTGATATATCATCTGTTGTATTTAGTGGATTCAAACCTGTGTTTTGTGATATCAATATGAAAAATCTTTCATTTGATATGGATAAGTTAATGGGTGTGATTACTGATAAAACAAAAGCAATATTTGTAACTCACGTTTTGGGATTAAATGCATTAACTGATGAGTTAATTGAATTATGTAATGAAAGGGGTATATTACTAATTGAAGATTGCTGTGAATCGCATGGAGCAACATTCAAAGGACAGAAAGTTGGTTCAATTGGATATGCTAGTAATTTTAGTTTTTACTTTGCACATCATATGAGTACTATTGAGGGTGGTATTATTAGTACAAATGATTACGAGTTTTATCAGATTCTTAGAGCATTACGTTCGCATGGAATGGCTAGGGAAATGAGTGATGAAACAATGAGACAAAAGTATATTGATGATAACCCAATGTTATCCAAAGATTTTATTTTCATAACACCATCTCACAATTTTAGAACAACCGAAATAAATGCAGTATTGGGATTAAGTCAATTACCTAAGTTAGATATTCAAAATCTAAATCGTGTTAGGAATTTTAATCACTTTATTGGTAATATAGATTCTGATAAATTTATAACTGATTTGGATATCGAAGGACAATCCAATTACGCATTTATTTTGATTATGAAAGATAAATCATTTGAATTAAGAGATAAGATTGAAAATACTTTATCAGAGCATGGTATTGAATTTAGAAGAGGATTATCTGGTGGTGGTAATCAATTATTACAACCATATATAAGAAAGAATTTTGATATCAATCACGTAGATTTTCCTAATATGGAACATATACATAACTTTAGTTGGTATATTGGAAATCACCCACATTTAGAAATGGAAAAAATTGATTCATTGGTAAACCTATTAAACGAAACAGTAAAATAATGATAACTTTTCACAAATTAGGGGAATTGGGTAGGTTAGGTAATCAGTTATTTCAATATGCTGCATTAAAAGGATTGGGTTTACGGAACGGATATGAGGTAGTAATACCAAATCCACAAACAATGAATTGGCATGGGCAGACTTGTTTATTAGACCAATTTAACATTGAAGCTGGGTATTTGGATGACCAGAATATGTCCCAAATCCAATATATGTATTCAGAACCAAATTGGAATAAATATGACCCTACCTTTTTTGAAATACCCGATGGCAGTACAATCGAAGGTTTCTTTCAGAGTACTTTTTATTTTGAAGGATTTGAAGAGCAAATTAAGAAAGAGCTAACGCCTAAATCGGAATTAGTTGAACAAAATAGAGAGTTCATAAATAAGATTAAATCTGAAAATGAAGGTTATGAAATAGTAAGTGTGCATGTTAGGAGAGGAGATAATATGACTAATGGTCAGACTGGTTTGATACAAGCATTTGAACCGGGTGGGATGTATGAACAATACTTTAACAATGCTAAAAAAGTTTTTGATGGTAAGAATGTAAAGTTTTTAGTGTTTACTGGAGGACAGAGATTCAACGAAGATAATTCAACTGATGTAGAGTGGTGTAAAAACTTCTTCAAAGGAGATGAGTTTTTGTTTTCGGAAGGTCAGCCACAAATAGATGATTTTTGTAGAATTATGTTATGTGACCACAATATACTTTCGCACGCTAGTAGTTTTGGTTGGTGGGCAGCATATGTAAATCCAAATCCAAATAAAATAGTAGTAGCTCCTGAATACTACCATCCAGATGAACCTGGTTTGAAAAGGGATAAGTTTTATCCAACGGAGTTTGTACAAGTTTAACAAAATAAATTATGAATTTAATATTTGATATAGGTTACAATGAAGGAGAATTTACTGAAGTTTGTTTTAGTAAATATCCAAACGCAAGTGTGATAGCGGTAGAAGCTAATCCAAATTTATGTAGTATGTTGAAAAGAGAATTTTCGGTAAATTACAACTTTTTATTACTAAACAATTTAGTATCCAATGTTGTAGGTGAAGAAATTGATTTTTATATATCTCACGAATCAACCGGAGTATCTACGGCATCTACCGAATTTATGAATAATTCCCGATTTACAAAGGGTAGTAAAAATGTAGGAGCTAATTCGGTAAATTGGGCACCTCCTGTTAAAATAGAATCCATAACAATTGATTCTATGATTGAAACATATGGTATACCTGATTTAATTAAAATTGATGTTGAGGGGTATGAATATACTGTGTTAAGTGGATTAACTCAAAAAGCTAGTGATATTTGCTTTGAGTGGCATGAGGAAGAAAAGGATAGTTTATACAAAATATTAGACCATTTACAAAGTATAGGTTACACACAATTTGGTGTAATTGGGTGGTTTGATGAAGGTGATGTATTTCCAAAAGCAACATTTTCTGATAAGGGAGACCCTTATTTAGAATACCCAAAAAACTTCTATACTTTGGAAGAATTAGAATTAGATAAATTAATACAACCAGAAAGAAGAGTAAATTACGGAATGTTTTTTGCACGATAAATAAAAACAAATTATGAATATAGAACAATTTAAAAACAAAAAGATTTTAATTACTGGAGCAGGTGGGTTTGTTGGCAGTAATTTAGTTACTGAATTAAAAACTCAAGGATTTACAAACCTATTAACACCAGCAACATCCGAACTTAATTTAATTAACCAATCGGAAGTTGAAAAATATTTTGAAGAAAATAAACCCGAAGTTGTATTACACATTGCTGGTTTGGTTGGTGGTATTGCGGCTAACAAAGCTAGACCAGGTGAGTTCTTCTACAACAATGCAATGGTTGGTATTAACATAACCCATTTTGCTTATAAATACGGAGCAGAAAAAGTGGTATCCTTAGCAGCGGGTTGTGGTTATCCAAAAGAAATACCCGTACCATTTTCGGAAGATGATTTTTGGAATGGATTACCTGATATGAATTCTTATGGATATTCATTGGCTAAGAAAAACTTAATAGTACAGGGTTGGGCATATAAACAACAATATGGATTTAATACAACGGTATTGATTCCTGCTAACTTATACGGACCTTATGATAACTTCCATTTAGAAAATTCGCATGTTGTACCAGCGTTGATTAGAAAGTTTTTGGCAGCTAAAGAATCCAACTCACCAACTGTTGAAGTTTGGGGAACTGGTAAAGCAACTAGAGAATTCCTTTTTGTAGATGATACGGTTAGAGCAATCATAGATGCTATGGCTTGTGATGAAGTAGGTCCTTTTAATTTGGGAACTGGTGTTGAGACATCTATCAAAGAATTAAACGAAACCATAGCTAAATTAATAGGTTATGAAGGTGAGATTGTTTGGGATACAACTAGACCGGATGGACAACCTAAGAGATTCTATGATATGAGTAAATTTAAAGAAACATTTGGTTATGTACCATCAACTCCATTAGAGGATGGATTGAAAAAAACAATTGATTGGTATTTGAACAATAAAGAAACCGCTAGATTATAATGAAAGAAATTAATTTAAAATATGAGATACCACAAAATGTAACCAAAGCTAGAATAGATGTGGGCATGTGTATGACATCCCCACATGCGGCTTTATGGTTTCATAAATATGATAATATATGTGTTATTGGTGTAGAACCAAATCCATATAATTACGAAAGATTATTTGATGGTGAAAACGGAATAAATGATTACAAAGTGGTAGTAAACGAAAATGCAGTAAAAATAAATAATGAAACTGTATGTAATTATGTTGAAAAGGGTAATTACTTTTTTCCAATTGAAGCCGCAATTGATAATGTGGATGAGGTTTGTACAAAAACATTCTATTGTACATCAATGTTAAATACAGGATGTTCATCTTTGCATAAACCAATAGATGGTTCAGCTGGATTGAATGGTGTTACTACTGAAAGTGAGGTTGATGTAAATGTTATTTCATTGAAAATGGTATTAGATAATTTTCCTTGGGATAGAATACCTGCAATAGAATTATTAAAAACCGATACTCAATCAAACGATTTGAATGTAATCAAAAGTTGTAAAGAGTATTTAAGTAAAATATGTTTTATACATTCTGAATATTATGCACATTCTTCATACGATGGTGAAAAATCACAAAATGAATGCTTTGTAGAGTTTGACAATTATATGAAAGAAAATAATTTTAGATGTTATTATAATAGTGCTACTGATGCTAGTTATATAAACAACGATTTATTAGAATACATATTTGCAAACAGCGTACTCAATGATGTGTTTGAATTTCAAAATGGTTATAATTTTATATAAAATATGAAGAGAGTTTTAATTACAGGTGGAGCTGGTTTTATTGGTTCGCATCTTACAAAAAGATTAGTTAAAGAAGGTTACAATATTACGGTAATCGATAATTTGGAAAGAGGTAAGGCTGAATTTATATCAGATGTAATAAATGATATTAAATTTGTTCAAGCTGATTTAAGAGTTTGGGATGATGTAAAGGATTTGTTTTTAGATAAGGATATAATAATCCACTTAGCTTCTAAAGTTGGTGGTATTGGTACTTACTTATCTAAACCATATGATGTGATGAACGCTAATATGGAAATGGACAGTAACGTATTAAGGGGTATCATTGAAAATAAAATCACTAAATACTTTTACGCATCATCAGCACACATTTATCCAAAGGAATTGCAAACGATAGCCGATTCTCCAATGATTAAAGAATCAGATGCATATCCAGCCAATCCAGAACTAACATATGGTTGGGCAAAGTTAATTGGTGAAAAGGCAATTGAATCTGCGGTAGTTGAGTATGATTGGATGAATGTAGCAATTGCAAGATTCATTGGTATCTACGGACCAAATCAAGATTTCCAATTAGAGACAGGTTCGGTTATTCCGGTGTTTTCACATAGAGGTGTGAAGTATCCCGAAGTACCATTTAGAATTTGGGGAACTGGAACTGAAACCCGTTCGTATTGTTTCATTGAAGATGCATTGGATTGTATTCAAAAAATGGTTGAAGCATTGGATACTAAGCAATTGGTTGGACCTTACAATGTTGGAAAGGGTGAGAGATGTACCATATCAGATATAGCAGAGACTGTTGTTGATATTAGTGGTAAATACATCCAAATAGAATACGATACAACAAAGAACACAGTAATTTGGGGACAGTGGTGTGATTGTAGTTTAGTAAAAGAAGAGTTGGGATGGGAAGCAAAGACTTCGTTGAGAGAGGGATTGGAAGTAGTATATAACGATATAAAAAATAGATTAGTATGAGCAAAGAAAAAGTTTTAATTACCGGCGGTGCTGGGTATTTAGGTTCTACATTAACGGAGCACCTATTAAATGAAGGTTATTCAGTAACGGTATTGGATAATCTATCTTACAAACAATTATCACTATTACACCTTTTCAAAAGAGAAGGTTTTAAATTTGAGATGGGTGATGTAAGAAACAAAGAATTACTACAAAAGTTAGTAGGGGAGCATGATGTGATTATTCCATTAGCTGCAATCGTTGGAATGCCGGCATGTAAAGCAAACCCTGATTTGACAATAGCAGTAAATTATCAGCAGGTAGTTGATGTGATTGAAGTCCTAAGAGATAACCAAAAGTTAATCTTACCAAATACTAATTCACAATATGGTTCATCTGATTCAATCATTACCGAAGACTCACCATTTAATCCATTATCATTATACGCAGAAACAAAATGTAATGCGGAGAATGCTTTATTAGCAAATGGAAATGGTGTATCATTGAGATTGGCAACGGTGTTTGGTGTATCACCTCGAATGAGACAGGATTTGTTGGTAAATGATTTCGTTTATAAAAGTGCAGTAGATGGTTACTTAGTGTTGTTTGAAGGACACTTTAAGAGAAACTACATTCACGTTCAGGACATAGCTAGAACATTCCAATTCATCATTGAGAATTATGATGCTTGTAAGGGCGAGGCATTCAACGTAGGATTATCAACTGCTAACTTATCAAAGTTGGAATTGGCAGAAAAGATTAAATCACATATACCATCTTTGGTTATTAAGGAAGATGATTTCAAAGAAGATTTTGATAAAAGAAACTATATCGTATCAAATGATAAGTTAGAGAGTAGAGGTTGGAAACCTATTTACGATTTAGATTATGGTATCAAACAATTGTTAGAAGCATACAAAGTAATTATTAAATATAACAACAAAAACTTTACAAATTTATAATATGGAAGAGAGAAAATATTTACCAACATTAAGTGAATTGATTGATAGATTATCTATTGTTCAATTAAAAGAAGTATTCATTACAGACCACAAAGCAGAATATGCTGAAGAGATTGCAGCAATTGTGCATGATATTCAATTGTATTTGGATGAGAGTACGGAAGCTGTAACTGCCGAAACTATTAGAGCAGTTGTAGTTCTTTCACAAATGAACTTACATATTTGGCATAATGAATCCAACTATCGTAAAGGAATCAGAGATGGTAACAACTTGGAATTAACACATGGATTAAATGGTATTCGTAACGTAGCTAAGAACAAAATCCAAGAGGTGAATGGTGGTAGAAAAGATTACAAAATTGATTGCTTAGCAGCAGAATTTAAAGATTGGGAAATTAGTTGGTAATATGAATATATTAGTTATAGGAGATAGTTGTATTGATGTTTATGTTTATGGTAAAGCAGATAGACTTTGCCCTGAAGCACCCGTTCCTGTGTTTATCCCTAAAAGGGAGACACGGACGGGTGGTATGGCAGCTAATGTATTTGAAAACATAGAATCATTGGAAGTGGACGTTCATTTAGTTACCAATGAGAATCCGGTAACTAAAACCCGATATGTGGAAGAAAAGACAAATCACCAAATCATACGAATAGATTCCGAAACATCCGCTATCCCAAGAATTAAAAATTTGGATAAGATTAAGTTTGAGGATTATGATGCAGTTATTATATCGGACTACAATAAAGGGTTATTAACATATGAAGATATTCAGTTCATTTGTAAATCACATCCATCGGTTTTCATAGATACTAAAAAGATTGTCAATGAATATATGTTAGATGCCAAATTCATTAAGATAAACGAATACGAATATGCAAACAACATAGCAGCTGGACAGTATTTCAAAGAGTTCTATGATAAGTTAATTGTAACTATGAGTGGAAAGGGATGTAAGTATATGGAAACCGAATACAATGTAGATGAGGTGGAGGTTAGAGATAATAGTGGAGCTGGTGATACATTCATATCAGGTTTAGTAGTTGAGTGGTGTAGGAGTGGTGATATTGGTAAAGCAATATTATACGCAAACGAATGTGCTACGATAGTGGTACAACACAAAGGAGTAACAAAAGTAGGAAATTATATTAAGAAATGACAAAGAACCAACCAATAAGTTTTATTATACCCTGCCGAAATAACTTACCTTATTTAAAGCAGGCAGTTAGTAGTATTGAAAAACACTATGGAACATATCACCACATCATTATATTAGATGATGCATCAACCGATGGTACTTGGGAGTGGATAAACTCGTTAGAGGGAGAACACTATACAAAATATCGTAATGAATCATCAGATAGAGTTGGACATACAGTTTTATATGATGTTGGTATTAAATTGGCAACAACACCGATTGTTACAATTTTACATTCGGATATGGTAGTTACTGAAAACTATGTTGGTAATATGTTAAAGCACCTAAAACCGATGACGGTAGTGAGTGCTACTCGTATAGAACCACCACTACACCCACCGGGACCCGAAAAGTATGTAATGAACTTTGGATTGGAAGTTGATGAATTTTTTGCAAAAGAAGATGCATTTACACACTTTGTTGCTACATTGGAAACTCAAAATGAAGGGTTGGTAACATATGGTATATTTGCACCTTGGATGTTATACAAAGAAGATTTTACATCAATAGGTGGACATGATTTATTGTTTGCACCTATGGAGTTGGAAGATTCGGATATATTCAATAGAATGGATTTAGCTGAATATAAGTTGGTACAAAGTAGAGATGCATTTGTATATCATATGACTTGTAGAGGTAGTAGATTCAAAGATGGTATTGAAATTGAAAGAGAGATACCACTACCGGATGGAACAATTTGGTACAAACCCAAAGATTCGGTAGAATATACAAAATTAAGAGAGAATAAGTTCAGAGAGTGGTGGAGAAAATGGCATACAAATGTGTTGCACGATGATAATATGCTACCAATAGTACCAAATAGATATGATACTACGTTTGTAATTATAAATTGTACACCACAATTACTTTCTGTATTAGAACCTTGGTGTGATAGAATATATGTAGATTGTGAATATAATTCCTATATTGAAAGTGAAAGTAAAGAAACTATGTTTGATATATCTAAAAAAGTTTATTCGGTAAATGATGAATTGTTTGGAGATGTGGTAGTTAAATTTGATGGTTCTAAATTAACGCAAGAACATTATCAGCAATTTATTATGAATCTGCCATTTGTAATTCAACAAAACGATTCAGTTGGTACATTTGATTGGGATATATTTGAAATAGAGATATATAAATTAACAACAAAAGATATGATTAAGCCATTCTTTAAAAACGTATTTTAAAATGAAAAAAAGAACATTAGTTTGCATACACGTAATGCCATCCGAATTAGAGATGTTTGAACGATTTATGCAACAATATCATAAAGCATTTCAATATTTGGATGAGAACGATGATGTGACACTTAAAGTAACACTTAACTTAAATCCAGAACTAACTGATTGGGATAACAGTGAATTTAAGCAAGGATATTTTGTTGCAAGATTTGGTGTATTATTCAATGGTGTTAAAAATATAAATGAGGTAATATTAGATACATCATGTTGGGGAACTACACAACAAAAAAGAGAAAGTTATAAGTTAGATTATGACCAATTTATATTTGTGGATACTGATATTTTGATGCATGAGCATATGTTAAAATATCAATTAAATGTATCTTATCAATTGGATGGTATTTACATATTATCACCATCATTACCAAAATGGTGGGATGATAGTTGGGAGGATTTATGCCATTCTGATTACAAAGATAAGCCATATGGTTATGCTATGGATGATAAAGGGGTTGCTGATAACACATTGGTTCAAGAAATAAAAGCTGTAACTGCAAGAGAAATCGCAACTATTAAATTTGGATGTGGTATGCATACTCTATACTCTAAATCATTTTGGGAATTGGTTGGTATACCTGAATCATTTAAAGGTTATGGACCTGAAGATACATACGGAATGGCGGCATCAACGGTAGGTAATAAGTTGGGAGCTGGTATTAGACAATTTGTGTTAGATGGGGTGTATATTACCGAAGATTATTTTAATAGAACTCCATCATATTCGGATAAAATTAAACCAATTGATAAAAAGAAAGAGTTTTATGATGCCGCACATGAATTGGGACAGGAAGAGGTAAAGAAATTTGTAGCAAAACTTATCGAAAATCAATCGAATAATTAAATTTTTATATTTATATCTATAAAATTAGGTAAAATAAGTAGAATGGGACAAAAGATATCAGAAAAACAAATGAAGGAGGAAATCCGTTCAGTAGTTAGACAAAATATAAAAGAAGTAACTACAAATGATTGGCACTACAAAGCAATCATGTCAATATGGGATAAGGGTGGTTCATTCACTCGTAAAAAAATTGGAGCAGTAATATGTGCTGACCCAAAAGCAGATAGAAGAGATGTTGAAGATGCATTAAGAAACTCTGGATATGATGAAGTTACCAATGTTACTGATAGATTAAGAATTGAAGGTGTGATTAAAGAAGAAGATTCAATTCCCGGTGGTTTAGCAAAAGGAATGACTCTTAATGATATTGCAGAGAAGCACGGAATGAGTGTTGATATGTTAGTAGCAGAATTTAAGAAAGGTATCCAAACCGAAATGGAACACACAACGGATAGAGAGATGGCTAAGGAAATCACAATGGACCACCTATTCGAAGACCCACAATATTATACAAAGTTAGCAACGGTAGAGGAATATGTTGATGATAAAGGTGTAGAACACGTTGCAGCAGCATTACCACAAACTGAAGAAGAGCCAATCAAAGAAGGAGAAGATTCCGAAGAAACACTAAGAGGTTTGAAAGAAATGGCAATGGGTGATTTGGAAAGAATTGCCGATTATGCAAATATGATTTTGGAAAGAATGGGAGAAGGACAGAACTTAGATTCTTGGATGTATTCTCAAATCACATTAGCAGTAGACCAATTAAATTCAGTACACGATACAATGGATGGTACTGATGGTAAGAAAGAAGAAGTGAAGGAAGGTAAGATAAACGAACTAACTGGAAACGAAAGGCAAATTAAAAACGGAAATCCTAATAATATATTTTATATATTCTATAAAGGGCAATTTGCAGCAGAATATTGGGCAATGAATCCCAGTAATTTGTTTAGAATATATTGGGATAAATTCAAAGTAAGAAGACCAGCTGGTTCTCAATTCAAATTAAATCCAGAATTTATAATTGTCCCTAAAAAAGAGTATGATAATAGTACATCAAATCGTTACGCAAAATTAAAACCATATGTAGATGAGTTTTGGGATAAATTACAAAACGAATCGGTAAACGAAAACTTAGATAACTATTCTAAAGATGCAATAACTGATATGATTGTAAACCTTAGTAGATATGAGGGTAATGAGAAATTAATTGCAGATTTAAAAAAAATACTAAAACAAAGAAGTTTAGGTAAACTAAAAAAAGAACAATCGGTAAATGAAGGAACTGAATCTGATATCATAGCTCAAATCAAAAATATTGCAAAGACTCATCAAAACAATATAGTAATAGACCCGAAGAGTGGTAAGAAAATGAGAGTAGATGCATTTTCAGCATCCGCAATCGCAACGGTATATGATGCATTAAGTGATTCTAATAAAGAAAAGTTCTTAGCATCTGGGTTATTGGGAATGCAACAAATGGCAATGAAATTACTAAAAAAATAATGGATAATAATATATACTCGGTATTAATTACAGCAATCACAGTCTTAGGTGGAGCATCGGCTTGGAGATTCTACGAAAGAAAAGCAGATAATAGACAAAAAGATGAAGATTTTATCAGACACGATTGTAGAGATAGAATTTCAAAGTTAGAAGCATTATTATCATCATCATCAGCTGAAAAAGATGAACTTCGTAAAATGATTATTGAGATGACTGCACAGGTTGCAGAGTTGAGAGTTAAGGTTGAGTTCTTAACTGCGGAGAATCAAAAGTTATCTAAGCCTGCTAGTAAAAAAATATTAAACGGTTAAAAATAATCGATAAAATATTTGGTAATGTAAAATAAATTACTTACCTTTAGTATATGATAAGTAGAACCCTATTTTTAGAAAGCAAGAAACTTCGAGTGTACGATTTTGATGATACTTTAGTATTTACAAACTCATTTATTTACATTACACACTCAAACGGAGGTAAATCCAAACTAACACCCGCACAATACGCAACTTATAATGCTAAGCCGGGTGATGTATATGACTTCTCTGATTTTGAGAAAGTTAAAAATCCAAAAATTATTAAGGGAGTATTTGAACTCCTAAAGAGAATGACTGAAAAGGATAGGGGTGATAGAGGTGTTTACATCTTAACCGCCCGAAGTGCTTACAAACCTGTCTACGATTTCATTCGCCAAAGTGGTATTAGAGGTGTTAATGTAATTGCATTGGGTGATAACAATCCTGAAAAGAAAGCAGATTGGATAGAACAACAAATTAGAGATGAGGGATACGATGATGTGTTCTTTATCGATGATTCACTCAAAAACATTCATGCAGTACGAAACCGATTAAAGAAGTATCCAAACGTAAAGCAAAAGATTCAGCACATAAAGCACGACTAGTAGTTAAATTAAAAAGTTTATATTTATATTATATAACCAAAGATGATGATAAAATTAACTCAAATATTAACTGAAGCAACCGATTTCAAAGTATATCACAAATCTTATACGGAAGCAATCCAAACCGCTAAAGAATACGCTTTGAAAAAAGGGTATATGGTAGATGATGATGATTCCTTTAGAAAGATTGGAATGGGTCCTCGTAAACCATCTGAAGGTAAGAGTGTTAGAGTTTCGGTAGAGTTGACAAAAGGTGATAAACCAACAAAAAAACAATTACACATTCAGGTATACGGAATGAAAAACGGATACGAACTTAACTGCTATATAAACTAATGATAAAATTAAAAAACTTATTGAACGAATCTACCGAATCGGATAAAGCAAAGGATGTATATAATAAAGCTGTTGATATTCAAAAAGAAATAGATTCATTGGAAAAACAAAAAAACTCTCTTGTAAATCAATATACTGATTTGCGTAAAGGTTTATTAAATGCCGAATATGATACATTGATTTCTAATGCAAAAAAACTATATCCAAACGCAAAAAGTGTGAAAAAAGTTGGAGATGGGGTATTGGTTCAATTACCAAAAGGTGAATTTATTGAAAAACCATTTGATGTAGCAACTAAACTTTCATCCGAAACAGGAACTTCTTCATCGGTAAAAGTTGCAGGTAAATATGACATGGCTAAACCAGGTTCATATTCTGCTACTGTATTTAATGGGTTTTTTGCAGAGTTTAGTGTTCCATATATTAAATCGGTAACAAATTTACCAATATTTGATGCAAGATTTCCTAAAAATATAAACTAATGATAAAATTAACACAACTAAACGAAGCATCAGAAGTTCAATTAACTGATTTACAGCCAACGCAACAAAAGCAAGTTAAAGCGTTTGAACAATTGTTAGGTGGTAAAGTAGATTCTATATTCGATGGTATTCACGGATTTATCGTAGAAATAAAAGTAAGTGGAGGACACGGACCTTATAGATTTGATGCGGATGATTTGAAAAAATTAATAGCATTAAAAATTCGTTGGGTAGAGGCAGATGGTGATTATATTTCAGTAGCATTCTAGTGATAAAACTAAAATCCATATTGAGTGAAGACCTATTTGGAACATCTCTAAAAATGAAACCACACGAAGCCTTAATGGTTAAATCGGTGGTTTCTTTTATGATGGATAAGTATAATTTTACTGCAAAGATAATAATAAAGAAAAAGGATAAAGTGGGGATGATTGGTGATATATCCTTAAACTCAAATTCGGTAGATGGGAATAAATTTTATTTACATTTCAATCCCAATCAATCCTATAAGAGAATTATCCAATCTATGATACACGAATTAACTCACGTTAAGCAGGTATCCAAAAATGAGTTACTACCAAACAAAGATTATACTTCTATCTTATGGAAAGGTAAAGAGTATATAACAGCAAAGGATTATGGTAAGTTAATGAAATCCGATATCCAAACATATATGAAACTGCCGTGGGAAGTTGAAGCAAACGGAAATATGAATAGTTTATATTCTACTTTTATTGGTTCTAAACATTGGAAAGAATTAAAAGGTAAAGATGATACAATGGATTATATAATTGATAATATTTAATAGTATGATAAAGTTAAAAGATTTACTTTTTGAAAGGGAGATTGATATTCCAAAAAACAAATGGACTCCTATAATGAGGTCAGAATTACCTGATTTCAAACAACAAATATACGATTTGATTTCAACTGCTTATGCTCCCATAGGTGGACACTCAAATGTGAAAGATAAAGATGATTTGCCGGGTGAAGGTGATTTCTTCGATGTGATAGATGTAGATGGTGATGATGAGATAGATGCAGCAACGGTAGCAAAACACAAATCAGCTGGTAAGAAGTTTGTGGCATTAGGACACGATGGTTCTTCGGCAGGTAAATCTGCAGCAGTAAATCATCAAGTAGATAAACTAAAAGGTAGTGGATACTTTGTAGAGGTATCTGGTAAGATGAAAGATATTCTAATGGGTAAGGGATTACAACCAGTTACCGATGAGAAGACAGTTCGTAAGGCTCTACCTAACAAAGATATTAAGTGGAATGGTGATGGTACATACGATAGAAAGATTGGTGGTACTATACACACTAAAATGATGTTTGGAAAACCAAGATGATAAAGTTAGGTAACATAATGAACGAATTGGAAATCCCCTCCGGAAAATGGGTGGATATGAAAATGAGTGATATTGATGCATCTGGAATGAAACTTATTTGGTCAATGTACAAAACTGCATACAAAGGACAGGGTTTGGACTTATCAGCAGGTAGTGCTAGTGAAATGCAATCAAAGTACAAAGCAATTATGTTAATAGATGTGGATGATGATAAACAACCTGATGCATTCATTGTATATAAAATAACACCATTTGGTAAAAAAATAGCATTACTTGCAGCTAATATAAAGAAGCAAGATGCTAAACGAGCAGTAGTTAAGAAATCAATAGAATTAGCAAAGACAAGTGGTTGGTACATTGAGGCAAGTGCAAAGATGGAAGATATAATGAATTCCGCAAATGCACCTGTTGTGAGAGATGAAGAAAAGATACTTGCTATATTAGGAAACGAAAAGAAACCCGAATTTGTAGGTGATGGATACTACACTCGTTCACTATCTAAAGTGGATAAACGTATCACAAAAAGAATCTACGGAAAACCAAAGTAATCCTAACACCTTTTTATTAAAACTCTTATATTTATATAGTGAAGAACTATACATAAGAATTTTATATAATGGCGAATAAAAAAATAACCGAATTACCTTTAATCCATCGAGTATCTGGTTCAGTTGGGTATCTACCAGGTGATTTAAAATCCGTAATACCAATTGTTGTTGCTGGAACTACTACTCAAATGATAGCTGAGGACTTTAGTAAGTTTGTAAATGCATATAATGCACATACTGGTTCAGCTGGTAACACATTCAAAGGACCTCAAACAATTCAATCAACTTTATCGGTAACACAAAATGCGTATGTTGGTGGTAATTTAGTTGTATCTGGTACATTAACTGCGCAAGAATACTATTCAGAAATAACATCGGCATCCATAATTTATTCCGAAGGTTCGACTATATTTGGTAATACTTGGGATGATACTCATACATTTACTGGTTCTATTATACTAAATGGTATATCTTTAAATAATCAAAGTAATAGAATAAATCAAGCAACTGCATCTTTGCAAGCATTTAGTGCTTCTCAAGATGATAGAAATTTTGTTTTAGGTATTGTAACTGGTTCAATAAATAGGGCAACCGCATCTTTACAAACATTTACCGCTTCTCAAGCTGATAGAAATTTTGTATTATCGATTGTAACTGGTTCAATAAATCAAGCAACTGCTTCAATACAAGCTCAAACTGCATCTTTATTACAATTTACCGCTTCTCAGGATAGTAGAAATTTTACATTATCACAAGTAACTGGTTCATTTAACTATTTTTATCAAGCATCGGCATCTTTACAAACATTTACCGCATCACAAGCTGATAGGAATTTAGTACTATCTACTGTAACTGGTTCAATAAATCAAGCAACTGCTTCAATACAATTACAAACCGCATCATTATTAGCATTTACTGCTTCGCAAGATGGTAGAAACTTTACATTATCTCAAGTAACTGCTTCATTTAACTATTTTTATCAAGCAACTGCATCTTTGCAAGCATTTAGTTCTTCACAAGCTGATAGAAATTTGATATTATCTACCGTAACTGGTTCGATAAATCAAGCAACCGCATCGATACAAACACAAACTGCATCATTATTGGCATTTACCGCTTCGCAAGATGGTAGAAATTTAACACTTTCAACTGTAACTGGTTCTCTTATAGGAATCACAAATGGTTTGATGGCATTTACTGCGGCATTGGATAATACATACGCAACTGATGCACAATTATACCAATTATATCAGGCAACTCGTTCATTAGAATTACATAGTGGTTCAATGGTAGGTGTGACAAATGATTTGATGCAATATACAGCTTCTTTGAAGAATAGTACAATAGTATCTTCATCAACTCAAATATTTACTGGGTATGATTACGAAATTCACGTTAGTCAAGTAGACGGAAACGATACAACTGGTAATGGTGATTTACTTACTCCGGTTGCAAGTATTACAAAGGCTTTACAAATTGTTTCTTCATCGTACTTATCAACTGATAGAAGAACGATTATTATACATCCCGGAACTTATACCGAAAGTCCAACCGTTACTTTAGCAAACACTTATATCTTTGCTTTGGGATTATTGGGAGCTAATACGGCAATTGCTGGAACTCTAACAATAAACGCAGCGTGTCGTGTTTCTGGTATAAAAATGACTAATTTAGTTGTAAACACTACATCACCTGTATATATCAATAACACAACAGTAGATACTCAAATGACGGTTACTAATACCGGTTACTTAGAAACTACGGGTTGTTCTTTCCAATGTCCTAGTGGGGTAACGGTTAGTGGAGCAGCACCAGGTGTAGTATTTAATTCTACTACATTATGGGGTCTTGTTGTAAATAACGCTTCGGCTGTTGTAGTAGTAAGAAATTCTCCGCAAGTGTTAGTTGCTACGGTAACTGCTGGAAATTTAGCACTATCCAATACTTTATTATTTTCATCTACTCCTACTGGAAACGCAATTACTACAAGCGCTGGTTCGGTTGTAACCTTATCTAATTTAAATATTCTTGATAATACTGGATTGGCGGTTGCTAGAGTAAGTCTTTCAGGCTTTTATTCAATTATTGATGTTGTATATGATAAACCAAATTCAACTTTAGTGGCTTTATCGGGAACTGGTGGCCCTCTTAACGCAATTGATTATTTCCAATACATAAACGCTGATAAATTTATTACGCAAGGTGGGACGGGTTATCAATTTCTAAAAGGAGATGGTTCTCTTGATTCTACAATGCCATCATCATTACAACAAACAACGGCATCATTAAATTTAACTACTGGTTCAATCAAAGGTGAGATAGCTGGTATAGAAGCATATACATCATCGTTAAAAGCAGCAATAAGTGTAAGTGGTACTAATGTTCAAATTATTGGAGATTTGAATGTAAACAAATTAAACGTACAATATATATCATCTTCAGTATTAGTAACATCTGGTTCTAACATATTTGGTGACCAATCTACGGATAAGCATGAGTTTACTGGTTCGGTATATTTACAAAACTCTTTGATATTAGGTACTGAAGTATTGGGTAATGCTGGGTTGAATTCAGTTAGTAGTTCATTGATTGGTATTACAAATGGTTTGATGACATTGACAGCATCATTAAAATCACAATCTATATTAAGTGGTAGTGGTTTAACAAATTATATTCCAATTTACAATGGTACTACCGCATTAAGTAGTAGTATAATATTCCAATCTACGGGAAGTATTGGAACGGGTGGTAAGGGTATTACTATTGGTAGTGATGTAGCAATGTATAAGTTTGCAGTAAATCCTATTGCTAATACATATTTTGGTATAGGGTACACCGATACCGATAGTGTATTTATGACTGCAGTGGATAACACTTATTTACCAAAACCAATCGTTTATGCTGCATCATCTTACAAATGGTACGCCAACTCATTGACAAGTACATACAATTTAACAATGGTTATCCAATCAGCATCACTAAATGTAGGATTTGGTGGTATTGAGAATCCATTACATAAAGTTGATATTAGTGGTAGTGCTAGAGTATCGAATGGAATGACGGTTAGTGGCTCATTATTAGCAAGTGGTTCATCTCACACAATACAAAATGGTTATGTAATACTTCAACAAGTTTCACAAAGTTTGAATTTTGTAGATGATACGGCAGCAGCAGCTGGTGGTGTACCATTGGGTGGATTGTATAGAAATGGAAACTTCATAGTAATTAGAATAGTATAAAAACAATAAAATAATACGAATATGCCTTTAATATTATCAGGTTCAGTAGACATAAGTGGTTCAATGACCGCAACAACAATAATAGTATCCGCAGCAGGTGGAGGAGGGATGGTATCATCTTCACAACAAATACAAAACTATAATCTATTTGCGGTAACATCATCGGCAAATACATTCTATGGTAATCAAAGAATAACTGGTTCACTAAATGTAAGTGGAAGTTTAATAGTTGGTGGAACGGATGTTACGCATTATATTGGTGAATCATATGGAGGGGGAATTGTATTTTATGTATATGATGGTGGTAAGCATGGGTTAATAGCAGCAACATCAGACCAATCTTCTGGAACAACTTGGTATAATGGTGGTTATGCAGCTGCAAATACGCCATTTGATGGTATTAATGCTGGTATAAGAAATACTATAAGTATCACATCCGTTTATCAAACAGGAAGTTACGCTGCTGAAATATGTGCATTTTTTAATGGTGGAAATTTTGGTGATTGGTATTTACCAAGTAAATATGAGTTAAATTTACTATATCAACAAAAAACAATTGTAGGTGGATTTGCAAATGATTCTTATTGGAGTTCTACGGAGTTACATCCAAATAATGCTAGAGCATCAACTCAAGCATTTACAAATGGAGTTCAAAACAACCACGATAAAAGTTCTACATTCCCTGTCCGTGCCATCCGTGCTTTTTAATTATTGGAAAACAACTAATTAACCAATGAAAGAATATAATGTTGCATTAAAAGCCGGAGTAGATTACGATGGATTTTGGGAAGATATGGAGACCGAAAATGATGGACTCCTATACATTCCAAATCGTAAGGTAGAGTTTACAAATGAAAGACCTTCTTCTCTTCGTCAATGTTGGTATTTGCTGACAGATGAAGAAGCAGAATCACTAAGAGGAGATGAAAGAGTATTTTGTGTAGAGATACCACCCGAACATAGGGATGATATCGTAATGGGGTTTAGAGCAACTCAAATCGCAGACTTTACCAAAACCACATCAGATAGTGGGGCATTTACCAATTGGGGTTTAATTCGTTCATCAAATACAACAAACGTTTATGGTACTGGTACAACTACCGCATTAAACTACGATTACACATTGGATGGAACTGGTGTGGATGTGGTTATTCAGGATAGTGGATTACAAGTTGACCATCCCGAATTTACGGATGTCAATAATAATACTAGAGTCCAACAACTAAATTGGGGTACATATAGTGGTGGGGCATTTACACAAAACGCAAATCATTATAGAGATTACGATGGACATGGAACTCACGTAGCAGGTACTGCTTGTGGTAAAACATATGGTTGGGCAAAGGGAGCACAAATATATTCTCAAAAGTTAAGTGGATTAGAGGGAAGTGGTGATAGTGGTACTGGTATTAGTATTACTTACGCATTTGATGCTATTAAGACTTGGCATAGTTCTAAGGCGGGAGCTAGACCTACGGTGGTTAATATGAGTTGGGGATATGGTACATTTTACAATACCGTAACCTCATTAACTTATAGAGGTACAACATATTCGGATGCTAACACAACTGGAAACTCAAGTTATCGTTTAACTAATTACGGATTATACCCATCTTCTGGTGCATATGGGGGATACACTTATGTTACCAATGTTAGAATAGGTTCGGTAGATACTGATATTGAAGAAATGATTGCGGCTGGAATTGTAGTTTGTATAGCAGCTGGTAATCGTTCTCATAAAATCGATGTTAGTGGTGGTTCAGATTATAATAACTATGTAAGTACCGACCAGGGTACTAAATACTACAATAGAGGTTCATCTCCTTATAGTGATAATGCATTTATGGTAGGTTCTATGGATAGTACTACATTTAGTGCAGAATTTGACCAAAAGGCAACTTATTCCGAAACTGGACCAGGTGTTAATATTTGGGCACCTGGTACTGATATTATGAGTGCTACATCAAATACAAACGCATTTAGTGGACAGAATTATCATTTGAACGCATCCTTTAAGCAAGTTAATATTAGTGGTACATCAATGGCATCACCGCAAGTAGCTGGAGTGGCTGCATTATATTTACAAAAATACCCAACAGCAACACCCTCATATACTAAATTGCAGTTACAATTGGCTACGGGTAATAAAATATACACTACGGGGGTGAGTATTGATTATTCGGATAGTAGAAGTTTATTAGGTTCATATCAATATGTATTATATAGTGCATTCCAAGCAGAATCATCAACTTCTCCATTGTATACTGTACAACCCGATTTGGTATTTGGAGGTACTAACATATCATTTGGTGGTGCTGGACTTAGTTTTGTATAGAATAATTTAAAAAGAGAATACTTATAATTGTTATAAATAAAGACAAGTTATGATATATTGGTTTACGGGACAGTCTGGTGCAGGTAAAACTGTATTAGCTACTAAATTAAAAGAATTTCTTCAAACGGAAAAACGAAATTGGAGAAAGGATGTATTTCAAATCGATGGTGATATTGTAAGAGAACTCACCAATAATCAAGACCAATCCGAAGTAGGGAATATCGAAAACATAAAGGATACACAACTAATAGCCGAATACATACATAATTCAGGTTCAGATGTAGTTGTATCAATGGTAACTCCATACAAAGAATTAAGAGAAGGGTTTAAGGCACAAATCGGTGAAAGGATAGTAGAGATATATGTGTACACTACAAAAAAGAAATTAGTACAATCCCCATCAGATTACGAAACGCCGGAGGAAAACTTCTTTGAAATCAATACAACATCAGATAACCCAACCCAATCATTTTCCAAGCTAATAAATTATCTAAAAGATATAGATAAATTGTAAGAAAAAATAAAAATGATATACTTATATAAAAGAATAAATTAGTATATCAATTTAGTTATGGAAGAAGAATTGGAGGATGATGGGTTTTCGAACTACAATCCAAAGAAAAAAAATCATTATTTTATACCAACCAATCGTAAGAGGGGTGTTGGTGCAAAACCACTATTAGAATCCGAAATCAAAGAGGTTCAAAAGAAAGCACGTTCCGCAATGGAAGCTGCTCGTTTCTTAGGTGTATCTTATAACACCTATAAAAAATACGCAAGAATGTATGGGATATTTGATGTACTGAAGAATCCATCTGGGTATGGTATTCGTAAGGGAGTTGGTATGCCTGGTCATAACAATTTAGATGATATCCTAAGTGGTAAACATCCAAACTATCCTGTATGGAAATTAAAACGTAGAATTCTATCACATGGTTATATGTTGGAAAAGTGTAACAATTGTGGATTTGAAGAAAGAAGAGTAACAGACCACAAAGTTCCGCTTGTGTTGGATTTTTTAGATGGAAATAGGAAGAACTTCGAATATGACAATTTGCGTATGTTATGCTTCAACTGTTCGTTCTTAATCAACGGAAATCTTACAGGTCCTCGTAAAGATTATGACTATTAATTTGGAAATCTAAAATATTATTAGTATCTTTGTAAATTATAAACCAAAAAGTATGTTTTTAAAAAATCTATTTAAAAAGAAAAAGCTAAAGTTTACTGCCTATACTTATTTTGAATATTCGGAAAGAATGTATCCAATTAAGATGGCAAAAAAACAAATGCCTGAATTGTTTTCAGCAACACCATTATATAATACAAACGTAACATCAACTTGTCCATATACAAAATTAACAAAAATACTTAGATTAGATAATAAAACAATAAGGCATTGTGATGGTATTTTGGACTTATGGGCAAATTCTATGGTAGTGGTTGCACCATTTGATTTGGCAATTAATATTAAAGATAATAAAGTAGAATTTACAACAACATATCCATCGGCATTGCAGGTTGTACAGCATGACCCCGCTCAATACAATAAAATGTTTCCAAACTATGTTAATTTGAAATTCTTATCATCTTGGAGAATGTTTTCAAATAAAAATGTAAATTGTATGTTCACCCCAGCATTCTATCATATGGATGAAAGTATTCGTGAAGATGTGATAATTGCACCAGGTACCATAAATTATAAACTTGGACCGGATATCAATATTAATATGTTTGTTAAGAAACAATTTCTACAAAAGGTAATTCACATTAAAGCAGGAACTCCATTGGTTTATATAACACCAATGACAACCGAACCATTTGAATTGGAAACCAAATTAATACCTAAAGAAAATTGGGAAAGTAGACATAGTGGTTTCTTTTCATTTAAATCAAATTACAAACAACATAAAATAGAAGAACATAACGAAAATAAATAAAATATGTTTTTAAAAAATCTATTTAAAAAGAAAAAGTTAGAATTTACCGCATATACTTTCTTTGAATATGTACATAGATTGTATCCAATTGAAATGGCTAAACGTAAGATACCAAATTCATTTTCATCATTACCAAATTTTCATAGTGGTGCTGATAAAGTAACATGTCCATATACAAAATTAACAAAGGTTTGGAGAAATTTTAAAACAATTAAACATTGTGATGGTATTTTAGATTTATGGTCAACTGCTATGATATTACCCGCACCATTTGATTTGGCAATTAATATTAAAGACAACAAAGTTACGTTTGAAACCGCACAACCAAATGCATTATCGGTTGTTGTACACCAAGAGGCAATATATGGTGATATGTTTCCAAATTATGTGAATATGAAATTCATATCACCATATAGAATGTTTTCAAATAAGCACGTAAATTGTCTTTTAGTACCTGCATTTTATCATTTGGAAGATAATTTGAGGGAAGATTTAATAATACCAATGGGGGTTGTTAATTTTGCAATAGGACAGGAACTTAATATTAACTTTTTTGTTAAGAAGCAATTTCTACAAAAAGTAATTCATATTAAAGCAGGAACTCCAATGTATTATATTATACCAATGACTGATGATGAATTTGATGTAAAATCAGAACTAATATCAAAAGAGGAATGGGATACTAAAAGTAGTTTTGCTTTTTCTTTCAAATCGCTTTACAAAAAATATAAGCAAGGAGAAAAAAGAAAAGCTAAAAATTTGGATAATTAAAATATTATTCGTATATTTGTAACATTATAAACTAAAATAAATCAATATGAGCAAATTTTTTGAAGTAACAGTAGAAGTTGTAGTTGCCATGCAAAAGAATGGTAAGGAAAAGAAAAACAAAGAAATCTATTTAGTAGATGCACAATCCGTTACTGAAGCAGAATCAAGAGTTGTACAAGACTTTACTGAAGCTGGTGTGCAAATTGAGTACAAAGTAAGTGGTGCAAAAGAAAGTAGAATCATTAGAGTTATTGAATAATGACGGTTGAAACTAAAATAGAAGAAACCAAAGAAGTAGTATTAAAGCGTGTACCGCCGGGGGATAGATGGTCTCCCGTTGGTTCACCATCTACAACTTTGGAATCCCTAACGGATGCATTAGAATACCATTTTCAAAACAATGGAGAAACACAATTCTTTTTGGATGCTAGAAAAGGGACAGTTGAGATTATTAAAACGCAAGAAGTTAAGGTTGAGAAACCTGTAACTAAGTACTCCCTATATGGTGAGGAATAGTGTAAAAACAAAAACAATTATATTTATATTTAATAAAACAAAAAACAATTATGACAGGATTAATTATTGTAGTTGGGGTTATATTGGTAGCAGCATTGGTTACATATTTCCTAACTAAATCAGGCAAAATCAAAGATGCGGATGGAAACGGAATTCCAGATGTAATCGAAGAAAAGGTAGAGGAAGTAGTAACGCAAACAAAAGCAAGAGCTAAGAGAGTTAAAGAAGAAGTTGCAGATGTAGTAACTGCTACTAAAGAAGTTGTGAAGCAAGTAAAGGATGTTACTGATGCAGCTAAAGGAAAAGCTCCTATACGCAAAGGTAGAAAGCCATCTACTAAAAAATAATAGAATGTTCGATAAACTTATTTTATTCGTCAAAATGTTACTAAATAGTAATCCTACAATTAAGGAAGCTAAAAAAACCATAGTAGTAAAGAAAAAGAAAAAGAAATAATATGTAAGCCTTTTAAGGCAAATATTATTTAATAAGTTATTTCAATAGGTTACGTTGTAAGTTTTATATAAAATGTAACAACAAATGGCAAAGGCTAAAAGTTCAGTTGGTAACAGCAACAAAAAAGTAACTTTCGGAAAGAGAGGAAAAGGTAAAGCAAAGAAATCATTTTCTAAGTACGAAGAGAAACCAAAGAAATACAGAGGACAAGGAAGATAATACTTTTGAGTATGAAGAATGAAAAGGCATATCTGAAAAAGATGATGTTTGATGAGATGGAGGAAGAAGAAAACCAACAACGTAAAACATCTAAAAGTAAAATGGGTAATAAACCCAAACCTATCTCAAAGAAACCACAACGAAAGGATAAGTGGGATAGTTTATCGTAAAATAAGTAGTTATGAAAAAATGGTTATGGAGGGCATTGGGCCTGTTATTTGTAGGTTGTGCTTACATCGGAGCAATAATTCCCGGTGTACCAATGACTACATTCGTTATATTGGCTGCTTGGGCATTCGCTAAGAGTTCACCCGCATTGAATGAGTGGTTACACACACATCCAACATTCTCCCCACATTTAATCCGCTGGGAAGAGAAGAGTATTTATCCAACAAAAGTAAAGTATATAATGTTGATTAGTTGTATTGTAAGTTATACAATCATACTATTCACTATAACCAAACCAGCCGCATTAATTGGTATTTGGGTATTTATGTGCTTTTGGTTGGTATGGGCTTGGAGATTTCCCGGTTCGGAAGCAGAGTGGGAACGTAGAAAGAAAGCAGGACAAAAAATCGGTTGGTTGAAGTAATGAAAATACATCCACCACATAAAGTATATGTTAGTAAAAGTCCTATACATGGGTATGGGGTTTTTGCTAACGAACGCATTTATGAGGGTGAGGTAATTGAAGAAACTCCACTATTGGATTTAGAAATATCACAGGGAGAATCCACTTCCCTAATGATTGATTATCGATTCAATTGGCCACAAGGTAGTGGTGGTAATTGGGAAAAGCAAGTTCTACCTTGGGGATATGGTTGTATATATAATCATTCCAATGAAGCAAACGCATTTTGGAGGTCTAATTTGGAAAAACAAACATTTGAATTTGTTGCCAATAGAGTGATAGATAAGGATGAAGAGATATGTACATACTATGGTGGTGTTTCATATTGGGAGGATGGTAGAACAAATACTGAAGTAAAATAAAAAAAACCTATATTTAATTGAAAATATAATGGCTAATAAAATGACTACAACAGAAAGAATCTCCGATATTATTGCAATGTTGGAAGATGGAATTTCATTCGAAGACTGGGGGGCAATTGAGGGGGCTGTGAAGGAGTTAAATTTCTTATATGAGGAAATGGACTCATCTTTCCCTTTGGATAACTACGAAAACGAATTCGAATAAAAATAAATATCACAAAAGACTTGACTTTTTGATTGGAATTACATATCTTTACTATGTAATAAAAATCAATATTGTCCTATGAATGACCAATCGGTAACTGACCAGCAAATTGAGGAGGCTGAAATCCTTAACACTTATTTACTACAATGCAATATTTTGGGATATTAAAAAAATATTTCACAAAAAGCTTGTTTATATCAATTTTTTTTCGTAGTTTTACTATGTACTTAAAGATAACCCCATTATGACTAAATACACTTCTTACGGAAACTCTTCTTGGTGGTTGAAACCATTCACCACTACCTCTGAATTTGAAGATGAATTCTTATCCGAAAAAGAGATTGTTTCTAAAAACCTTTATAAGTTGGCAGCCAATCGTAGAGCGATTTCCAACTTCGTTTCCATTGTAACTGGTAAAAACATCCCCGTTCGTTTCTCCACTAAAGGTGATTCTTATACGGATGGTGAGACAGTTACCATTTCTTCTAAAATTACTGACCCTGCCGAATTTGATGTGGCAGTTGGTTTAGCATTGCATGAAGGTTCTCACATTAAGTTATCCAACTTCAAAGCCTTACAAAATCTGGCAAATGAAATCAATAAGATTACCAATTATGGTGATTTAGATGATTTGGCTAAAACAAAAGATGTGACTACATTACGAACTATCAAAGATATCCTTAACTGGGTAGAAGATAGACGTATTGACCAATTCATTTATAGTTCAGCTCCCGGTTATAGAGAGTATTATCGTTCAATGTATGATAAGTACTTTAATGACCCTTTAATTGATAAAGGACTTCAATCAGAAACTCTTACTGAAGAGACAATTGATTCTTATATGTTCCGTTTGATTAACTTACAATCCAAATACACAAAGTTGAACGGATTGAAAGCTCTTCCGGCAATCTCTAAGGTGGCTAACCTTAATAACATCTCTCGTTTGAAATCTACGGAAGATGCGTTGGTAGTTGCAGTTGATATCTTCAAATTGATTCTTAACGCTTTACCTGATGTAACTCCATCAAACTCACAAAGTGGTGATGATGGTGAAGGTGAGAGTGGTGAGGGGCAAGAAGGAGAAGGACAGGGTGGTTCTGAAGGTGACGGTTCTGAAGGTGATGGTAATGAGAACGGACAAACCCAAATGAGTGGTGATATGGATGGTGATGGTGATGGTGATGGAATGGGTTCTGATATGGAAGCTGAAGGTAGTTCAAATGGAGGTTCTTATTCAGAATCAAAATCGAAAGAATCTAACTCAACTGCATCTGGTTCTACTTCAAAATCTAAAGGTGGTACTCCTACTGAATTATCAGATAAGCAGAAGAAAATGCTTGAAAAGAAAATTCAAAAGCAGAAGGATTTTATGAATGGTGATATTAAGAAAGCAACTGTTACTAAAACGGAGCAATCTACATTAGATACCATTGAGCAATCAGGCGCTGAAACCAAAGTGGTTGGACAAGATGTGAAAAACCATTGGGGTGTAGTTCAAAAAGGTATTGAGTGTATCTTAGTTAAGAAAATGACTAGAGCATTGATGGAAACGGATGAATTCCCACTTACAAATAGAATGTGGGATGCTGATTTACGTTCTTATAAATTACATAACTCTTACCAAACTGAAGTTGAGGAAGGGATTCGTTTGGGTACTGTTTTAGGTAAGAGATTACAAACTCGTTCTGAAAGTAGAGAAACAATCTTCAATCGCCAAAAGGTTGGTAGAATGGATAAACGAATGGTTTCTTCATTAGGATTCGGAAACGAAAACGTTTTCTTCACTAAAGAGATTGATGCTTACAAAAAAGCTAACCTACACATTTCGGTTGATGCTTCTGGTTCAATGCATGGTGATAAGTGGAGAAAAACTTTGACTAACGTAGTAGCATTGTGTAAAGCAGTGGATATGATTTCTAACCTTAACATTCAGGTTACATTCCGTACCACTTCTAACGCTGAACTTCCTTATGTGGTTGTTGCTTACGATTCACGTGTTGATAAGTTTATGAAAGTTAAAACCTTATTCCCATCATTAACTGCCGGAGGTACTACTCCTGAAGGTTTGTGTTTTGAGGCTCTGATGAAAGAAATGGTTGCAACTGGAACTGATTCTGATTCTTACTTCTTAAACATTTCAGATGGTGAACCATACTTTGGTGGTCGTGGGATGGATTATTCGGGTCAGGCAGCAGCATCCCACACTAAAAAGATGGTGGATAAGATTGCCGGAATGGGAATCAAAGTTCTTTCTTACTTTGTGGCTGACCACAATATGGGAGAAGCATCTCAATCAGGCAGAATCTTTAGAAGTTGTTACGGGAAAGCCGCCAAATACATTAACGTTACCAATGTGGTAGAAGTAACAAAGACTATGAACGGATTGTTTATGGAAAAATAATTAAAAAATAAATGGGGATTTGTTTGGAATTCTCATTTATTTTACCTATCTTTATTATGTGGTGCTGGAGTTAGTACCACTTCACTAAAACCCCCTATTATGAGTTACATTAAGTTTGATAGACACGCTAATATGACTTCGGAAACCCGAAGAGAAATTATGGACATCCTGAAAGAGGTTGATTTCAATACTGGATTTGACCTTATGAATATGTTGTACGGATTATTCGATGGCTACCTTTATGATGATTTACTTCCAGTAACTCAAAACGCTGATTCTACACTTTACAATAGAGTAAAGGAGGTAGTTTCAACCATCAAAAAATATCCAAAAATAAATGGATAAAAGCTTGACATTCTCAATAATTTTACTTATCTTTAATATATAATTAAGAAACACACATTTAACCCCAATTGTTATGAAATCTGAAAAATCCCCTCTTGTTTTCAAAGTACAAAAATTTGGTAACTCATTCAAAATGATTAATACCGCCGGTAAAAAGGTAGGTACATTAGGTGTAGGTACTGTAACTCGTAAGAACGCTTACGAAGCTGGTAAAGCTCTCCGCCAGGTTGTTGGTAAGGGAGGCAAAATCTCATATCGTTCTGTACCAATGAGTGAATACTCTAATTTAGTTGCTCCGTTAAAAACTAACGCGGAGGTTAATGTTGAGGTGAAAAAGACTCACGAAGATATTAAGAACTTCATCCACAACAAATCGGTGGAATTGAAGCCCGAATCAATCGTAATGACTGATTTGAAATGGAAGTACCTTATTCGTTCCGCAGTTCGTGCGAAGAACATTATGATGACCGGACCTGCTGGTTGTGGTAAAACTATGGCCGCTAAGGCTTTGGTTAAGGGATTAAATCGTCCTGATTACTACTTTAACTTAGGAGCTACGCAGGATGCTAGAGCAACCTTAATTGGTAACACTCACTTCGATTCTAAGAAGGGTACGTTCTTCTCCGATTCGGCATTCGTTAAAGCAATCAAAACCGAAAATGCGGTTATCTTATTAGATGAGTTAAGTAGAGCACACCCTGATGCTTGGAATATCTTAATGACAGTGTTAGACCAGGGCCAACGTTACTTACGTTTGGATGAGGCGGAAGGTTCTCCAATCGTTAATGTGGCTGAAGGTGTAACTTTCATCGCTACCGCCAACATTGGTACTGAATATACATCAACGCGTGTTATGGACCGTGCCATCTTAGACCGATTCACAATCATCGAAATGGATGTTTTGAATCAGGAGCAGGAATTCGGATTATTAAAGTATATGTATCCAGAAGTTTCCGATGAAGACTTGACAGCTGTGGCTGAAATCGCTCACCACACACGTGAGATTTCTAAAGGTGAGACGGGTAAATTAACTAATATGATTTCCACTCGTGCTAGTGTGGAGTTCGCTGGGTTGATTTATGATGGTTTCAATTTGTTCGAAGCAGCTGAGATTTCGGTTTTCCCATTCTTCTCTACGGATGGTGGTGTGGATTCTGAAAGAACTTATATTACTCAATTAGTTCAGAAGTATGTGAAGGATGATAAAGCTGATGAGGCGTTATTCTCTGAACCAACCGATGATTCTGAAAGCATTGTTTGGTAATGGTTGGGGGGTTAGCCATACCAAACAGGTGGGGGGTTCATTCCTCCCACCTTTCTTATTAACCCAAAATATTAAAAAATTATGAAAGAAATTAAAACACCATTAGTACTTTTTATAGTTGGATTCGCTTTATGCTTTTTGGTATTGCACTGTGCAACTATGTAATATAAATCTAAATAAAATATGTTAAGTAAAGCAAACGAAAATCAGATAGTAACTCCCGAAGAAAAGGAAACGATGTTGTTTAACGCATCTCATTACTATGGTGAGTTTCTAAAAGCATTAGGTTTTGATTACACCAAAGACCCACAAACGATTGATACTCCAAAGAGAGTAGCAAAGGCTTGGGTTGATGATTTGGTTAGAGGTAGTATGAGTGAAGCACCATCAATTACCACATTCCCAAATGAGGACAGTTATGATGGTATTGTAATCCAAACAGGCATTAAGGTAAACTCTATGTGTGCCCATCACAACTTACCATTTTATGGATACGCAGCAATCGCTTATATTCCAAAGAGTAAGGTGATTGGGTTATCTAAATTAAATCGTATCGTAGATTGGTTCTCTCGTAGACCTCAAATGCAGGAATCACTTACTGCACAAATCCACAAATTCGTAACTGATAAGTTAGAGTGCGATGATGTGGCAGTTTCAATTAGTGGGCATCACCTATGTTGTGGTATGAGAGGTATCCAACACCCAGATTCAATGATGACAACAAATAAATTCAGCGGAGCATTCTTAGAAAAGAACAACTTAGTTAGAGAAGAGTTTATGCACGCTATCACTAAAAACAATTTAAGTTAATGGCAAAGCAAGATGAATGGATGGAGAAGTTAGTTAAGAACTACATCCTACCAGAACAAAAAGAAAAGGAAGCTCCTAAGAAAATGCTAACGGAGGCTCAAAAGAAAATCATTTCCAGCAAATCGTAGGAATTACGGAATCTTTTTTGTATATTTGTAAAACATAAAATCATAAAATCATAAACAATGAAACTAAGAGGTTTAGGTAGAGCAACTTATTCTAAAGACAAGGTTAAACAATTACGGAAAAACCGAATGTCTTTGAAAGCAAAAGATTCCAATGTGCAGGATATGTACATTCGTAAAGTTGGTGAGTTACGGGCAGCTGGACATATGGTTGTTAAGGGGTTTCGGAAACTTATCAAATCAGAACACAATGAACTTGCATTTGATAAAGGTAAAATTTACGAAACACAATTATCATTTCAAACTCTTCAAAAGAATGGGTTGGGTGATGCACCACATATCGAAGGATACTTGGAATCGGCATCAGATGCGGATAATAGACCTTATAGATTGAAAGGTTGGTTTAATGAAGATGGTTCAGTTAGAATTGAAATCGTACAATAATGGGATATAACAAATATAGATGGTACACAAAGGGTAGACCTAATAAGCCATTAAATGAAGATGCTCCTCTATTACTTAAAATCCGTAACGGAGACTTTGAGTATTCGTATATGTTTAAGGAGGCTGAAGATACCAAAGCTGAAGCACAACGAACGTATGACCTAACATATAAGAACTATAAAGGAACGGATGAAAAGAACCGCATTTACGAAGCATTGGAGGCGGGAAGAATGAAGAGAATTAAAGCCGTAAAGTTGATGCTGGAAGCAGGTTCGCAGGAGCAGAAAATCCTATGGAAATTGCAGGGTGAACTGAAGAAAGAATTCGAAAAGGATTTGTGGGAGAAGGCAATGGAGAGAAAAAGAGGAAAAGGTACAACCGAAGATATTTATTGGTGGTACAAAACACAGGTCAAAGAAGTGATGACCAAAAGTGAGATGGCAATCAAACTTAAACGAGCTTCAACAAAAGGACTCGAACGCTTATTTTAATTATTTATTAACCAAACCAAAACAACAATGGAAATTGTAAAAAGTAGATACGGCTTAGACCGTTCAATTCAAAGAGTGGACTTTCAAAGGTTGAGAGTTATGGGTGAATCACAAATGGTACGTCAATCCAAAGGTAGGGATGGGAGTACAACTCTCTTTGATTTCGAAGGAGGACCTTGCTACACTGTTGGTGGTAAGTTACACTTTGAGAAAATGAATTGGAAGATTGTGGGTATCAAACCATACCAAAATTCCAACGAAGGTTTATATGAGTGTATTTTAAGTGTACTACCTATTTATTAATATATGGAGGATGAAGAACGCCAGGTAATGGAGTTAAGTATCCCCTCTTCGGAGGTGGAAAGTTTTATGAAGGACAATCGTGCTTTAATGGTTGCCGAAACGCTTTCTGCTTCCGAAGAACTAATTTACAAAGATTTGGATAGTATAGAAGTTATCCGAATCAATATCATACAACCGAGAGGTAGGACGGTATTAGATTGTAAGTTAAAAAAAGAAGATGTAACGGATGGAGTTGAAAAGTTGATGGAATGGGCATTGGAAAACGAAGAATACGAAATGTGCCATCGAATCAAATTATTAACCGAATACATTAATAGACCCAAAGAAGATGTTCGAAGAAAGACAAGAGGAAGACCTAAGAAGGCTAAATGATTTGATTCTTTCACAATCCATTCAGCACGAAGCAACACCATCAAATAAGAAAATGTTCAATCCCCAAACAGGTGAATTAACACTATGGGTTGATAATGGTAGAGGTGGTGCAAAGTTCGCATCTATAAACCTATTCGGAGATTAACGAACGAATCCCTTTGGGGGATGAGTCGAAAGGAAAAAATTTTTGATAGTACTATATTTATATGTACAAGCTACACAAGCTATTCCGTTTTGGGGTGGGGGTTGGTTGATAGATATGAAAATATTAATGATAAAGATATATGCCGGAATCCTAACATTTGGGATGGGTATGTATGAATACTACAAAAATTTTAGATAATGGAAAAAGTAACCGATTACTTAATGCCGTTTATAATGGCAGGATTGATGTTCATCGTAGTATGGCAGGATGGAAAACGTAACGAACGATTGAAGAGGTTAGAATCGACTCACACCCATAAGCAAGTTGATTCCCTACAAACTCTTTTAGATAATACCAAAGTGGAATGGATGAATGATAAAATGGATTTAGATAAATATAAAGCCGCAAGAGAGAAGTTTAGAGAGTACAATCCCCTTGCCGCACAAGAGTATGAGAATATATATAACTCCATAGAAACCCAATGGAAAACCGAAGCGGAATGATGAACTTTAAAGATTTAGTAGAAGTGGAAGGATATTATTCCGTACAACAATTAGAACCACTACCTTACGAATACGATGCCTTAGAACCAATCATCGATGAGGAGACAATGAGGGAACACCACACAAAGCATCTGAAGAAATATGTGGAAACCTACAACTCTCTAATCGATGGAACTCCGGCATCCCAACGTACCTTAGAAGAAGTTCTTTCTGATATACGTTCATATGGAGATGGAATCCGAAATAATGGAGGTGGGATATGGAATCACAATTTTTTCTTTAGGTTATTGACTCCTAACAAAAAAACACCCAATGGAAACCTATCTCTTTCGATTGGTAAAAAGTGGGGTAGTATGGAATCCTTTATCGAAAAGTTTAAAGAATCAGGTCTAAAAAGATTTGGTTCGGGTTGGGTTTGGTTAGTAAAGGATAGTGGGGGAGAGTTATCCATAATAACAACTCAAAATCAGGACAATCCACTAATGTTTCCAAATAACCAATACATACCAATTATAGGATGTGATTTGTGGGAGCATTCGTATTACCTAAAGCATAAGAGTAATAGGGGCGGGTGGATAGATTCATTCTTTGAGTGTTTGAATTGGGATGAAGCCCAAAAAAATTACGAAGGATGAGAAAGTTATTCAAATGGTTATTGATTAAGGGTGTAGTTGGAACGTTGGTTCTACTCCTATCGATATCGGTTGTAGTATCTCTAATATGTTGGTTTCTATTGTGGCCATTTGTGTATATGGTTAGGTTAATTTTTGTTAATATAGATAGAAATGGGGATTTCATCTCAAAAAGGGATTGGAATGATTGGATTGCCTAAATGGGGTAATAGTTATTATTAAACTAAACAAAATAATTATGAAAGGATTAATTTTAACAATCGGGTTATTGATGAGTATTGGGGGGTATGCTCAAACGACAGGATTTCCAACAACAGCAGATAAGTGGGTTGCACCCATACAATCAAACCAAATTAATAGGGAAGTGGAAGTTCTCCGTAGAGGACAAAGACCTGAAATTCTTCCGAACCAACGTCATTTGGATGAGATTAATCGTAATCAAAATATTATAATACTTATGGTTAATGAAAATCAAATCAGAAACTTTAACCGTTGGAGAATATGGCACAGACTAAAAGAGAGAAGAAGATTTCGAATCGTAAGAAGATGGCAAAAAGAACACGAAGAGAACAACACAAAGCCGGAATTTTTAAGAAGAAGACATAGATAACCAAAACCTTGCATGCCGTGCGTAAGACCTTCTAATAATAACCAAAAATTAGGAGGTTTTTTATTTGGAAAAGTGAAAATAATTTTGTATATTTGTATATGATTTTTGAAGAACAATTGGTATTAGAAGCTCAAATATATGGTGTACTATCTTTGGTACTCATAGGTGTGATGCTTTGGATGGTAATTGCTGAAAAACGAAAATACGATAAGACAAATGGAAAACGGAAAAAGTAAGTTCGATAGGGATAATACCTTAATTTGGGTTCTGATAGGTTTATTGATTTGTATAACTATTCAGATGGTTGGTGTAATGCATTTAAAAGAGGATATTAAAGAAAAAGAAGCAATAATCAAAAAGTTACAAAAATGAAAATAACCCTTATAATCCTTTTGTGTGTGATTCTATTGATAATGGGATTCGTACAAAAAGAAGAGAGAATCCTATTCGTTGGTGATTCTTTAACCGCATATAATGGTGGGTGGCAACATCAAGTTGGTAGAATGAGACAAATAAAGTATGATAACATCGCAAAGGGTGGGAAACGTACTAAATGGATGTTGAACCAATTAAAACAATATTCACATAAAGTAGGTAGATATACAAAGGTAATCATATATGGTGGTATCAATGATTCATTTAGTAGTGTTAAAGAAGATGATACGATAGAGAACATTCAAAAGATGGTGGATATTGTAAGGGAGATGGGAGCTGAACCTATTGTGGTAGTTGGATACAATCCACAAAGAGTGATACAAGCAACATCATATCCATCTGAAATTGAAACTAAATCCCGTAATCGATACATTGAATTACAAAAGAGAATCGTAACTGATATAAAAAGATGTACTATAATTCCTATGGAAAATGGAATTGGTAGAACTGATTCAGATGATGGAATACACTTAAAGGATAGTGGTCATAGAAAGTTTGCAAATTGGATATTAGAAAATTTATAAAACATGTCAAAACAAAGAATTAAGCTTAAAAGTGCGGAAGAACTCAAAGCAGTATTGGGTGAGGAATTGTATAGAGAAGTTGCTGATGCAATTGATGAAACTCGTACTACCAAGAATAAACCTGAATATAAAAGATATCAAGACCCCGCATCATCATCTATTGTAACTCAATATTATAGATTATCGGATACGGATGATTTTCCATATGGTACATACATTCATCAAAAGACGGGTGAGTTGATATCACAACATTTCAGAGTAGGTGATGGGTTGACTATAACTCAAACTGCAATGCAGGGGTGGGTATCTAAAAGTAAGTTTACCAAACTACATACAAAAGATTATGTTACCAAAGGTGAATTCTTTTCTACTTTAGTGTATGAGATGGAATCTGAAGGTGGTGTTTTACTTCTAACAGTTCAAGACTATTTGGTAGATTTTCCAAAGAACAAAGCAAAGATTGGTAAGAACGAAATATATGTTTCCCTAACAGGTAACATTGCTGAAAGTATATACAAAGAGGTAACGGATTCAATTGTTGCTCTAACTACATCAAAGAAGCAGGAAGCAAATAATGTGGCATTAGTAATCCAAACACAAAGAGGATACGATACACAAACGTTTGAGTTACCAAAGCAGAAGTTAGATATTGATTTGAACTATGGTAAGGATTTCAAACCGGTCCACGAAAAGATTATCAAACAACTAAATGAACCAAATGGTAAAGGATTGGTTCTATTGCATGGAGTGCCGGGTGGAGGTAAGACCCATTACTTAAAGTATTTGGCATCAAAGATTAAAGATAAGCAGGTCCTTTTCATTCCACCATACCTAGCCGATTTTATTACATCGCCGGAGATGACACCATTTCTAATCCAAAATAGTAATTCGGTTCTCTTCATTGAGGATGCGGAGAATGTAATTACTGATAGAAATATACATGGTTCAAATGGTGTATCTAATATTCTAAACATTACCGATGGTATCCTATCTGATATCTTAAAGATTCAGGTAGTTGCTACCTTTAATATGGATAAGGCAAAGATTGATTCAGCCCTATTAAGAAAGGGTAGATTGATTGCCGAACATAAGTTTGATGCCCTACCTATGGATGATGCCAATGCGTTATTAAAACATTTAGGTAAGGAAGAGAACGCAACAAAAGAAATGACACTAACTGAAATCTACAATGTGGATGAGGAAGAATTTAAAAGTGAAGATGGTAAACCAAAGATTGGATTTGGACGATGAACAAAGATAAGATAATGATAATGGTTACGGGAACTATGATATCCCCTTACGATGAGAATTGGAAGGAGTGTTATAGGACTTGGATTCCGGAGTTAAAGAAGTTAGGGTATCATATATTAATTGCAATTGGTAAACCTGATTTGGAAACTGAATGGAAGTTAGATGGCGATTTCATTTACTTTAGAGCTGAAGATACAAAGATGGGGTTGTATGATAAATCAATTCGTTTACCTATCAAATGGATTTTGGAAGAAACTGATTATGAATACTACTTTAGAATCGATTCAGACTCATTTGTTGCGCCCATTAGGTTTGATAGAATGATGCATCACAACTTCCAAGACTATGGTAAGATAGATTATATGGGATGTATTCATCCTTTTGATGGTTGGAATCCCCATAGATTTCTACGAAGATTATTTTCACCAAACGTTGGATATATAGCAAGTGGGTGTGGATATATGGTATCAAGGGATTCTATGAAACTTGCATTAGATAAGATGCGAATCGTAGAAGACCCATTGGATTATCGAATTGATGATTGGGTATTGGGTAGAGCAATGTGGGAGAACGGTGTAGAGATGTTGCATGATTCAAGGATACTATTTGAATCTAAACATAAAGAGTTAGTAAGAGACCCAAATGGTATAGGTATACCTGATATAGCAGACCCTCAATCACATCTAGCTCTTCAACATTATATGAATGGGCATATGGATGAAGCTATGATAACATTGGGATATAAAGATAGAATATGAGTTTAATATATGGAGTATTGTGGGCATTTTTGGGACAGTTATTTTCTTTTATGCAAATGCAGGGTGGTATTAAGTATGGTTGGTATGATAAGTACCCAATTATTTTAATACTTTCATCAGTACCATCAACTTGGTTTTATATGAAATCAGTTCAACATTTGGTGGATGCATTTAATGGAGAATTATGGCCATCCCGATTGATTGGATTTGGTGTAGGTATAATTGTATTTGTTACTTTGAGTATAATACTATTTAAAGAACCACTTACAGCAAAGACTTTAGTTTGCTTACTATTAGCAAGTATGATTTTAACAATTCAAATATTTTGGAAATGATGGAAACGATAACAGTAGTTTTATGTGTAGTATTAATGGCATTTCCTGTTAGTATATTATGGCTGGCGGGCATTGAACATATGAAAAAGAATCATCCTGATTATAAAGGTGAAGATTTTTTGGATGAGGAATAAAAGTTATATGTATTTATGTGTTAATAACTTTTGGAATTTTTATATTTATATTAGTAGTAGCATTAGTAATACTGATGTTCTGGCTATTCGATGATTAAAAAACAATTTATGCTAAAACCAATACACAAATTAAACGGAGGAAGAGGGGCTACACTCTGTCATACTTGTAGCCGAATTATTAGTGAAGGACTTACGGGTCAACTTTATTGTGAAGAGCATGGTGGGGAAAAGTGGAAATACTATTTGGAAAGACATGATGGTGTGAAACATAGAGGTAATAGAGTACAATGGATTGAGTGGAGGGAGAATGGACAGTATAAAGATGAATTCAAAGAACCAGCAATAGGTAGAAGTTTACTAATAGATTTTGCACATGGTGGGTACACTTGGATGACAACTGTTGTAACTGAAATCATTGAGGAAACTGCGGATGAGATTCATTTCAAAACTCAAAATAGTGAGTACACACTTAAAATATACAAATAATGTTAAACCAATTGTTATACCTTATAATTGGATTGGCTGTGATAGTTCCAATTCCATTTGGTATTATGTGGGTGGCAATTAAATGGGCAGATATGAATGAAAGTGGAATGGGTTATAAAGGAAGATATAAAAAGAAAGAAAAATGAGTAACGTATCATACAGAATTAAAGTAACAACTGAATTTGATGGTAGTGTTTGGTACACACCACAAAGTAAGACCGGATTTTTCGGATGTTGGAAAGAAGATTTCGATGGAGATGGAGTAACTGCATCCTATCTAACTGAAGAGGAAGCAATAGCTGAAATCGAAGAGTGGAAGTTGATTGCTAAAGCTAGAGCGCATAAAGCAGAAACCCACTACATTAGTGTAGACTAACTTAAAAATAATGAAGGTTACAATTGTTGTAAGAACATATAATAGACCAGAGTTCCTAAAGGAAGCATTGGCATCAATCCATCTACAAACCCATACTGATTGGGAAGTACTGATATTTGATGATGGTGCAACTAATATGAACTTTGATGCTTATAGGCATTTCAAATCTATGAACCCCGATAAGAGGATACTATATCTTACATCATATCAATCCTATGATTTGTTCGGTGATTCTTGGTTGATGGCACCCGATTTGGCAAAGGGTGAGTTGATGGTAAGATTGGATGATGATGATATACTTGCAGAAGATTCATTGGAATACCTATCTAACTTATACCATACAAACCAAGAGTTGGAGTTTTCATATGGTTCAGCTATTCTATTTGGGGAAGGTGGATTAAATAGATTGGTAGAAACAATAGCACCAACCGAATGCCAACCATCAAGAGATGATTGGGCAGCATATACAATACCAAACAATCATCCTTGGGATAAACCTTGGGCATTCTATAAAGATTTTCATCCATATCCAAAACAATGGACATCCTTAATACATTGTGCTAAATCAAACATAATGTGTATCTATCATACCTATGTAATGAGAACTGAATCGGTTAGAAGAGTGAAAGATAAAATCACAGTAACTTCTAACTTTGTAGATGATTTGGAGTTCTTAGGTAGTTTAGATTATTTAGGATTAGGACATGCATCTCTAAAACGTATTTTAACATATGTAAGAGAGCACGAAGCTGGTAGAGTTAGTGATAATGGTAAAGAGGTATTAGGAACTACTATGTTCAATGAGCACTTCAGAGTTAGAGATAAGGTAGACCATTTAAGAAGTTCTGGATTCTTCTCAAAGGTAATACCATTAGTAACTGATGGCAACTTTAATGTTGGAGTTACGGATGAGTTAAGAGAAGAATTTGATATTTATTATAATAAAATAAAAGCGTTATGAATATTACCAATGTAAATCATATTGTTGGTGAGAGGTTAGTGATGTTTGGGGTAGAGATGGATTTTGGAGATGTTATCCAACAGGCTGATACTGAATTTGAATTCAATCTATGTGATAAGTTTGACCATAAACCCCTATTTAGAATTATTATAAATACGAAAGTTTGGAAAATGTTGGTTGAGGATATAAATAATAAATACCAAAGTACCGAAATCATAACTAAAAAAGATATAAGTAGCATACCAATTTTTATTGAAACAATTAGGAATACTATATTAGGACAACCTTTTACAGATTCTTATTTTAATTTATTAGGAGCAATACAAAATGCTAAAAAAATGGGAGTGGGGATTACTAAAGTAGTTAATACCGCACCAACTGCATCTTTTTCACATTTAAGTGGTTCGTTGGGACAACCTATAAACCCAAACAAAAAAAGATTTCTATCCAAAGCAACGGCAAAGATGCCTGTTACAATGAGTGTAGTTGATGATGAACTATGGTAATTACAATTGATACCGATGAATTAGAATCGGAATTTGTTGAAAGTTGGAAGATGGGATTCATTAGAGACCCACACATAGATTACGCAACCAATTGTATCCATGCCTGGTTTGAAAATAAAGAGGTGATACTATACCGATTTAAAAGTTGTGGATGGATAAATGATAATAGAGAGAATACCTATGATATATCAGCCGGACGTGCTGGTATAATGATTAAAATAACTAAAACAATATAAATATGTTACCATTAAAAGAAGCAATAGCAGAAAAACATTCATTGGCAGAAAAGATGCCATTTAATCAAAAGATGTTTAGAGGTGAGTTAAATAACGAAGAGTATGTAAACTATTTAACACAACAATACGCAATTTTCAATACATTAGAAAAGAATCCACTACCACATCCATCTTTGAATAGAAAGGATTTAGTTGAAGCAGATATTGATGAATTGGTAGGTGAGGATTTCATTACTCCATTACTATTGGGTACTGCTCAATATTGTGATTACCTAAATACATTAACGGTAGAAGAACAACAACCACATATATATCTTAACTACCTAGCTATTATGTTTGGTGGGCAGATGATGAAGGAGAAAACGCCGGGTAGTGGTAGAATGTATGAGTTTGAGGATATGAGAGAGGCAGCGGGGAGTATTAGAGCAATCCAAAAAGATGAGTGGGCTGATGAAGCAAACAAAGCATTGGATTATAACATAGATATATTAGATGAACTACACCGAATATTTGGATGAGTTAGCAGATAGGTTCTTATCCGTAATGAAACACTCACCTAATTGTAAAGTACTACCTACGGAAGATTTTGGGTGGGTGAATCATCGTTTTGAATCTGATGTGTATAGAATGGCACACGTTGAAAGATATGGTGATAGGGCAATTGAGGTACTACACGTTACCACATTCCCACACCCAACATCACCAGAACCTATATACGGATTTGATGTCATAACTACTAAATCAGGTGTAACTGGTGTTTATATGGATTTATCACCCGGCATTAAGGAATATAACTTTGATGAAGGTATAGATTTTAATGGGAGAAAACCACTACCGCAATGGGCAACTGTCTTTTCGGATAAATTTATTATGATTAAACCCGAATCGGATAGTGAGTTTATTAGGTTTTGTAGTTGGTCCTTAGAAAAGTACAAATCGTTTTTGAAAGATGGGTTATATTTAAAAGAAGAGGCGAGTGATATTAATAAAGTTATTGATATCCAAAATCGTTATTGTGAAGTTCAAGCATCAAATCCTCGTACCTTTGGAGCATTGAAAGCAAAAATAGGAGAGGAAAGAGCAAGATACTTTATGGAAAAAATATTATTCCCTAAAATAGAAAACAATAATTAGATTACAATATGAACAAAGTACCATTAGGAGAAAAAACTTATTGCTACGAAGAATTTATAACAAAAGAACAGCAAGACGAACTATATAGTTGGGTATTTAATAGTTTTCCTTGGATGAATTTTGCCAATCCTTGCAACGATGAAGAAGACCAGATGGATAATTCGGTTAGACATTTTGCTAGGATAGATTTACTACCAACAATACCACCACTATTTTGGGATGTACATGATAAGATAGTAGAGTTAGAAGGTATAAATCCCGTTATAGAAGCACCCCAGAATGGACATTGGGTTGGGTTAACTGGTAAAGAAGCTAGAGTAGAACCACATACTGATTGGAACGGAGAAGAGGAAGGGTGGTATTGTAGAAGATATAATTTATTAGTATCACTGCCAACGGAAGGTGGGCAACCATTGTACGGAGATGAGGTACTGAATGTAAAAGAAAGAATGTTATGGAGGTGTGATGCTGGTTTAGTTGAGCATTCATCCATACCAAACGAAGGTAATAGATTAAGAGCTAATATTTCATTTGGTTTCTTAATTCCTGTTGAAAAGTAAAAAAGGTTATATATATATGTATAGTTAAACAATAAACAATTATGAAAAAATTAATGTTATTGTTTGTAATGTTATTCGGAATGAGTATCGTTGCAAACGCACAAGAGTGGTTTATTACCGCTACCCGTAAGGGTGGACCATCGGATGGTTATATTACCGGTGGATATATGAAAAAAGGTTGGGGTTTCTTCGCTGGACTTCCTTATACTGAAATTAAAGACCAAAACTCAAGCGGAATTGTACTTCCTCCGGGAGTAAACACTTCAACTGGAACAATCTCTTCCAATATGAAGTTTGGTGTTTTAAGACAATTGAAAGAAGATAAGGCAATTGTAGGATTTGGTATCCAACCAACCGCAGGTGGAAACAAACCGAATGCATTTTTAATGTACAACCCATTAAGACCAGGTAGCACACTTAATTTGTGGACAATTGGTAACTTAGTAGGTAGTGATTTCACATTAGGATTGGGTTTATCTTACAAAATAGGAAAGAAGTAAAAAAAGATTAAGAAACGTTTGGATTTATCAAAAAGATTTCGTATCTTTGTAAACGATAAAGAAAAACGTTTCTTTTTTTATACATCGCGGGGAGGTTGTTGGTCACCCACCGGTCTCATAAGCCAGGTTTACGGCAGTTCGATTCTGTCCCCCGTTACTAAAAAATATTTTGAAAATAATTTACAAAATATTAGGAAATACGAAAAAAGTTTCGTATCTTTGAAAAACAAATTAGGAAATGGTTGAAGCCAACATCTAATAAAACCGAATGTGTGAAGTCCAACCATAAGTGGTAAACTATAAAGCCGGATACCATTTACTAATTTGAAAAAATAATTAAGAAATTATTAGGAAATACGAAAAAAGTTTCGTATCTTTGATAAACAATAAAGAAAAAGTTCTTTGAAAGATATTAGAGTACATAGTGAACTTGTTTCACATAGTATTCAATCGGCCGCTTATGGTCGTGAAATAAACTACGAAAGTAGGATAAAGTGAATCATTTGGTTAAGTGGTTTGCGGCTTTGTAAGGAGCTTGAGTAGGCAAGTGGAATATCATTTCACCTTTAGTATTGAGGGTAACACTGTAAAGAGGGTGGTGAGATGACTGGGCTAATGTAGATAGTTCGGTTGAGGTAGGGATATCAATAAGAATAATCCATAGAGTTATTGTAAGAAGTAAGGACTTAATCTCTCCTTATCATTGCGTGATTCAATATTAGAGTAATCTTAAAACCGAAAGGTAAGATAAAGTACAGGTGGTGCTGTTATTATCCTTACTCTTCACCTACCAAGGTAGGAGTTATGAAGATGACTTGAAATATGGTGTTAGGGATAACACATCGAGTAGTTCAGTATTTCCTCGTTCAAAAGGTGGGGAAGCTGATGGGTGGACCACTACTTGAATAAATCTACAACCAAAACTCAATTTGCTATATGGTGCAAACTTAAACAAAAAGAGCAAAAGTGTCCATCAGTTACGAACGAAAGGTGCGTACATAGTAGGGAGTTGTTCCTTGCCACAAACATCCGCAAGATGAATGTGATTCTTTTGAAAAATTTCTAACACCGCAAGTGTGAGTTTGCTCGGCAGAGTAGAAGAAACGGATTAGGGAGAGAGTAGTTTGTAACTTTATGAGTGGTTGGCATTACTAACCCGCATTGAATCGGTACTACTCAAAAGGTAGTGGAAACGAAACTAAAACATAAGGTTTCTAAAGCTGGTTCGCTTACGTGAGTATTCTCATCCGTAACCACTAAAAGCGGTATTAGTGTAAAGGTAGCACGCTCTGCATCCGTAGAGAAGTTGGGGTTCGATTCCTTAGTTCCGCTCACAAGCGGTGGAAGTGTTACGGTAGCACATTGGCCGTCCAGGTCGAAGGAGGTGGTTCAATTCCATCCCACCGCTCTACAACGTGAGTTGTTTTCATATCTTGATTTTTATTACATTGTGAAGTGGGAGATTTCGGTCTCCCATAACACTAAAGATGTGGAATAACCGAAAAAACAAATAGTACATACTTATATAAAAGAAATAGAATGAAAACTCTTAACCTACATACACCCAATTATCAACCGGCAACGAATATGTTGTGGGCTGGGATTAGTGTGTGTGATTTTAATTCGAAGAGAATTGAACTAAAGTTAAGGGTACAAAATGTAGAAGTGGAATAACCAAACTACATATAAAGGTTAAAAGACCCCTAACTGAAATCAAAATCGGTTAGGGGTTTTTTGTTTTTAAGGGGTGGTAGCTCAGAGGCAGAGCAGATGACTGTTAATCATCAGGTCGAGATATCGTAATTCTCCCTCCCCTCAATATAGTTCTTTGACATCGTGGTAAAAATAGTGGGTTAGCTCAATTGGCAGAGCGCCGTCTTTACATGGCGGATGTTGGGGGTTCAAATCCCTCACTCACTACATTAAATGCTCTTGTAGACAAAAGGTAAAGTCATCGGTCTTAGACACCGAGTTTTATAGGTTCGAATCCTATCAGGAGTACAGGTAGTTCCCGATGCTACATATCAAAATCGGAATAGGGAGTGGTGGCAGATGAGGTTCATTGCGTTGGACTGAAAATCCAGAGGAACAGGTTCGATACCTGTCCGCTCCACTAACGAACTCGTAGCTCAATTGGTAGAGCACTACACTTTTAATGTAGGGGTTTTGGGTTCGATTCCCAACGGGTTCACAATATAGGGTGGTATATCAATGGTTAGATTACTTGCTTTGGGAGCAAGAGGCTGTGGGTTCGAGTCCCGCTCACCCTACCACATAGGAATATAGCTCAGCTGGTTAGAGCGTTAGTCTGATACACTAAATGTCTGTGGTTCGAATCCACATATTCCTACAATACGATTTAGTATTATCCGCATCCATAGTGAAATGGTATCATGCCGCTCTCCAAAAGCGTTGTTCTGGGTTCGAATCCTAGTGGGTGTGCAAAATAGTTCCGTAGTTTAACGGATAAAATGATTGGCTACGAACCAATTGATGGGAGTTCGATTCTCTCCGGAACTACATAAGGCGAGTTGTTAGAGTGGTTATATGGAGCTCTGCAAAAGCTCTCACACAGGTTCGAATCCTGTACTCGCCTCGGTGATTGTCGTCTAATGGTAGGACAAATGTTTGTGGTGCATTCAATAAGGGTTCGATTCCCTTCAATCACACCAATCATTGCGTGGCTTAGTGGAAAAGAGCTATCTCTCATAAGGAAAGCCAAATGAGTTCGAACCTCGTACACGCAACTTTAAAAATAATTTAAAAATATTTTACAAAAGGCTTGTTTATATCAAATTTTTTGCGTACCTTTAATATGTGGTTGAGAGACCAACTCCCCTCCCTCCACATTAAGATATGATGATTAACGAATTGAATTTAACTGAATTGGAAACCAAAACATTAACTACCTTTATTGGTGGTTTGTACGCTGAACCGGGTTTCTCTGATGTGGATGTGAACGATTTGAGTTCAGAGTTAGGAATCTCTACAAAAGTGTTGAGAGGTGCATTGGGTTCATTAGTTAAGAAAGGTATTGTGTTTGTTGATGAGAGTGATAGTGGTTATGATATCATCTACTTAAACAAACCATATTGGAGTTTGGTAAACGAAAGTTGGGCTGAAGAAGCTAATTATTAATCCTTAAAATCTGAAAGATATGAAACACAGAGCAAAGTATGAGAAATTGTTAAAGAATTCTAACGGTCAATATCGTTATCAATTCAATTGGGTAAGTGGTGGGTTCAATGATGTTTGGGCTAAGAACCTTAAAGAGTTCAAATTAGAACTTAATCGCCAGTTCGGTAATTCCAACTTAGATGTGGATTACAACACACTTCACAAAGCAACCGAAAGTGGTGCTAGGAGTTGGGATAAGGCAGGTAATATGTTGTGTTGGTAAAAGAACCACACAAAATTTGAAATAGTGATAGTTATTTAAAAGCGGGTGACCAGCTAATAATATGGTAATGTGGGAACTCCTATAAGGAGATAACAAAAATAAAGGCTGGCCATTGTAATTAGTTACGATGAAGTGGTAAATGGAGGTTCGAATCCTCCCATCCGCACAACTGCTCCCATCGACAAGCGGTTAAGTCACGTCCCTTTCACGGATGAGTCACGGGTTCGAATCCCGTTGGGAGTACAAAAAGTAAAACAAGCTTCCGTAGCTCATTTGGTAGAGCAGCTGACTTGTAATCAGCAGGTGGTTGGTTCGAGCCCGACCGGAAGCTCAATTAGTAAAAATAAAATTAGGATATGTGAAAAGTTTTCCGTATCTTTGTAAAAACAAAATAAGTTATGAAAGAAATAGGTTTAGCAATTACAATGTTCTTCAATAGTTTGTTGGGTGGTGTAGACCCTCAATTATCAAACGATAGAGGAACAATCGAATCCATAAAGAAGGAAATCAAAATACTTTATAGAGATATCGAATGGGAAACAGTCACTACATCGGATTATGCAACCAGATGGGTAAAGATTAAGAAAATCAATGATAGAATTGATAATCTTAAAAATCAAATCAAAACAATCGAAGTTCGTGCCAAGCTCAAAGAAAAATGGGCAGCGGAAGATTCGTTAGAGATTATCAAAAAGTATCCGCCAATTGAATTGAAATTAGAGAAACCATCTGAAAGTAAAGATGATGACTCTATGAAGATTTAATTTATATAAAAGATTTATAAGTAGAAATAAATAACGGCTCCGTAGCTCAGTTGGATAGAGCAATTCTCTTCTAAAGAATAGGTCTTTGGTTCGAGCCCAAACGGAGTCACTAAATAAAACTATATGATAAAAAATACCATAGTATGTATCCTTTTGAGTTTCGGAGTAAACGCAACGGATATAGTAACAGTGACAACTTATTCTGCAACAACATCGCAGACAGATAGTACACCTCGATTAACGGCAAGTGGGTTTCGAATTAAGAAAGGAACAACCCGAATTGTGGCAGTTAGTAGAGATTTGAAGAGAAAGTACAAATTTGGAACTAAAGTACGAATTACAGGCATCGGTAAACACAATGGAGTTTATGTAGTAAGAGATGTAATGAATGCTAGGTTCACAAAACGTGTGGATATTCTTATTAGTGGTAAGCAGAAACACACAAAGTTTAAGAAAGCCAAACTTACAAGAGTGTAGGTTTGATTGGGGGATTAGCTCAGCTGGCTAGAGCACCTGCCTTGCACGCAGGGGGTCAACGGTTCGAATCCGTTATTCTCCACCAAAAAAAATATGCCGGAGTGGCGGAAAGAATGGGAAGTACAACCATTAGACGTACCTGATTCGAAGTGGTGCAGTAACCGAAAAGGACTGCGTGAGAGTAACCAATCTCTCCTCCGGTACCCATATTATCGTTGAAAGAAACGATATGGACTTGTAGCTCACTCGGTTAGAGCAGTTGACTCATAATCAAAAGGTAGTAGGTTCGATTCCTACCTGGTCCACCATTGCGAATGTAGCTCAGCTGGTAGAGCACAACCTTGCCAAGGTTGGGGTCGTGAGTTCGAACCTCATCATTCGCTCCATTGCGAGTATAGCACAACGGTTAGTGCTCCAGCCTTCCAAGCTGGAGATGTGAGTTCGATTCTCACTACTCGCTCCAACTGGGGGTATCGCATAGCGGCAATTGCGGAAGACTGTAAATCTTTTCCTTCGGGTTCGGTGGTTCGAGTCCATCTGCCCCCACCAACTAAAGTATAAGTTATGGCAAATCATATGAGTACCTCACTTACGATTGGGAATTTGGACCAACCATCGTATGACAAATTGAAAGAAATCTTTAACGATGGTACTAATCAGTACTATACCAATGTTGAACACATCATTAAGCAAATGTATGGTGATGTGGATTTCAGCAAGTTAGATTGGTGGTATGATAACATTGGTTCTAAATGGTTGGAAGTCGAATCAGCCGTTACTGAAGACTTTGAATCAGAAGTCCAAATCTATATGACATCAGCTTGGTGTGTTCCAACTCAATTTTTAAAAAAACTTTCCCAAATTTTAACAGAAATAAATAAAGAAATAGTTATCTATGGGACATACGAAGATGAATCATTAGACCCTATCGGAGCATTCGTATATGGTGATGATTATGATGATATGGAAGATTTGGATATTGAAATTGACTTTGATAAGTATTGGGGTGATGATGATTTAGAGGCCGAAGAATATCGATATGGGATACAAGATGCATTAATAGAACATAAAGAGGCAATCTATCAGGCATATTTAGAAGTAGTAGAAGAAAGAAAAGCAGAAAAGGAGTAAAATAAGGAGAGTTGTCAGAGCGGTCGAACGAGGTAGTCTTGAAAACTATTGACTGTAACAGGTCCGGGGGTTCGAATCCCTCACTCTCCTCCATTAAAAACATATGAAGATAATTGAAAACTTTTTAACGGAAAAAGAACATCAAAACTTAACTAAATTGGTTAAGAGTAATGTATTCGATTGGTACTATATGGATTGGACAAGTGAGGCTGATTTTTATGGTGGTAAACTTACAACCGAACGTCCTCAATTTGTACATACCTTTTTCTATCATGGTACGACTATGAAGTATATGGAAGCCTTAGAGCCATTCAAACATGCGTTAGCAAGAAATGATATTGAGCCGGGTAAATTACTTCATATAAAAGCAAATATGTTATTGAGAGATGAAAACTATCCACCAAATCATTTCCATCCACCGCATGCGGATGTAAATAAAGATAATTCATTTCTATCTCTATTGTATTATATAAATGATTCGGATGGGGATACATTCTTTTTTAATAAAACGCATGATGGTATGCCGGATTTTAGAAATAGAGTAGATGAGTTAAAGATAGTTCGTAGAGTAACACCAAAAGCTAATATGGCTGTATTATTTGATTCAGCTATATTACACGCATCATCTTCACCAATAGAAACGGATAGGAGATTGGTGATAAATGGTGTATTTGAATTGTAAAATTGCGGTATGGTGAAATATGATTAGCACGCGTTGCTAATCCGGCAGACACACCCTCCTGTCTCGGGGGCGGGGATAAAGAAATAGGTTAGTAATATGGGGTAGACCACCAAGCCGGCCGGCGGATGTTACTAACTGAATCTCCCTTTGGATGGTTCGACTCCTCCTACCGCAGCCATTATAGAGAGTTGGGTGAGTGGCTGATACCAGCAGTTTGCTAAACTGCCGATGGGATTGAACCTATCCACCGGTTCGAATCCGGTACTCTCTACCATATAAACTAAAACGTTATAATATGAAAGATAAGTTTTATGTAATGCGAACACCCGAACAAAGAGAAGGGTTAGAGCAAATGATTGAGTGGATTAATAATGTAACACCAACATCTGAAATGAGGATGATTGAAATTGGTAGTTATGTTGGGGAGAGTACTCTTATGTTTGCCCAAAACTTTAAAGAGGTGGTATCAGTAGACCCATACATAAACGATTATGATTTAAGTGATTTAGCTTGTTCATATGCACCATTTGATGTAGTGTACGCTGAGTTCTTAAAGAATACATTACCACTACCAAACGTAAAATCAATAAGGGATACATCAACAAATGCGTTCCCAATCCTAAACCAACAACAATGGGATATGGTTTACATTGATGGATTGCATACGGTTGATGGTGTTTACTATGATATTACACACTACAAAAGTATAGTTAAGCCGGGTGGATTTGTATGTGGACATGATTATGCTTGGGGAAACATTAGACATAACTTAGGTAAAATCTTTGATGATAAGGTAGATGCTACATTTAAAGATGGAAGTTGGGTAGTTAGAGTATAATTAGGATATTTCAATATTTATTTGTATATTTACAAAATAATAAAAAGATGGCCGAATTTAGTAAGCAATATTGCGAACTTCATAATCCCCAATTAGGGTGGGATTTTGATATAGAAGAAATAATAACCGAAATACCTAGAGGATATTACAAAAGTATTATCTGTGAGGGTTTTGGGTTTATAGGAGTTGGTATTGGTATGGATAGAAGAGTTAATCTACTATTCCCAGATGAAGGTGGTGGATTTGATAAAGTGGATTATATTAAATTTATGAAAAATCAAAGTACATCATCAGACGGAATTTAATATATGAAAATTGTTATAGTAGGTGGTGGAACTGCGGGTTGGGTATCAGCTGCAATGTTTATGAAGTATAGAACGGATTTTGAGGTTACACTCATTGAAAGTTCTAATATACCCATTATAGGTGCGGGTGAGGGTTCGGTTGAATCATTCACTAAAATTATTCACGACAATTGGCCTAATGGTATTGAAGTAGATGAGTTAGATTTTCTTCGTAAAACCAAAGCAACACCAAAATTAGCTATCAACCTTGTAAATTGGAAAGGTGATGGTAAGCAAACGTATTCACCCATCAGAACATCCCTAACAGCAGACCAGGGTATCGATTCTCTATTCTTATATTCAATACACAAATATGGGGATTCTAATATGGCATCTCCTAATAATTGGATATTGGATGCAAACCTATCTCCATATCATTTCAAATTCAAACCAGTAGATAAAGCATTGGTTGGATATTCATATCATTTCGATGGGTTTGAAGTTGGACAGTACTTTAAAAAACATTCCATCATATTGGGTGCTAAACTGATAACTGCTAACTTAGAAGATATTCAATTCAATGAAAACGATTATGTGAAAAGTATAACTCTATCAAACGGACAGGTAGTTGAAGGTGATTTGTTTATAGATTGTACGGGATTTGCAAGAGCATTGATTGGTAAAACTAAAAGTAAATGGATTAGTTACAAAGAACAACTACCAACTAATGCAGCTGTAACATTCTCAACTGGTGTTAGTTCTAAACATATTCGATTTGAAACCCTAGCTAAAACTATGAACAATGGTTGGTTATGGAAGATACCTTTACAAAATAGACATGGTAATGGTTATGTATATTCGGATGATTTTCAATCCTATGAAGATAGTGTGGAAGAGTTGGAAAGAAATGGTTTGATTCAGGGAGCACAAGTTCGTAACATAAAGTTTGAAGCAGGTAGATATGATGAGATGTGGTATAAAAATATAGTAGCAGTTGGGTTGAGTTCACATTTTTTAGAACCATTACAAGCTACCAACATACACATTACAGTAACTGCAATATCAAATCTATTCCTACACTATTGTAAAACCAAAGAATCTATATATTCAGAAGCAAATCGGAAACGATATAACAAACATATGTGTGGTATTGTTGATGAGTATAAGGATTTATTACAAATGCATTATTTAGCTGGAAGAGATGATACTGCATTTTGGGCAACTGCAAAAAATGAATTAAAGATAAGTGATTTCAATAAAGAAATTATAGAGATATCAAAGACACGATTGTTAAACAAATATGATGTAGAACGTTCGCCTGGTGGAGTTCCTTGGCCCGTTTGGTCTCACATATTGGATATGGCTGGATTGTTCGATAGGGATATGATTGAGAAAGAATTGCGTTCTATTAATACATATGATGATATTAAGGATGTATTTAACAAAATGCAAAATACATTTAATACAAGAATAAAAAATGAATTGTTAAACAATGAACAATTTATGAAATATATAAAGTTATGAAAATAGTAATTGTAGGTGGTGGTACTGCTGGGTGGATGGCTGCTTGTTACGCAGCAAGATTTAATCATTCTGGTGATAATATAAATGATATAACGGTAATTGAATCATCCAAAATACCAATCATTGGAGCAGGTGAAGGTTCGACTGGTACATTTACTCAAATAGTTAATTCTCATTTTAAACAATGGGGAATGAATGAACCTGAATTTTTAAATAAAACCAAATCAACATTAAAATTAGGAATCCGATTTAAAGATTGGAATGGTATAGGTACTGAATTCCTAAGTCCTGTGCAGCCATCCGAAAGTTCTTTAAATAGTATAGATACACATTTATTGACATCACATATATTAGGCGATTATGCAGATGCCTCACCATCTGGATATCTTATGAACAAAAATTTATCATCTTATATTTCAACGGATGGTAGAAGTATATTAGGGCATTCTTATCATTTCGATGCACATGCGGTGGGTAAATATTGGAAAGAATATGCACTTAAAAATGGTGTTAAAGTAGTAGATACTGAAGTGGTTTCCTTAAACAAAAATACACAAAGTGGTGAGTTGGATAGTATAGAAACTACCAACGGAACTATCGAAGGTGATTTGTGGATTGATTGTAGTGGATTTGCTAGAGTGTTAATCAATCCGATGGGTGGTGGTTGGAAAAGTTATTCAGAATATCTACCAACAAATAATGCAATGCCATTCATCCAACAATTCGAACCAAAGGAAGTTCCTAAGTTGGAAACACTATCACAAGCTCTACCAAACGGATGGATGTGGAAAATACCAACACAGGAAAGATATGGTTGTGGGTATGTTTATTCGGATATGTTTACTACTGAAGAGAAAGCATTAAGTGAATTAAGGAAATCGGTAGGTAGAGATGTAGAACCCATCCGTAATATCAAATTTGATTGCGGTAGATTAGAAAACATTTGGGTAAAGAATGTAGTTGCCGTAGGATTATCTGCTGGGTTCGTTGAACCATTAGAAGCAACCTCAATACATGCTACCATTGTACAATTAGATTATCTATCAACTATCACATTAAATTTTGCAACACCAAAGAAAAGTGTGGTATTTGAAAATAATATAAAACAACACAATACTTTTTTAGGTAAATTGTTTGATGATATTAAAGATTTAATTCAGTTACACTATATGAGTGATAGAGAAGATACTGAATTTTGGAAGTATTGTAAATATGATTTGAAACGAACAGACGCGGTAAAACATATATTGGAAGTATCAAAACACAGATGTCCATCTATGTTAGACTTTGATTTTTATCATGGTGCTGGAAATTGGGGTGTTTGGTGTTGGACAATGATGGGAATGGGACATATTACCAAAGAGATATCACACCATACATTGGATGGATATAGGCATACAACTCAAACTATCAAAGATATATTTGAATCCGTAAATCGTAGGAATAGGTTAAATGGAATCAAAGTTATGAAAAATTCGGAGTTCTTCAATGCATTAAAAAAAGGTGAAATTCGTAAAAAATAATTTAAAAATATTTGATAAAAAGCTTGTTTAATTCATAAAAATTGCGTACCTTTAATATGTGGTAGTGATAGTACTACTACTAATTAAAACCCCTTTTTATGAGTTTACCATTCAATCTTAATTCAGTTTTAGAAACCGCTTCTTTAATAGAAGGGTTTGAAGTTGTTAAAAACGCTTTCCCAGTTGAGGGACGTTTTACAAAACGTATCATCACATATGGTGATGCGGTGTATGAGGCACTTTCGGAAGTTGCCGATGATTACTCCGATTGGCCGGAAGACCAGGGTTTTGGTTCATCCGATATGACTTATGTTCGTAAGTCATTTATTGATTCATTGATTGATATGGCTAACCTTAGAGGTTACTACGAAACCAAATTTGCTCCTTACCTTAAAGTGGTAGAGTATTCGGAAGCAGAATACCACCAGATGATGTTCCGTAGAGAGCAAGGTTTATAAAAAATAAATCAGAAAAAGCTTGACTTTCTCATTTATTTTACTTACCTTTATTAAGTAATAAGAGTTCAACATAACCCCCTTTAATATGAATAATTTCGAATTTACCTTTAAAACCTACGCTGAGTACTGGTCAGCACGAATTACCGGTTACATCGCTGAATACAAATGTGTTCGGATGGAAGTTGCCCAAAATGAGGGTAACACGCACGATTTCCCTTTACATTGTGAAGAGGAATACAATGAGTATTTAACTAAGTACTTAATTGACCATAGTAGGATTGTTAGAACATATCCAACTACTACATTTTACGAATCAGAATATTGTTATTAAAATCTAAAAATATAAAATTATGGGATGTTTCAGTTTTTTATGTAAAGAGAGTGGTTTGCCGGTTGCATCGGATTCATTTAGTGGTGATGCAGTTCGTATGTACTTACTAAGAAATGGTAAGTTGATTGAGGAAATGAGAGGTCATTATGATTCTTATGGTAGAGTGTTTAACGATTCTACCTATGAAAACTCTTTTGAGTGGAAAACGGATTGGGATGAAGTATGTGATTTGATGTTTACTAAAAATGAAGGTGATGGTATCGCTGTTGTTTTAGAAAAGTATTTCACTGGTAACATACCAACAACTCGTAGTGAGGGTGATAGAAATCAGGGTTGGGGTGAACCAAACGGAGGACGAGCTAAAATTACCGAACCAATGCACATTATTTATGGACGTTAAAAATATGAATATCAGAGACAAATATAGAGAGCGAGCTATTCAATTCGCTAATGAGTGGAAATCGGAGTTTCCAAATGTAAGTGACCATAACATTGAAATGATGGTTTCGATTATGGCAACGCGTGATAAGACATCGTATCCTGGCGGTGGTTTCGTAGAAGCAGTTTGTGCTAACGATTTGGTTGGAGCAGTTACTCGTGCGGATAGTGATAACATTAGAGTTATTAAGTTATTGGCACTCACACATAAACAATGTTACTTATAAAGATATGAATACTAATGTAAATAGAAGTCCTTATTTGGATGGATTGGAAGCAAAAGAAGAATTTAATAACACCTTACCATTGTTGGAAACTATTTTTGGAGAATGCATCAGAGTTGGTAGGTCTCAAGTATTTAAATTTGAAAATGGCGGAAATCCAATCATAATAAGAATCGCATCAGCACCATCAAATTCTAAAGTTGTTGGTGAAATGAAAAGCGTAATTACAAGTTTAAAAGATAAATCACCTTTTTATACATTTTTTACCAGAGATGTTAAGACATATCCAAAATCTAAAGAAACATATTATGATAAATTAAAATCATTATACAAATTACGAAAACCATTCAAAGGTGCGATTATGGGTATTGATGAGTTAAAATCTCAAAATGTAATTGATACAATAAAAAATGGGCAATTGTTACCATTAAACCTAAATCGTTACAAAGATATTGGTGGTGAGATATCGTTAGAAAGAGCATTGATGGAGCAGTTTGGGATAACAGCTAAGAAAGCAAAAGAAAAAGCAGAAGCAATAAAAGTATTACTTATAAAATAATAAAGATATGGGATTAGATATGTATTTGACTCGTAAGACCTACGTTAAACAATGGTCACATCAAAAGCCGGAAGAGCAGTTTGAAATCACTATCACAAAAGGTGGTAAACCTTATGATGGTATTGATGTATCCAACGTTACCAACATCGAAGAGGAAGTTGGTTATTGGCGAAAGGCAAACCAAATCCATCGATGGTTCGTTGAGAATGTTCAGAATGGTGTGGATAATTGTGGGGAGTATTCCGTTAGTAAAGGTGAGTTAGAAGAACTTAGGAATATATGTACGGAGGTATTCAACGACCATAGTAAAGCTGAGGAGTTGTTACCATCTGCGGCCGGATTCTTCTTTGGGAATACTGACTATGATGAGTGGTATTACAATGATGTAGAGCATACCATTGAAATTATAGATAAGATATTTTCTGAATCGGATGGTAATCAGGATATTTATTATTCATCTTCTTGGTAAACATTAGGAAATATCAAAACTTTTTACTATATTAGATATATGAAAAAAACATTAGCAATTTACATAGCATTCATTATGGTGGGTGCTATGATTTTCGGAGCTTGTTCAAATGACCCAATGTCAAAAGAACGATTGGGTAAAGATGATGGGTTTGAGGTAGAATACCTTTTTGAGAAAGATGGTGTAAAAATGTATCGTTTTTATGATGCACCGCATTATCATTATTTTACAAGTAGAGGTGAAACTATAACAACACAAACAAGTGGTAGTGGTAAACACGAAACTCGTCACCAAGAAAACATAAAATCTTATTAATATGGAACTGACATTGGGAGATTTGCAAGAAATTGAATTAATTTGTATTGAGGCATCTGCTTGGGGATTGAGAGAGGAAGTTGTTGATGCAGCAGAAACTCTTATAAACGAAGGATATGAACCGGTGGTAGCATATGAGATTGCATACGCCGATTGGGTTAAATAAAATGGAAGGAGTGAAATTTTTACAAGCAAACGGAAGAGTATATGTGGTTAAACGAATGTTTCCAGTTAATGGTTGGTTTACAACGGCAGTAAATGAATTTGGTGGAGAGTATATAGCAAAAGAATATTGTGTTGAAACAATTATCAAAGATAACACAACTTACTATTTAGTTAATGAAGCACCCGAAATACCTTTTGAAGAAATAAAAAATGAAGTATAACCCAGAACAAGAACTGACAGATAAAGAACTTAATTGTTTAGATGAGAAGGATTTCTTTGAGTACTTAGATTCCAAAGCTCAATATTTAAAACAATATACTCGTCCATTGGAATCCTATCACACCAAACGATTTGCATCAATTGCAGCAGCTATGGAAGGTAGAGAGTTTACTGATAAGGAGTTGAAAACCGCAAGAGAGATTGGAAATAAGAACTTCCAAGAACGTATGGAGAAGGAAGCTGATATGGAAGAGAAATTAGGTGGTGACCCTAAATACAAAGATGAAGGAATTAAGAATATCAAAACACATCGTTCCCAATGGTTCGATTAAACCCAAACTAAAATGAGTAAAATTAAAGAAGCTAAATTAAATAACTTAACAAAAGAAGAAATGGATAATGCAATTTATGAGATTCCTCCAATGGAATACCTTGATTTAATGGATGAATATAACAATGGTAAGTATTCTTATCTAAATCCTCAAAGTAAAAACTTCGATGAAATATTGGATAAAGCAAATCCAAACTATTCAGAGTATAGCGTTACTGATGCAGTTGATTATGCGTTTGAAGTGATGCAAGTTACCGAAGCAGAGGTTGGTAAGGATGTATATAAAGAATTGATTAAAGAGCAAATTATAGCATTCATTCGTTCAAGTAGATTTTAATTTTTGTATATTTATAATAAATAAACAATAGATATTATGGAAAGAATTACAACACAAGTAGTAAACAAAGGATTTGCTGGAGAACCAGTAGTACATGCATTGCAGGATAGAGATACATTGAAAGTATATGATTTAGAAAATATCAAAACCATAGAATATACAGATGGAAATCGTAGAGATGCAGTTATTCCAAACGATGTAGATTATGTAATAGCTAATCACGAAGGACATTTGGTAGATATTATTGAAGATGAGAATGGAGATATTACATTATTCATAAAATAAAAATGGAAATACTAAAGAGAGTTATAAAAAAGGTTGAGTTGTGGTGGGATATATACTTTGTATATTTTTTGTACAACGATAAGAAGTTAGATAGATACTATACCTACATGCGTAAAAAGTGGGGAAATGATATATGAAAAAAAAGTTTGTTATAATTGGTGGTGGAACTGCGGGGTGGTTAAGCGCTTTGTATGTTAATAAATTGTATGGAACTGATGCTGATATCACTTTAATAGAAAGTGATGAAATTGGTATATTAGGTGCAGGTGAAGGTACTGTTCCATTGTTCGTTTATATCCTAAAATATTTGGATATTGATGTTTATCACTTTATGATTGAGTGTAACGCTACTCATAAAATTGGTATATCTTTTGAAAATTGGAATGGTGATGGTGAAAAGTACATGCATGATTTTCAAAAATCATACTTTAATGAAACCAAAGATGAGGCAACCAAAATTCAGGGAGAATATATGGGGTATTTAATTGATAAAGGATTAAACCCATTTGATTATAGTGTATCTAAACAATTAGCATATTCAAACAAATCACCTATTTTAAAAAATGGAGATGAACCTTGTGGATACTCATTTCACTTTGATGCCCATTTAGTTGCACAATACTTTCGTAAATTAGCAGAAGAGAGAGGTGTTAAGAGAGTTGAAGGTAAGACAAAAGATTTTGTTGTAAACCAAAATGGAAATCTAACATCGGTATTGATGGAGACTGGTTATAGATACCAAGCTGATTTTTGGTTTGATTGTAGTGGATTCAAACGATTAATAGTAGGTCAGTTATATAAAACACCTTGGATATCGTATAAGGATAAACTTACAGTAAATTCTGCTATTCCGTTCTTCTTACCACAATCCGAAACTGAACTTAAACCATACACCCGTGCCATTGCTATGAAGTATGGTTGGATGTGGCAGATACCTTTACAAAATAGATGGGGTTGTGGTTATATATTCGATGATAACTACATAGATTACGAAAAAGCAAAGCAAGAGGTAGAAGAACATTTAGGACATTCAATAGAAATAAATAAACTTATTAAGTTTAGAGCTGGGAGATTCTTAAACACTTGGGTGAATAATGTTATAGCTATTGGTTTAAGTAGTGGATTTACTGAACCATTAGAAGCAACATCTATTATGGTTGCTATTGCTGGATTAAAGGATTTATCTAAAACGGTATTGGATAACTATAATGAGAGAGTAATAAAGGAGTATAACGATTTTATGGGTTCTTACAACGATGAGATTGTAGATTTCTTGCAATTCCATTATATAACTAAAAGAACCGATACACCATTTTGGAAATATTACACAGAGAAATCACCACTTTCGGATAGTTTGAGAAATATTGTTGAGAGTTATTTCAATGGAAAGTTTTTTGAAATTGATGAAAAGGATAAAATAGTATTTGCCGAAAGTAATTATATGGAAGTTGGATATGGTTTGGAGTTTTTTGATTCAGATTACTTTAAAAAAATATATCAACAATATGAAGATAAGGGTGTTGTTGAAAAAATACATCAGCACAATTCTCAAAGTCTTAAATATACATATGATAACTCAATGCCAGCGTTAGCATTCTTAAAGTTAGTAAAAATTGCATATGATGATAATCAATTGGATGACTTTAAAAAACTACTAAAGAAAGATGAACCAAAAGAAAAAGAGAAATCAAGTTCTTGGAAGTTGTGGTAATTTATGAAAAAACAAATTGTTATAGTAGGTGGGGGAACTGCAGGATGGATGACTGCACTTTATATCAATAAACAATACGGAGATACTGCCGATGTTAAGATAATAGAAAGTGAGGAAATTGGTATATTGGGCGCAGGTGAAGGGTCTGTTCCATTGATGGTTGATTTTTTACAAAATCTAAACATAGATATTTACGATTTTTTATTAGAAACAAAGGCAACTCATAAGTTTGGTATCATATTTGAAAATTGGAATGGTGATGGTACTGAATATATGCATGAATTTCACGCCTCATATCTAAAAAAAGAAAAAAATAATCCAAATATTGAAGATTTAGAATGCGAATACATTGGATATCTATTGAAAAACGGAATGAATCCGAATGAATATGGATATGGTAAACGCATGTTAATGAATCAAAAATCTCCAATTTTAGTAGATGGTACTGTTCCGAGTGGTTATTCGTTTCACTTTGATGCAAATCTAACTGCCAAATATTTTCGTAGAATAGCAGAACAAAGAGGTATTAAACACATAGAAGGTACTGCTAAAAGGTTCATGCAAAAAGATAGTGGTGATATCTACGCAGTTGTTATGCAGAATGGTATGACTATTAAGTGTGATTTTATATTTGATTGTACCGGATTCAAACAAATGATAGTTGGTAAGTTGTACAATACTAAATGGAAATCCTATAAAGATAAACTCACAGTCAATTCAGCATCTGCTTTCTTTTTACCACAAAACGATACTCACTTAAAACCATACACAAGAGCAATAGCAATGAAGTATGGATGGATGTGGCAAGTTCCACTTCAACACAGATGGGGGTGTGGATACATTTTTGATGATAAGTACATAAATGAAGATGAGGCTAAGAAAGAGATAGAAGAGGTAATGGGGTATGATGTTAAGATTGTTAGAAATTTTAAATTCAATTCCGGTAGGTATGAAAAAGTTTGGGTTAATAATTGTATAGCTATTGGATTAAGTACTGGTTTTAATGAACCATTGGAAGCAACTGCACTATTAGCATCTATGGTTCAATTGAGTGAGATAGATAAGTACATAATCGATAGGAGTGATATTAAAGATATTGAAACATATAACCAAAAAATAGCAAGTTATAGCGATGACATTGTGGATTTTTTACAATTTCATTATCTTACAAAACGAACCGATACACCATTTTGGACTGAATATTGGAAATCTAATATGTCGGAATCATTGAAACATATATTAGAAACCTATTACAACGATAATAAAATAGATTTAATTTACAATCCAAATCTATGCTTTAATAGAAAAAACTTTATTGAATGTGGTAGGGGGCAGGGTATATTTACTGATGAGTTTTTTATTAAGGAATATGAAAAATTTGAAGATAAAGAACTAATAAATGAAATACACAACTACAATGAAAAAAAGTTGCAAGAATTGATGGGAAAATCTATCAGCTATAAGAACTTTTTGACTATGATAAAAATAGCATATAATAAAGTAAAGTTAAATTAGGATATATCAAAAATATTTACTATATTTGTAAGATGAGAATTACACACATTTCAGATACCCACAACAAACACAACCAACTTACGCAAGATTTGCCGGGTGGTGATTTAATTATCCATAGCGGAGATATATCTTCATTGGGTAGGAAGAGTGAATGCCAACGATTTGTAAATTGGTTTGGAAATCTACCATACACATACAAAATATTCGTTGCAGGAAATCACGACCTATCATTTGAATCCGAAATACTATATCGTAAGAAAGCACAATACTTTGATGGTACAAATGATTGGGATGCTCCAGCAGTTGAGGGAAAACCTGAATGGGTTACTGAATTGATTGATAATCTACCCAAAGGAGTTATCTATTTGGAGAATCAATCAGTTAATATCGATGGAGTTAAGATTTGGGGTTCACCATATTCAGCACGTTTTGGTAGAGAGTGGGCATTCAATGTGAGTAGAGGTGAGGATAGTAGAAAGTTGTGGGGAACGATTCCGCCGGATGCTAATATCATAGTTACGCACGGTCCTCTATTTGGTGTAGGGGATAGAACCAACAATAATATGAATGTTGGGTGTGAGGATTTGAGAGAAACAATAATGAATTTAGAACCGGATTTCCACTTATGCGGACACATCCATGAAGGTGCAGGATATGTACAATTTGGTAAAACACATTGTATAAATGGTTCTAACTTATCATTGGGATATGAATACAAAAACAAACCAGTAACATTTGATTACAATTTTGAAACAAAAGAAATCCAATTTATATAAAAAATATTTGGCAAATCATTTGGAAATATCAGATTTTTTACATATCTTTACTATGTAATAAAAATGATAGATATGGAAAATTTAATTGGTCAAATGGTTCATGTGGTAGTTTCCAAAGGTGGTAAATCTGCTACTAAATTCCTCAAAGTTTGTAAGGTGAAAGCACGTTCAGTTCTATTTATTGAAGTAGATAAGGAAAATCGTAAAAACATTTTCCGTAAGGTTAAGACGAATGATATTACACCTATTGGGTTGATTGGAGAATCTCCCGCGTTTTCTATTAAAGAAGGTGTGTTGCCTGATAAGTGGGAATCCGAATGGGATAACATTGGTAACGTCTCCCGAATGGCAGCAGGTTCATTCCAATACACATCCCGTCCTATATATAGTAATCACTCAAAAGGTTGGGCACCCAATGGAGCACACTTTAGAACATAATATGATGGAAAGGATAAAACAATTGTTATACGATTTTTCGATGAGTTGTGTGATAATGGTATTCGCTGTTATAGCGTTCATCGAATATTTAATTACTGAAACATTTAAAAAAAGATAAGATATGAATTTAAGAGGTAGAAGTTTTGCATTGGTATTACACGCTGCAACCGGTGGTTTAGCAGTATTCTCACTTGTTACAAACCTATTAGCAGGAAACTATGATATTAGTTGGCAGGCGAACACAATAATTTTTGTTTGTTTATCAGCAACTCATATGTTAGAAGTAGTTGGTTACGAAAATGTAATTGAAACAGCAAACACCAAAGCAGTCAAAATGTTGGAGGATGCTATGGAACAAAAAAAACAATTTGATAAAAAACATTCAACTAAAACTCAAAAATAATATGGAAGGTAAATTAAACGTTAAGTACAGCGATTTTCAAACACAGTTATCATTTAATGAGTGGGCACAGTACATTCAGGCATCTACTCTATGGGATGAAGCAACTAATGAACGTAATAGACAATTCATTGAGCAGTATCGAAACTTTAAGTTCGCGGAGGCATTTCCTGCAAAAGAACTATCATTACAAAGGGTATGCTAAAATTTATAGTTACGTTCGTAGTTTTTATAACTACATTATATCTACTGATTGGGTATGATAAAATACTCAATAGGTATGGTATGTATCTTAAAAAGCAATATTGGACAGATTACAATACCATTGAATTTTGTAGTTGGATGGCGAAAGCAATTATCATTGTGCCGGGATTGGTATTTGGTATTGAGTTATGGTATATGCACTTCTTAACTCTAGCCACATCATCTGCACTAATTTGGGCAAGTATGAGAAAGAGTTTACCAACACTAATCCTATTCAATACGATATGGATTTGTATATCTTTGACTATTATAATACGAAATTTGTTTCCATAGATTTGGAAATATCAAATAATTGTTGTATCTTTACTAAAATAAAAATATGATTGTTGCATTCATAATAAGTGGTATATTACTATTGATTGGATTTATTTATATAGGTGTAGTACACTATCTATTGGCAATGGAAATGGGTGATGCTATAAAGAGATTACCACCCGATGTTGAATTGGTTGATATAACAACACTCAAATTTCCAGAAGAAATGGAATATGATGATGAGTATCACAAACCAGATTATAAAAAATAAGTTATGATTAAAGATTACTCTATACTTTATAATGGAATGACGGAAGGTAAAACCAAGTTTCACTATTCCTTAAACGCCAAAGAACCAAAGGAAGTTATTGCAACTGTGTACAATCAGTTTCTAAAATTGGTTGAGTACAAATACACAATGACATTAGCACCTAATGTTGGTTATTGGACATACGTTCCATCAAATTCAAATAATAGGTATGTGGAGTTTAGAGATGCTGAGACGTATGATGTAGTTGGTATGTTTGGTTTGGATGGGGAGATTGATTACAATACCATACCACAAACCGATTACATACAATCATTGGTATCTGGTTTGGATACAAATGGTAAGAAGGATTTGCAGTACATATTAAATGAAATATTCTACGAAAATATATACAATAACGATTTTGTGTGTGTTGAAAAGAATGATGTAGTAGTTGATATTGGATTTAATTGTGGTTTATTTGCTATCGATGCATTAAAATATGAACCAAAGGTTGTATATGGATATGAACCTAATAAAAAATTAGTAGATGATTTTGAAAGATGGGATATTGAAAAAGTTGTAGTTCACAATTCAGCCGTTTCAAATGAGTATGGGAAAGCACCATTCTATGAGAATAAGTTTGCTGGTAAATCATCTATGTATTCGGATATAAATTCAGATACAACATTAAGAACATACGATGTTGATGTGTTGGAGTTTGATGCGGAGTTTAAACACATTTTAATCGATTACCTTAAAGTAGATTGCGAAGGTGGCGAGTACGCTATCTTTGAATCTATGAGTAATGAATATCTATCTAACAGCATTCGTAAGATAGCATTGGAGTTTCATCACAACATAAACGATGAAAAAGTAAAAAATTTAATACTTAAAATAGAGGGATGTGGTTTCCAAACAAAACTATTATACAAAGATGGGGACACTACCGGTATGTTATACGCAAAAAAATAAAATTATGAAAAAACTATTAACCACTATGTTGGTGTTACTTTCAGTAGTAGCATTAGCACAAACACCAAAAGCACTACGTGTTAAAACTTACAAAGATGGAAAAGTTATAAATACAAAATTGTACAATATAATTCAACCAATAAATGTAACTCAAATAAAATATGTGCCAAAACGGATTACAAAAACCAAAATTGTAAGAGTACCAGTTGTTAAGATAGAATACAAATTGGTTGAAGTTCCAACAAAACCAACTGCATTGGATACGGTATCAATTCTACAAGCATATTATCCAAAGAATGCATTTAAAGATGTACTAGTATTACCTGAAAAGCAGGGTAAAGTAACTATCACCGATACTATTTCACACAATCGTTTGGCAAGTAGAAGTTGGGTAGCGGATATTACACCAAGAGTAGTTAAAGAGGTAGTAGAAGTACCAGCACCTAAAATTAGAGAATACTATTTAGGGCCGGAGTTCAGTACTAATTTTCGTTCAATCAACAATTGGTATAGTTTGAACCTATTAGTTAAGAACAAATCAAACCACATAATCAAAATTGGTGGTGGGGTAAATATGAGAGATGGTATAGATGGTCCTCGCCCGTGGATGGCAGCTGGATTCTTTTTTAAGATTAAGTAAAACAATTAAATAAGTTATATATGAAGTGTATCAAAAGTAAAGACGGAGAAATCCGTAGAGTATCGGATATCGATGCCGATGTGAAAGTGTTAATACATGGATGGGTATTCGTCCCAAAATCAGAATGGAAAGCTCTTCGTAAACCAATTCAAAAGCAGGAAGTAACTGCGGGTGGAGAAGAACTGTCTATTGAGGAAAAGAGATTAAAACGTAAAAAACAAAGTAAATAATTATGGCAGAGGAGAACTTTCAATTGGCTAAACCTTTAGGGGATAGAGTGTTAATTGAATTAAAAGCAGAAGAAAAGACAGCAAGTGGTATCATCCTAACCGAATCAGCTCAAACGCTGGATGGTAAGATTGGTGTAGTAGTTGCATTAGGTAACGGAGTTTACACAAACAACGGAGCAAAAATCCCTATGGAAGTTAAGGTAGGTGATAAGGTTATGATGCCACAAGGTGGTATGAGTGCACAAAAGGTAAAGTTAGGAGATAACGAATACTATTTGTGTAGAGAGATGGATTTATTAATGGTAATACGATGAAAGAAGAGCATAGAGTAGAACTTATTGAGTTGTACCCTGAAATGTTCAGTTGGAGTTATAGAGCTGAAGAGAAAAGTGGATACGAACAATTCTACAATAAATGTTTGAGTTGGATACATAAAAGGTTTAAATTCACTCGTAAGATTAACTACATTAAGCAGGTCAATCCATACAATTTTGGATTCGGAGTTGGTGATGGGTGGTATGGTATTCTCAAAGAACTAATCATTGGTATTAAAGCTGGGGATAGTAAGGAAAAGAATAATTGGATTACAAAGGTAACACAATGTAAGGAAAAGTTTGGAGGTTTAAGATTCTATGTTACAGGCACATCCAAAAAGAATTGGGAGTTAATCCGTAAAGCAGAAGATAAATCAATGGTAGTTTGTGAAGAAACCGGCTCAGAAGTTGAGGTTGGTACTTGGAACGATGGGTGGGTTAAAACTATTTGTAGAAAGAAAGCATTTGAAATGTTTGCATTAGGAAACTATGGAAAGAGAACGTTTGAACAATTGTGGACACCAAAAGAAAAAGCAGTAACGATTACAACCAAAAGAAAAAATGGACAGAAGAGCTAAGATTGCCGAAGTAAATCCAGACGCTATCCTATGGGATGGGTTAGATGATGCTATTATTGGTATCACTCAAGACAATGTAGCAGTTTATGATATCTACAAAATGGAGTTGGAAATTATGAAATTGCAAGATTGTACATTTGATGAAGCAGTTGAATGGGTAGATTATAATATCCTATCTGCTTATGTAGGAGAAGGAACACCGGAACACATTTGGATAATGCCTGAAGATGAAGGAGAATAACGTAGATGAAGTAGGTGGATGTTTATTAGGACTTATGTTCATGTCATCCATAGTATTGACTATCATTAAGTTGGAATGGTATTTAGATTTCAGTTGGTGGTGGGTGGTTGTACCAATTATTATTCCTGCTCTTGCAATGGCGATAGCAGTTATATATGTTGAGTTAGAAAATGGATTCGCCGATATGGCTAAGAAACAAGTTGAAAAAGAAGAAAAACTAAAAAAACAAAAATGAAGCAGTTCAAATTTACTTTATTATCCGTAGTATTACTACCCCTATTAGTGTCATTTCAAACTATGGCAAGGGAGAAGTATCGTATCAAAGTACAAAAAATTGAGGGTGTTGTAAAGTACATGCCACAAATTAAACGTAGTGTTCCTCAATTCTATGCCAAACATTGGATGGATATTTCGAACCAACCATTGAGTACACAAGCAGAAGCAGAGGGGTTTATTATTGAAGAAAAGGAGGCCGAAAAACTACTTATTCAAAATAATAAATCTACATATATTTATATAAAATAATATATGCTAAACCAAACACTACCATGCTTCTCGAACGAAATGAAAACCGAATCAATTTCAAATTAGAAATTACCAAATTCTTTATGGATTGGGATTTTTCAAAAGGTCCTATGTATCCATTCCACAAAAAAGATATGATTGATATCATAGCTGGGATTAAACAAAAGATTAAAGAATTTACACCACATCTACAATACGTTGATTATCATACGTTTGGTGAAACTCTTATCTTTGGATTTAGTTGGGAAGGTGAAGGTGTTTCAGTTGAGGTTAATATTAATCCGGTTAGTGAAGAAAACAAAGATAAATTCAGAGCACTGTTCAGATGGAGGTAGTTAAGAAACTTATTCATTACTTATATATCACAGCTATGACATTAGTAGCTATTGGGGTAGTTGTATTTTGGATATTCGTATAATGAAATGCGATATACACATATGGAATACTACTGAAGATAGTTCTACCTGCTGGAAATGTAATGAGTTGAAGTATAAAGATAGATTAAAAGAAAAACCAAAGAAAAGAAATGATAAAGATTATAGATTACTTTCTAACAAATGAGGATTGTGATGCTTTAATTGAATTAGCCAAACCACAACTGCATGATGCAACTGTGTTGGGTGCTGCTATTGATGGTTATAGAACTGCACAAACTACATTTTTCCACTTTTCAAACGAACTTACTGATAAACTACAAAACTTAATAGCTTTTGAAAGTGGAATACCTTTTCAAAACCAAGAAAAAATAAGTGTAATCAAATACGAAAGAGGTGGTGAGTACAAAACACATCACGACTTTTTCCATCCGAACGAATCATATTTTGATGCGGAAGTTAGTAGAGGTGGGCAGAGAACTCAAACTTTTTTGTTTTATCTAAACGATGATTATCACGGAGGTCAAACTGATTTCCCAACCAAAAAAATAATGGTAACTCCCAAAAAAGGTAGGGCTTTAGCTTGGAAAAATCTTAAAGATGATGGGAGTCCTGATTATGAATCCCTACATGCTGGATTGCCTGTATTGGCTGGGACAAAGTGGATTGCCGTAGTTTGGATTAGAGAAAACAAATTTGACTAATATGAATGTACACAATATACTAACATCGGATGAGTGTAAAGATTTGGCATTTGAGATATTAGATGCTTCAATTGATGGTAGATTACACAAAGAAACCGATGAAAGATATTATAAAAATTCATATGGAACTCAATTACCATCCCATTGGAAATTATTTGATAAATTTACAGAAGATGTTTCGGAATTGGTTGGTAAGAAACTAAAACCAGCAAATCCATATTGTAGAATATATAATCACGAATCTACACTAAATCCACACACAGATAGAGATGGGTTAGATTGGACATTATCGATATGTGTGTTTGATAATACAGATGTGGTATGGCCATTGCAAGTTGAAACCGAAGATGATACCTATGGATATATAATTAAAGTTGGAGATGGGGCAATTATGAACGGAAAGAAGTACAAACATTGGAGAGACCCATTAAATTGTGGGTATGGTAAGATGGCAATCTACATATTCCTACATTGGGTAGAAGTAAATGATTAAATAAAAATCCAATAGACATTTGTTTTATTGGATTTTTTTTCGTATATTTGTATATGTTATCAATCAAAAAATATATAACTGAAGGTATTACTATTAACCAAACTAAAGATGGTTACAGGGTATTCACCACACCAACCCAACACTTTAATATCAAAGAGTTGGATGAATTAACTGCCGAACGATTTGAGAAAGAAATAAATCTACAAGCAGAAAACGAAAAACTTCAAACACAATTATTTGGAGAGTATTTTAAGGACTTATTTTAATATTATGAGCTTATACAAAAATTACACAACAAAACTGACATTTGAGCAGTATGATACTAAGGTTACATTAGAGAAACCTAATTCCGATACTACAATTGATGAGGTGTTGGAACTATTCAAAGGTGCAGCATTAGCAATGGGATATTCTGAAAAGGGATGGAATCGTGCAGTATTTGAATATTGCGAAGAGAATACTGATAGTGATGTGATGGATGGGATAACCGAAGAGATGTTAGATGAGGCATTCGCACAACACAATGCGCATGAAGACGGATTTGATATTGATTTTGATAACAAATATAAAGCAGAAGAATAATGGAGTTCAAATTAACAGAAGTAGAGGAAGCCAGAGTAAAGGAGTTTGAAACGGCCTTAATACAAATCTATGGTGAGGTGGGTATAATTAAGTACATATTCACACCTGCAACTGGTTTAGGTTATGGGATTGAAATACATTCCGAAAAAGCAAACATTACAAAAGATATAACTGATTACGAAAGCTGGTAAGATATGGAAGTAATTTTATTATTAATTATTGGGATATTTTTGATATACCGAATGATGCGAGTTGAGGAACGTATGAATAAGTTGGAGCACGATATGTTCAGATTTAAGCAAGATGCTTTGTGGAATGAAGAGTTGGAGAAACAATATTGGGCAGAGCAACCACCATATCCATTTGCAACGCCAGAAGAGTTGGATGAATTAAAGAAAAATGGTAAATTATAAGATAAAAATATTGCATTTGGTATTTTGTCTATTGTGTTATATGGCTAAAGGACAAACACCAGATACTACATTAAATAAATTCATTTGGCATTGGATAGGTAAACCATACCAATTAGGTGGTACAAATGAAAGAGGTATTGATTGTAGTAACTTTAACAGAAAACTATATAATGATGTGTATCGTATAGAAATGCCAAATGTGTGCTACAAACAATGGAGGGTAACTGATAGAGTGAAACGTGATAGTTTAATAGTAGGAGATTTACTATTCTTTAGTAGTAGAGAATCCCCATCGGGTTGGCATTGTGGGACATACATAGGTAATAATCTATTTGTTCACGCAGCAAATAGGGCAGAAGGAGTTAAAATTAGTACATTAGAAGAACCAAAATATAAAAGACGGTATAAAGGAGCCGGACGAAGAAGATGAAAGTAAACTACGCAGTTGTATTCGCCGATGTGGTGGATGGCAATGAAATGAAAATCAAACACATTTGTGTGTATGAAAACGAACCAGACCAATCCGATATCGATTTGTTAGCATCGGAGTTGGCAGTTGAGGAAGAGTTTGGTATGGTAGGGGATACTGATTACAAAATCTATAAGTTTGATAGGAGTATCGAAGAACACAATGAATTTATGAGTGTTGAATTAGAACTACCAGAAGAAATTGATGGTACTGAAGGATTATGATTAGAACGAAAGAAGTTACGAGAGCTCAAAAGGAATTCATACCAAAATTGTATGCGTGGTTAGTTGCTGGTTACGATAATTACGATACGTTTGATGGTATGAATAGAGATGTTGCCTACTATAAAGCAATGGTAGAAAAGATAAGTATAATTGGAGAATATACGCAAGATGAGGCAGATGAACTTACTAAATTGACACAAATATATAAAAAAGAAAAGAAAATAGTATGAATCGAAACGTAGAAAATTGGTTAAGAGCAACGCTTATGGTAGGTGGTTTTATAGGTGGGATTACTTTGGTTTTATATGGTGGCTTTAAGTTATATACCCATTATCCAACCGAATTTCGTTGGGGTGCGGCAATTGGTATTATATTGACATTTGTATATGCTATCATTTATTTTATCAAAGAAGAGTTGGATGCGAAGGATGCATCGGATAAGTATTGGGAAGAGAAATATCCATCCTATTACAAAAAGAAATAAGATGAACTTTGATGATATAATAACGGAGTTGGTTGCGTTGGAATATGAGGTAACTCTAGCCAATATGAATGGGCATAAAGCAAGCGATGATGATGAATATGCCGGAAAACGAAAGAGAGTAGGGGAGTTGAGAGAACTATTAAACAAATTAGAGAATGGAGCAGAAAGATGATAATTGGGATATGGCTACCACATTGGGAAGGTATCTGAATAGTGGAGGTTATGGTGTGGGGTATATTAAAGATGCTATAAACGAAGGACCGGCAATAACACCTTTATTGGGATTGGAGAACCCTGAAAAACTTACTAAAATTAAGAGGCATAATATGGTATTATTCCATATACCAACCACCAATGAATCTGCTTTATATTATTCTTGGAGAGCCGAAGATGTTTTAGGACAGCAGGGAGTTTTGAAAATCCATAGACTGATACATGATAACGAACATACGGGTAAAAGGGAGGTTGAATTCAGATGGGATGGTCAGCATAGTGGAGCTGAATCCATACCAGTTAATAGAGTAAAAGACCCTCATTTTGTATTGGATTACATAGAATCTTGCCTAAATGGAAAGCACTCATTACCTTTTTAAAATGAAAAATATGACAGGAGCAGAAATAATAATGTTACTATTGATTGCCATAAATGGATTGGTAATCGCAGCAGAGTTGGTAAGTTGGACACGATATGTGAATGGTTTGGAAAAAGAAAAGAAGGCAAACAAATACCTAAATTCAGAGCAATTCCAAATCGATAAGCAAATGAGATTGAATGAAACCTATAAGATGATAGATAAGATTAGGGAAACAAAGGATGCCCAATTACTATCTAAGAATCAAAAGGGAAAGAAATCAAAGCCAACACCAAAGGGCAGAAATATGATAGATAAGTTATGAAAAGATACCATTTAGAAGTAATTACGGGAAGTGATTTTGGTGTAGATTACGAAGTAGAGGCAGATACATATGATTATAGTGGAAGTGGGTGTTATACTTTCTATATTCGGCCTAATATAAATAGTTTGGAGGTTGTGGCATCCTATCCAATCAATAGAACAATTATCAAACGAATCGAAGAGATATAAGAGATGAGTTTAACGGGAGCGTGGGCAAAGTTGCAGATGCAAATGGAAATGGATAGGATACGAGCTCACTATGATACCCAACAAAAAATTTTAAAGTTACACAAATCAATGTGGGACAGAGATGATAAAAATAATTCAGATATGCTAACTATACAAAACATAGGTAAGATAATAGGTATGACTATCCCTATGAACTATCCATTGAGATTAGCAAGAATACAGGATGTGTATGGGACAGCCGATACCTATGCGTTTAGAATAAAAGTAGAGACACCTAAAGATACGAAACATTATACTTTGAAATTGAATAGGGAGAAAATACCATATCCAATAGTACTAACTGATTGCTGGGAACTATCGTATGAAGAGAAACCAAACCAACTGAAAGTAGAAGCATTGGGTAAGGGAGATTTACGAAATATGGGAGAGGTTATACGGAGAATCCAAAATTTAATGGAAAGGGTATTAAATCCGTAGGTATGAAATTGACGATAAAAAACATAGATAAGATATTTGGTAGACAGTTGTATTCGAAGTGGATACAAAATTCATATGGTTGGGCAGTTCAAAGTGTTGAAGGGAATGATGATACCTATTATTTTGAATTGGCAAGTAACGGACCTATAAAACAAATTGAGGTAAAATTAAGAAGAGAACCTAGCAAATATAACCCCGATGAAAAGGAATTCTTATATGAGTTATGGGCATGGAATCACATAAATTCCAATTGGCAGCAAGAATACTATACAAAGAGAGATTTGGATACGATGGAAGGAATGGTAATGAGATTAGGATTGATGCTAGAAAAGGTTATACCCAAAAATATTGTATAGTATGAGAATCAATATCGAAAACCCAATGGAATTACAAAACTATTCCAATATACAGCCCCAAAAAGAGCAGACATTGATATCGGTAGTTGGTACTGATGAAACGTATCCTTATTTACTATATAGCAGGGGAAAGATTAGGGGAAACGTTTGGATAGATAAGGAAGTACACTATAATCCATATGGTATTACAACGGTGAGCATTGCCGCTGAGAAATCCGTAAGAATCGGTATGAAATTGGAGAATTGGAGCAGTAGTGTTTTTCATTTTATTCCATACAATACGGTAAGTAGTGTGTCATATGTATATTCTCAAATTGTTCAGATGTACCAAAAATATAGAGTGATGGAAGCTGTTTAATAATATGGAAAAGATAAACATCGAAAACCCAAACAAACTGATTGATTTTGTAGAAAAGAGTTTAACGAGTTGGAAAATTCATTATGTAGGAGAGAACCCAACCGGAGGTATATATGAGTATGTACTAGCGGATAAAGAAAACCCTAACATAAAGATATTAGTACAAATCTATAAGGAGACACAACAAATGTATGACCCGAATGATTTTTTGAGGCATCAATATGTAAAAATCTATTGTAACAATGTAAACCAACCCCTTGCAAGAGGATGCACTAAATTTTTAAGAGTAGAGGAATTTAAGGATATGAGAAGGGTATTTAATCATATACATAGTGGGGCTAGACAAGTATTGTAATAATATGGAAAAGATTAAGATAGAAAATCCCAATAGGTTGGTTGATTTTGCTGAAAGTAATACCATATGGACTATAAAATATAGAGGAGAGGTTAGTGATGCATATAAATTTGGATTTCAATTTGACGCGAATAAAGTGTGGGACCAATATCAAATCTATATCCTAAAGAAAACGAAAGTGATAACGGATGTATATGATATGGTTACAAAACATTACTATGTAGATATGATATGTGAAGAGATGACAGGTAAACACATTGGATTACGAAAGCAAATCACTAACACAATACCATTAGATGATGCGATGAGAGTGGGGAAGGTATTGGCACATATGCTGGATGGAGTAGCTGAAATGGAAGGGAGATTATAAAGCAAAACGGAATCCATACGAAGCCGGACACATCTAATAAAATAAATTCAGCTAAAAGTACTAGTAGTAATAAGACAATAAGAAGAGTAAGTAAATAAGAACTAAGTATAGGTAGTATAGATATAACTCCCTACCTAACGGAATAACTAAAAACACTAATAATATGGAATACTTTTTATACGGAATGGTAGCAGGGATAGGGATAACAATAATATCCTTAATCATCATATCCCATTACCTATTTCGAACTAAGAAAGAAGATGATAACCAATGGGAAGCTTAGGAGACGAATTAAAAAAGATAGGGAGAATTAGCAAGGAACTTGTTAAGAAATACTGGTGGCTTATCCTTGTTTACTACACCCTAAAAGGGATTGCTTTCCTATTCGTTATGTGGTATTTCCTTAACGCCTAAGAGCAGTATTTTTATATACTAATAATTATCTACGTTTTTTATCCAAAATCGCTAAGAATTCAACTATCGAAGAATTATGATATCCAATGTGGTTAAAAAACGTATCCATATCACACTCACATAGAGCAGAACGGAAATCTCCTAAAGTTATATATTACTAAGGGCACAAAGATAGCTAGTTAATATATCACATTACTATCGAGGCCCAAGCACACCCATTTTGAGAGCAAATTTTTTTCCTGAGCCCAAGCTTCCATACCATTTTTGGATACGTTTTTTATTCAAAATTATGGATACGTTTTGTATTCAACGGATACGTTTTTTATTTCCAATAGCTGAGGAATTCCGGATAAAATATAAGCTGTGCGGAGTTTACAAATGTTACAAGCCCATTCACAATTGTATTATTTTTAGAATTGTAAAAAGCTGGGAAAATAACCACCCCTCTCTATTGCTCCCTGATTAACTTTCCCGTATACCTGAACAAAAACGAAACAAAAAATAGCATATGATTTTTCTAATAAACGGGCCATATTGGTTTTGTGCCACCAATTTTTGTTATATAATTTGTATTATGTTAAGTAGAGTGCGCTCATCTTAGAAAAGTACAACACTTACTGCTTATCGGGTGCAGATTTGGCGTAAAAAAATACAAAAAATAAATACGAAAAAGCTTGACATTGTGGATATTTTTTCGTATTTTTAAGGGAGTGGAGGGCGGGTTCTATATTCCATCTTCCAGCTCGTTTGAAAAATATATTCGAATTCATTAGGATATATCAGGACTTTTTCGTATCTTTGTATTGATGGAAAAAACAAGGCAGATGCACTTGGTGGCACAACTATACACCAATGATAAGACAGGAGAGTACTATGTGGTAACAAATCCGCATTCAGATGAGCCAACATCCATTCGAAAATATTATCTACCAATCGGCCCAAAGCTTATATACCCTAAGAGATGGGGAAAGAAAGCTGGCGCATTAGAACTGCTGAAAGCAAAGATTGAAGACCAGAAGAGAATACTACATAATGCAAATAAAGAATTATCTAAGCTTCAGGCTTGTGAAGTAGAAACTCTAAAATGGAAGGATGATTAAATACACAAAAGAATCAATGGTGCTTATAGCGGAATCAATGGGGATGGATGAAGAACTTTATTCATACGCTAGACAGATACAATCCATACTATCAGTCGATGGGGATGTATGTACCTATGATGATGCTATTGAAATGGCGTTCGAAGAGTTAATCCGCCCAAATATAGCCTGACAAATCGTCATACAAATCCTGACAAATCGTCATATAAATAATTAGGAATTTCCATGTCTTTTTCATACCTTTATTATATGAGAGAGAGATTGATAACCCTGATTGTTTTTTTACTGATTACTGACCATCCGTGTCGTATGAGGGTAAGGGCTATTGAGATTAAACCTTTATCTAAAATTGAAATAAGTTTTAAACCCCGATAATATGTTGAATCCCCTATTAACTGATGAACGTTACGATGAGATGATTTCTGAAGCTATGATGTACCAACCTATGTGTGATGAGTTGAAGATTGGAGTTCGGAGAGCTAAGAACATAGATAATCAGATTTACGAATTGTTAGAGCAGTTAGAAGAGATTTATTCAGTTAAACTATAACCCCCATTTATTATGAGATATTCAGATAGTAAGATTACGGATTTAGTTAAGGTTGTTGGTGAGGTAACATCAGAGAACTTTTCACCTACCAATCGTGCGAAGCTGGTGGGTATTAATGAGTACGCTGGTGTGTGTACTATGGAGGTAGTTCCTTCTCCCTATCCAGCTCATTCATTCTCAGCTTCTAATAACCATAGAGCTGGTGAGAGGTATGAGAGACCTTTGGAGTATGTATGGAACGCTTTCTTTTTTTAAAAATAAATGAGAAAAAGCTTGTTTATATGAAACTTTTTGCGTACCTTTATTAAGTGAGAGAGAGACAGTTCTCCTCCTATTAACCCCCCTATTATGACTAATGAAGAAATGGTTGCTTTGAGTTTGGTTGAGTATTGTGATTTGTTAATCGCTATGGCGGAGTTCAACGGGCATAATGACCCTCATAAGACCAACTGGGATTACTGCCGTTGGCATGGTGTAGTGAGTGAAGAACGTTATGCGGAGGCGATACCTCTGCTGGTTGATAGAGGATATGAGTCTTGGATGTAAGACTAAGATATAGATTTGTTTGTTTTTTTGAGTTAATGTTTTCGCCATTTTGTTTAAACCCCTCCGGTACTGCTGGTGGGGTTTGTTGTATGCGGAGGCCCCGGTATATACCGCTAAATAAATAATGAAAAAAAAGTGAAAATATTTTGATAAAAGCTTGTATACGTCATAATTTTTGCGTACCTTTATTATATGAGAGTGAGAGATGGTTCTCCTCCTTAAAACCCCCTCTATTATGGCTTCTGCTAAAAACACTACGAAATTTATGTTAATGGGTATCACTTACGAATTACCCTCTGCTTGTTTAAGAACTACCAACTACTGGGGTGAGGCTCGTGCCAACCCTATTATTACTATCGGGCGTAAGGAAGTTCCTCTGATGTTCAAACAATTTATGAAAGTTAAATATCCTAATATGTTGGTATGGGGTAAATCCTCTACCTTCGCTAATGGTTCTTCTTCTGACTTGTATGCTTGTAACGCTGATGGTTCGGAGTTGGAATGGGGTTCTGAAGAGTATAAAGATATTTCTTCATTCTGTAATATGTTCAAAGGTGGACATTACGATGGGATGCATGATTGTTATGAGTACGCTGAGAATGGTAAGAGTGATAACGGAACTGAATTAGAGTTCAACGCTAAGTATGTTTCCTTTAATGGTAAAGCCCCTTTTGGTACTTGGCCTGAAGCGTTACGTTCCCTAAAGGGTATGTTGGCTGGTGAGTATGTGTGGGGTGTGTTGACTATCGAGAAAGCAATTGAGAAATTAAAAGGATATTCCTACACCGAAGCTACCATCGCTAAAGCAGTGGCTAGCTTGTAATCGGACACTAATAAAAATAAATTTACCTAAAACCCCTATATATGCAAAATCAAAATGGTTACTTACGGAGAATCCAATACTACACCAAAGAGATAGTAAGAGTATCCAACGAAATGTTATACTGCCACCCGAAGTATGTAGTACGAAAGAGGGTATCCCTATCCAACACCATTCAGAAATTAAATTACTATGTGAGTGAGCATGCTAAATTGTGTGAGGTATAATGCGGAGGCGGCTTGATGTACAACCACCTACCAGGGGGGGACTGGTTTCTTGTAAAAGGTCCAGTTCGCTTAGCGGAACACCCACGCCTAACCCCTTCACGTATCGGGAGCAATTTTTTTGCTGGGAAACAACTTTTTTTGAGACAGAGTAGAAACTCGGATTACCCCAAAGGGAAGGTGTTTGGATAGTACCTATCTAGCTAACCCATATGGATTACTATGTGTATCCAGCTTACTTGAACTAGCTAACTTACTTATGTGGATTGATACAAAAATAAATTTACCTAAATGTTTGGAATTGTGAATTATTTTACTTACCTTTAATACGTGGTTGAGAGACAACAAACCTTCCTTCCCTCCACTCTATGATATGACAACAAAGGATTATTTGAAACGATGTAAAGAGATTGATACCACCATTGGTGAGTTGAGGAAACAACCTAATCCGTATAAGGGTTTAGAATGGTTATCCAATCGTACTACTATCTCCGCCCCTAAATCACATTGGGATAAGATGATAGATGAGTTGGTTGAGCAAAAGAGAGTGTTGAAGGATAGAAGAGATTACTCCTTACGACATGGTTATGGGTTCGCTAATTAAAACAAATAAGAGATATGAATACTTTAGAATTAGTTGGTTACTTCGCAATGGGTATGAGTGTACTCTCCTTTGCGTTCTCTAAACAAAAGCTGGTTCGGATAGTAAACTTCTTTGCCTGCTTAGTTTGGGTTTGGTATGGGTTTCTAATTCAGAATAACCCTACTATCATTGTAAACGTTATGGTATCGATGGTACACCTCTATTGGTTTATCAATCGTTGGTGTAGAATCAGTAAGTTAAATCGTAAGTAAGATATGCTAACAATAAAGAACTACCATCGTTTATGTGATAAACCCATTGGAACGGATGGATGGAAAGTCCTATTTTGTGCGGAGGGGGATAATCACTACGAAATTAAATTAGTGTGTGTGGGTAAAACATCCGTAACTATATGTTTGGAACGGAACGCCGAAAGGGCAAACAATGGTAGGATGGCATATATGTTTAGGAATTGGAATGGTGAACTAACTGAAATGGGTGTAACTTCGGATTGGATTTCGGATATGGATAACTTATTACACGCCTTAGAGGCATTTACATTTTAAGATATGAAACAACGAAAGAAGAGTTTTAAAGAGTTATTGGATTACATTTGTGAATCCAAATTGATGTTGGAACAAAACCCAAATCTATATAGGTATATAATTGATGCCGTTAGGTGTAATATTTTTTATATGACGGCTACTAATGAATTTTTTACGGGTAAGTATTCCTTCAAAGCGTTTGACTGGATACGAAGTGGGGGTAAGGTATCGGAGTTGTGTAAGGAGCATCACTATTCTCTAAAGCGATTGTGTACCGAAATTATGTATTCAAACCTAAGTAGGGATGTGATATCGGATATGATTAAATCCAAAGGTACATTTAACCTAACTACAAAGGATGAGAATCATATACTAAGAAGAAATAGACAATCCTATGAGAAGAGCGAAATTACTATAAACACATACAATGGTTGGTTGTGCGATGAATTGGGTTCGTATCCATCAACCGAAACGGAGTATGTAGATTCCATACCTGAAATGTATGTTGATTGGGTTGAAGAAAAACGAGATACAAGATTCTGGTAATATGCTAACAATCCAAAACGTTAGAAGAGATATTGATTATAAGGATGGGTATCAAATTGATGAATTCCAATTGATAGATGGAGGCCTATCCGGCGCTTCTTTAGGTAATTTGGAGAATCCATTCTACACATTCTATTGGTCTATGTGGGATGATAAGAGGCGGTTTAAGGTCGTAGTTAAAAGGGATGAGGAGGATGGATATCATCATCTTTGGATTGAGGATTTAAGAATGGATGTTAGGATTCACAATGTTAGGGTTAAGAGTAGCTTGTTTACGGATAGGGAAAGGTTCTATAAGTGGATGGTGGATAGGATTAAGGATTCACTATCAAATTAAACGTTTACCAAAAAAATCTTAAATTCGACACGAAGGAGAGTGGGTGATATAATTAAACTGATATGCTAACAATAAAGAACATTAGGTCATTAAAGGGAACTCAATGTAATGGGTGGATAATTAAATTTATTAGTGAAGGCATCTATTTATACGATGACGATGATTTGAACATTATTCAAACGGAATACTATTCGATTACATTTGTATCGGGGTTGGGTTCGAACATAGGTAGGATACTCATTGGTAGAGAATACGATACAGCGTATAAAACACAATATAGGTATATAATTTATTTGAATCAAAAGAAGTTCGATACCGGTGGGATAAGTAAATATGGGTTGCAAGATAAGGATGGGTTTATCCAATCCGTAGTAGATACATTAGATTATCAATTAAAAAATAAATAAGATATGAAACCATTTTTAAACAATTTACTATTACTATCATCTATTACCTTTATATGGGTAATGGTATTTCCGTGTTGGGTTATTAAAGAAATTATATTTAGAATTAAAAACAACAAACATACGCTATGAAAGAATTTAAAGATTTAGAATTTAAGGAATTGCCCGATGGGAGTGGTATATACTCCCGCACTATGTTTGAGAACGGATTTGGTTCAAGTGTAATAAGACACAAATACTCATACGGAGGTGCGGATGGATTGTATGAGTTGGCAGTATTGGATACTGATGGTGAGATAGACTATGATAATACAGTTGCCGAAGGTGATGTGCATGGTTATTTAACTGAAGATGATGTTACCGAATTACTAAAGAGAATCCAGCTACTATAAAATGCTAAAAATACAAAACTTTGAGGAACGATTAACTCCTTTAATTTTCAAAAAAAGCTTTTTAGGTTGGTATATAATAGAGGCAGTTGAAATATACAATCATTACTATCTTATAAACTTACAAAAAAATTCAACCGATGATTTTAATTGGGTTGCTGTTTGGTTAGGTAAAGAGGTTGATACTGATTTTCCGAATGATGATGATTCCGATGGTATGTATAAACTGAAATTTGTAGGTGAAGATGGAATAGTTATATACGAACATTGGTTATCTCATAAATGGTTAAAGAAAACAACCGCAATTGGATTTATGAATAAAATGGCTAATATTATTGAGAGTTTTGTAGTTAAACATCCAAATAATAAATGGCCAGTAGTATGAAACTAACTATAAAGAACTACGATAAGATTATAGGTTGTGTTGTAGGTAACTACCAAGTTGCACAAGTCAGACAATTAAGTAAGTTGTATGAAATTGCCTTTAGAGGTAAGAATCGAAGATACCATAAAATAGTAACCATATATAGAGAACCATTGGAGGAATACGAACAATTAGTTTACAAAGTAGTATGTAGCGGTAGGTGGACAACTATTTGGAATATTACATTAAAGGATAAGATTGCTACCTTACAATATATTTCACATTGGCTTGAAAATTTATTGTAAATAATTAGGAAATGTGGGTTTTTTTACTTACCTTTATTCTATAATTAAAACCCCCAATAGTATGAAGATTAATCTAAATAAAGGACAAAAGTTGTGGTTCACTTCAGATACCCACTTCAATCACGCAAATATTTGTAGAGGTACTACCGAGTGGGATAAGAGCAAACCTAATCACTTTAGAGATTTTGATTCTTTGGGTGAGATGAATGATAGGTTAGTTGCTGGTATCAATGCCGTAGTTGGTGAGAATGATATCCTAATCCATTTAGGTGACTGGTCTTTCGGTGGGTTTGATTCCATTAGAGAGTTCCGTAGCAGATTGAATTGTAAGAACATCCATTTAGTATTAGGAAACCACGACCATCACATCGGTAAAAATAAAGATGGGGTGCAGGATTGTTTCATTAGTGTAAACCATTTAGTTAATTTGGTTGTTAAGTGGAATATAGGAACTTTAAATCAAAAGGAAGCACAATTTGTGTTGATGCACTTTCCAATTGCTAGTTGGGAAAATTTAGGTAGAGGTGTTATTCATTTGCACGGACACGTTCACTTACCTAACCATCGTAGAGTTGGTAGTGGTAAAGTTATGGATGTGGGTGTTGACGGTAATGGTTTGAATCCAATCAGTTTAGAAGAAGTGTTGAGTATTATGGAGAAACAACCAATCGGTAGTATGATGCCAAATGACCACCACACTATTGTAGAAAATTATTTAAGATAAAATTATGATACCAAAAATATTAACATTAGTAAGAGGATTGCCAGGTAGTGGTAAATCAACATTCGCCAATACTATTACAAATAAATTTTCAATATGTGAAGCAGATAAATTCTTTTATGATAAAGAAGGTAACTATAACTTTGATGGTTCTAAATTGAGGCAAGCGCATGAATGGTGTAAAAACCAAGTTGAGACTCGTATGAAAGATAATCAATTAAATCCTCAATTTTATCCTGAAATTGTAGTATCAAATACATTTACACAAGAGTGGGAGATGGAAGCATACTATAAGTTAGCAGAACAATACGGATATAAAGTATTCAGTATTATTGTTGAGAATAGACATGGTGGTGTGAATGAGCACGGAGTACCTGCTGATAAGTTAGAACAAATGCGTAATAGATTTGAAGTAAAATTATGAAATACGATTTAGAAGTTTTATCGGATTATATCAATAGAGGTTTGGTGATTAAACAAAATCATCCTACACTACCTTTATCTATATACAACTATTCCCGTGAATGCCAATACAATGGTATGTGGGATGATATTACTTTGAATTGTAGAGGATTGGTTTTGGATAACGAAGGTAATGTTATTGCCAAACCTTTTCCAAAGTTCTTTAACTATGAAGAGCATACTACCAATGAGATTCCAAATGAAAACTTTGAGGTTTATGAAAAGATGGACGGTTCATTAGGTATTCTTTTTTATTACGAATATGAATTGAGTGATGAAAAAAGATATAACATATGGTTTAATAACAATTACGAAACCGGTATGGAAAGGTTCTTTGACCCAAACAACTTACCCAACTTCGATGACCCATACTATGAACCTACACCAAAAATAAAAGGTGAATGGCATATGGCAACACGTGGTTCATTTACATCCGAACAAGCAATCAAAGGTAGAGAGTTATTGGAAAAGTATAATTTTGAAAAACTACATACCGATTACACATATTTGTTTGAAATAATTTATAATGAAAATCGAATAGTATGCAATTATGATTTTGAAGATATTGTTTTATTGGGTATAATAAATACAAAAACAGGCAATGAAGTTAATCTATATAATGATACTGAAGATATTCGTATTAAAAATATTATTTCTAATATTGGGTTTCGTACTGCTACATTATATAAGACTTGGGGAGAGGATTGGGAAACTTTGAAAAAAGAAATATCCAAAGATAATGAGGGATATGTAATTCGTTTTTCAGGCGGTATGCGGATGAAGATTAAAGGAGAGGAGTATGTGAGGTTGCATAGAATCCTTACTAATTTTTCTACTAAAGATATTTGGGAGTTGTTAAAGAACGGAGAACCATTAGAACCATTCTTGAAAAGAGTACCTGATGAGTTTGATGTTTGGGTAAGGGAAGTTGTTAGGGATTTACAAACTCAATATAATACCATCTTAAACGATTACCGAACTATTTTATTTAATATATGGCATCCTGATAAGAAGGTATTTGCCGAATACGCTAAAAGATATCCACACCCATCTTTGTTGTTTGCTTTGTACGATGGGAAGAATGAATCTGCATATGATTACGTTTGGAAAATGATTAAACCAAAGTATGAAAAACCTTTCAAAAAAGATGAAAAATAATTGATAAAAAGCTTGTATATGTCAATCTTTTTACTTACCTTTACTATGTACTAAGAGATACACACTATGAAAGTTTTATTATTTGATTCGGTTTGGTTTGGTTTGAGAGTGTTAAAAATGTTAGGATACTAAACAATAGACATATGAAATGGTTTTACAGCGAAATGGGTAGTGTGAATAAGAAGACTGGAAAGTATAAGCACTATAAAGTAACAATTGAAGATTGGAAGATTACGGGTTGTAACTGCGAAGCTAGAGATTTCCGTAAATACACACCCTGTAAACATATGATTTCAATCCATAATAAGTTAGGACATAGTTTATAAAAAATAATTAAGAAAAAGCTTGACATTATCAATTTTTTTGCATACCTTTATTAAGTAATAAATAACAAACATATGAACATTCAATTTAAAAAACCCAACAAAAATCATCCCCAACCATTTATCCGTCATTCGAACTTTTCTATTATGAAAGCGGAAACTGAAAAGTATCCTGAAATGGTTGAAATTCTGAGAGGACCTTCTTATGCTAGAAAATTCTTTGGTAAGAAATTCATAAACCTTGAATCAGCTATCAAAAGTGTAGATTTGATATGTGCAGAACGTATGATTGCAAAGCAGTCAATGGTTGAAACCGAGTCAATAGAGAACGCTTGGTGTTAAACCTTAAAAAAAACTTAAAGAATATTAGGATTTTTGATATTTTTTTCGTATATTTGTATAATTATAATTAATAACCTTAAACAAAAAGTAGAATGAAAAAATTATTAGCATTAGCGTTTATCGCATCTGGATTAGTATTAGCAGCATGTGGTGAATCAAAACAAGAAGTTGCAAGTGATTCGTTAGCAGTTGATACAATTGCAGTTGATAGTGTAGCAGCAGATTCAGCAGTAGTTGATACAGCAGTTGCAAAGTAAAAATTAAATTTTGATTGTGAATAATGGAAAGGGGTAGACTTTTAGTTTATCCCTTTTTTGTTGCCTAAAAATAATTTAAAAATATTTTGGTAAAAGCTTGTTTATATCGATTTTTTTACTTACCTTTATTATATGTGAGAGAGACAGTTCTCTTCCTTTTAACCCCACATTGATATGAATTATCCAAAAAAACTTAATGAGTATGTTCACTTCATCACTATCATCTATGGTGGTACAATGCGTAAAGAAGGTATCATAGAATGTATTATGGCTAACACTATTGGTTACGCTAATGGATTAGTATCCCGTACTACTTATAGAGGAGCCGAAAAACATTTTGTAAATTTATTAAAAAATATTTCGTAAAAAGCTTGTTTAATTCAGGAATTTTACTTACCTTTATTATATGGGAGTGAGGGACGTTCCTCCTCCATTAACCCCCCCTTTGTTATGAATATTAGAAATTATTATGTGAATGAGTTCCCATCAGATGAGTTAGGTTTAGAGATTGACCCAAAAGCCAACTTCGAATCTTTATGGCTCGCAATTCGTGGTGATATGGTCTATGAATACATTGGTGTTTCTGATAGTGTGATACGAGAGAGATTGTTTGAAAAGTTTTCCGAACTCACCGGTCATACTTACGATTATATTTACCAAGAATGGTTAAACGCCTAATCAAATTTTAATTTTAAATTTATTTCTTAATTATTATTCAATTTAAATTTTAAATGTTATGCAAGAAGTACCTAGATTACCTTTTACAACAATGGATTACATTGTACATGGATTCCATTTAGTATGTTTACTTTCAATCATTGTGTTGGGAGTAGCATATATTATTCACGATTATAAAACATTCAAACCCAAAGATAGATTTTAGATATGGCAGTATATAAACAACTTACGTTAATATTTATTGCACTTATTATAGCAGTAACTGCAATAGGTATATTTGCATTTGTACCTAGCAAATCGGATAAAGCTAAGTACACCATTACATCAGAAAACGGAAAAACTTATTACGCAAATACATTTAGAGTGTATGGTAGAGGAGTTATGTTTGATGATATTTATGGTAACACAGTCATCGTTCAGGGTGACTTGGAAATTAAATGTAAAAAAACTGAATGAAACTATTAAGTAAAACAAAAGAAATATTTGAGGCTTGGGCAATATCGTTTAATCCAAATGATGCCCAAGCTGAATTAGCATCAGAACGTATTCAGATTTGTGATGCATGTGAACATAAAGCAGTAGAGCCTTACATTCATTGTAATCAATGCGGATGTGCTCTTAAAGCAAAGATATACACCCCTAAAACCTTTATGGATGAGGGTGGTTCATGTCCTAAAGCAAGATGGAAAGCAGTTGAAATTGAATACCTTAAAACAAAAAATTTAAATCGTTATAACGAACTAAACAAATGATAGAATTTGTAAAGCATGCATTAGGGTTATGTGGAGAACATTGGCATCCTAACCTATTCACAATAATAGCAAGTGGATTTGGATTATTACCTGCATTGGAATATGTTAAATACAAATACTTTAAGAATGGAAGAACCAAATAGTGAAGTAGAAGTATTGGAAAAAATTGAGAAGCAACATCAAATTATAGTTTACAACGATAATATAAATACGTTTGAACACGTAATTATGTGTTTAATAATTATATGTTCGCATGAAATGGAACAGGCGGAACAATGTGCAATGATGATACACCACAAAGGAAAGTGTGGAGTTAAATCAGGAGGTATGGATGAATTACTTCCTATCGCTGAAGCATTGGACAAAGAAGGATTACACATACAAATCGTTTAATTCATATCTTTATATTTATATGCAAATGTAATATAAATGGAGACAATGAAAATTAACTTAACGGAATACAACCAAACATTGGAGTATAGTAACCGATTTGATTTCTTAAATAAAATTATATCGTTACAATCCAAAAAAGGAAAGGCAATCAAAAACCAATCCCCATTTCGTAGAGCTAAAAAGATTAAAAAATGATTAAGTTAAAATCCATATTATCCGAAGACCTCCGTAATTGGTTTGGTAAAGGTAAGGAGGGTTCAACTACCGGTGGTGGTTGGGATAGATACGATTCTACTGGAAAGAAAGTTGGTAAGTGTGGTGATTCAAAAGAAGGAGACCCTTATGCAGCTTGTTTATCAAAAGAGAAAGCAGCAAAGTTAGGTAAGGATGGAATCGCATCATTTGTAAAAAGAAAAAGAGCTGCACAATCCAAAGCAGGTGATTCTGAAAAAGGTGGTGAACAAAAGAAAGGACAGAAACCTACATTCGTAAAGACGGGAGCTAGTGAAGGATTGGATGAGAAGTGGTCTCAAAAATATAAAAAATCAATTAATTGTAGTAACCCAAAAGGATTCTCTCAAAAAGCACATTGCCAGGGTAGAAAGAAAAACGAATTGGTTGAAGAAGCAATGCAATTATTTTTAGAAAAAAATTGTCCTACGGATTCAGCAAAATGGTCAGCATCAAAAGCAGCAGCTAAAAAGAAGTTTGATGTATATCCATCTGCTTATGCCAATGGTTGGGCTGCAAAAAACTACAAATCAAAAGGTGGTGGTTGGAAAGTGTGTAAAGAAAGTGTTATGAAAGAAGAAGAGGTTGAGATGAATCCTAAGATATTGGATATATCGCCAGAGCAAGATGAGAGACAAAAAGAATTAGATATGTACGATGAACCTAATTATGATGGTACATATTATTATACCGGAATGCAAGGTAAAAGTTAAAAAGAAAGGGAAGTAAATCTTCCCTTTTTTATTTTAATCCATTAACAACTTTTCATCATCTTTACTACTCTGATTTGTAAATATATTATTAGTTGTGTTTGGTATTGTATATGTACTACTATTTCCACTCGTATCCGTATAAGTTAAAGTTGAACCTTTTGGAAATTGTGTTGTAGTAACCGAACCTCCTGTTGTAATAGTTCCAGCGGAACTAATAGTTCCACTCAATGGCATAATATTTGGAGTTCCAGTTGATATCCAACCACCACCTAATTGTGGTAATACTGCCGGAGTTCCAAATCCACCATTACCAATAGGAAATCCAATAGGAGTATCCTCTACTTCTTTTAATTTTTCTCTGATTGAATCAAATTGTCTTTTGGTAATGTTGTATCCATCTACCGCATCTAAAAAACCTTTCAACCATTGTGTATATTCTTGACTAGTCATAATATATTCTTTTATAAAAGTGATAGAATCGTATCTATACTTTTTTCGTTTACTTTAATTGGATAATAATCAATATCATATTGTTTTAATATTGTTGTTATATCATCATCAATTTCTTTACTTTCTTCCAAACCCTGAAATCTTCCATCGGGCTGAAACATAGAATCATCTCTTTCCAATACAATATTAATAGAGTTGTACTGCTTATGCAAATCAACTACAAACTCATCGAATGTAAATCCATAAAATGAAGATGGATAATCATAATGAGTAGAGTATCGATTCTTATAAACCAAACTTAACATAATAGGTGAATCCACTACAATGTAATCAACTTGCTCATACAACCTTGCTATGTTCCTATGCTGATTAGCTAATACATACAATTGGTCTTTTACCATTTCGTAACTCTTATCCCAAGCCAATAACTTTGGAAACTCATATGGCATTTCTGCATTCATATTAAGTTTCTTCATTTCATAATATAGACCGGCTGCTTGTGTGGATTTTCCAATACCCGGTCCTCCAAATAAATTAATTATCTTTGTCATAAATAAAAAGGGAGGGAGTTTATTCCCTCCCCTTAATTATTAGTTAAATAGGTATCTTACACCTAATTGAATTTGGTAACGAGAACCAAATCCTACGTTATCTCTGAATGAATCAGTAAACGGAACTTTGTTTCTTCCATCCAAATAAGGGAATGAGAAGATTGGTGTTTTACCATCAGTATCCAATTTAACAAAGTTAAGAGGAGTGATTGTTGTAGGTAATTGTTGAACACCTAATTTGCTACTAATAAAGTTTGTGAAGTTATATACATCCGCAGTAAAACGTAATGTATGCTTTATAGCTCCAACTTTAATGTAAACATCTTGCGTTAAATTCAAATCTAATCTATGAACCCACGGAAGAACTAATGCTTGTCTTTCTGCCATCATACCTCTACGAGTTGAAAGGTAAGGATTGTTTGAAATGAAAGCATCTAATTGAGACCATAGTTCAGCTTGTGTTCTAGTATCAGCTACACCACTTACTGCAGATGCGTTAGTTAATTTAATTTGAGATGCATCTTTAGGAACGAAGATTATATCGTTACCATTGAAACCATCGTTATTTAAATCACCACCATATGTGTATGAAAGAGATGTTTGTGCGCTGTTAGGAGAAGCCTCATATAACAAACCAATTGAAGTTCTTGTATTCTTAATAAACTCTTTACCATAATTCACACTTGCAATAATTCTATGTGGTAAGTAGTTGTTTGAAAAACCTGCTTCAAAGTTGTTAGGGTCAGTACCAGTCGGTCTAGCTCCCCACATTGTAAATGCAGTAGAACCATTGATTGTTGCATCTACTGCCGTTTGACGAGTATAAGAAGCATTTACACCTAAGTTATTAAATTGTCTTTGGATTTGCAATGTTCCAAATAAAGTATGACCTATGTTTGCATTTGTCATATAGATTGCGTTACCAATATTTGGATTCTCCGCAGTTTGAGCCGCACCAACCGCATCATAAACCGAACGTTTAACAAAACGAGTTCTACCATCACTTAATGTTGTGTTACCCGATGATGGTAATGCAACGTTTTGGAAAACAGTAGCGTTGATGTTTTGGATATAAGTTCCCTCCGCAGTTACCGTCCATCCTAATATTTTCTTATCAACTGCTAATGTAGATTTCCAAACTTGTGGGAATTTATAATTAGGGTCAGTTACGTTAAGAGAATATGATTTGGATAAACCTGGCGTTGGTGTTGGTCTATACTTATCAATATCCGGTGAGAACACATACCCAGTTCCATTTGTAATAGAGCCAAATAATGCCATACCACTATTAGATGCCTGATTTGAAATCCATACAAATGGCGGAGGTCCTTGGAATAAACCAGTACCACCTCGTATTTGTAAAGTTTGGTCATCATTCACATCCCAGTTAAATCCAACTCTTGGTGATATTTGTAGTGAAGCAGATGGTGCTAAACCTGTGTTTAATTTCGTACCATTATAGAACTTATCTAAACCTGCAACTACTGGATTGAAAAGGAAGTTATCAGCAAAAGAAACATAATCAGCTCTAATACCATATGTTAAAGTTATATTATCTTTTATTCTAAACTTATCCTGTGCAAATAAACTCAACTCCGTATTCTTTGGTCCAACCAAAGGAAACCCACCACTCAATGAATATGATAAATCATAGAACGCTGCTGGTTTTGTTCCTGCTGCCGAAGCGTAGAAATCTACTAAACTATTGAAACGATATGCACCTGCGAATGAAGGTGAGAAACCATTTGAATAAGTTTTGAATGAGTTTTGTGTACCAAATGTAAATTCGTGCTTACCTTTATATAAGTTAAAAATGTTATTAACTTGGATTATATCACTATTCAATACGTTACCATATGTAAATCTTTCATAACCAAACGTTGTGTAAGGTAAACCATTACCATCTAATATATCCACCTGTGGGAAATTACCAACACTTAAAGGTGCTCTATAATCTCTCAATTGAGTATATCCAATTTGTAATTTGTTATTTGCTGAATTAGAAAAACGAGTATTCAATTCACCAATTAAGATATCCGCATCATTGTTGATAACATAGCCACTACCAAAGAAAGGCATTGCGGTGTTACCCGGTCTTCTACCATTCGATGAGTTTATTGAACCACTATTAGATGCTGGGATATCAGCCGAAGAACGTAACATTGTATATTTCAATGAGAATGAATTCTTTGCATTAATATTCCAATCCAACTTTGTAGTTAATCTTTGTGATTTAGAACCATACTGATAACCCTGATATGAACCCGGATTATAATTGTATTTATCAATTAAGAATTTTTGTAAAGCATCTAAATCGGCTGCTTTAGCTTGTGAGATATTGATACCATTAGGATTGTTGTTAGCATCAGATGCTGTCCATTGTGTACCCGGCTCCATTCTTTCTTCTTGCTCTCCGTTTAGGAAGAAGAACAACTTATCCTTAACAATCGAACCACCTGCGGTGAAACCTTTAAGGTCATATGTAAATGGTTGTTGTGGTAAAGTGATATCACCTACCTTATAACCTTGTAAATCTTTATTCTTAAAATATTGGTAAACCGAACCAAATGCCTGATTCTTACCACTACGAGTTACAGTGTTCACCGAGCCACCTGCGAAACCACCATACTTAACATCAAAAGGAGAAACGTTTACTTGAATTTGTTCAATCGCATCTAATGAGATTGGTTGTGCTCCCGTCTGTCCACCTAATGTTCCATCACCCAATCCAAATGAGTTATTGAAGTTCGCACCATCTAATGTTACGTTATTCAATTGAGAACTCATACCACCAAACGATAAGTTGTTTTGCGATGGTACTAATTTAACTAAATCTTTCCAACTACGATTTACGTTTGGTACTGATTCGATTAATCTTCTATTGATAATCTCCTGCGAACCATTACGGCTTGAGTTGAAAACTTTGTTTTGACCTGATACAACTATAACTTCATTTAACGTAGTAGATGATTCCACTAAATTAAAATTAGCTTTGTGTGTCTGTCCTAACAATAATGTAATATCATTTTGTGTTTCGGTTTTATAACCTACAAATGATACTATCACTACATACGGTCCTCCAATTTTTAAGTTTGGTAGGTTATATCTTCCATCAGCACGAGTGGTTGTACCATACTTCGTACCTGTTGGTTGATGGGTAGCTTGTACAGTTGCACCTGCAATAGCTTCCTTACCTGCCAAAACATTACCTTGAATTTCTGATGTAGTTTCTTGTGCTTTTGCTACAAATGATGATACGAATACCAACAAAAGTAACATTAGATTTTTTAACTTTCTCATACTTTTTTTGTTTTTGTTTTGTTTGTTTAATTAAAATAAAAAAGGTGTAGGGACATCCCACACCTGCTTAAAGATAGAATAGTTGCCTGTTAGAAGGCTCGTTTAAAAATGTAACTTTTTTTAGATTTATTTGTTTGTCTAACATAGGCAATGTTTTCTATCCTTTTATAACTATTTGATAGATATAAAATTTTAACAAAGATACGAAGAAAAAATGAAAAATCCTAATTTTTTGTTTAGTATTTTACCAATACGATTAGTATGCCCACAATAATTTTATCTAAATACTACAGATATTCTTCTATCAGTAACACGCTCTATTGAATGTTCCCAATCAGTTCTATGTTCTCCAGTTAATAAAAGTGCTGACCTGTTAGGGAATTCAAAGGATATTCTCTCATCTCCTTTTCTTAAATTAAAATTGATTGGAGTTAGCATGCTAAGTATTAATGTATCATCATCACCCAAATCAATGTGGTAATCTATGTAATCGTTTGGTTTATAAATGTTAATTGTATAATCTTTAGGTACGAATTTAAGTATGCCCAATTCAGTAAGTTTGTCTGATAAATCTAAAAGATATTGCGGTACTTCTAAAGATATTAAATTATTATCATATTTTGAAATACCATAACGTAATATCTTCCTACTATATTTTCTAGTAAGATTTGGTATATTTTGATTTAATTCATTTTCTTCTTCTACCGATATTACATCTCTATATAAGTAATCATCTAAATTAAACATAATTTATTACTGCCCCATCACTATATGCGATTATTTGTTGAATTTCATCATTAACACCGCCACCGCTACCATTGGTTTGCATTACAATAGGGAATGTTGCTATTAATCCGTTTGGTGTATCTATATTAATCGGTCCATTGAATGCGGCCGCTCCTAAGAAAGTACAAAGAGGTAAATATAATGTTATTGGTAAAGTTGCCGAATTAAAAGCATATATAAATCCACTTGCTCCAACCGATGTTACATTTGGTAAATAAACATATTGTAATGCAGTGCAATTTTGGAATGCACTATCACCAATTGTAGTTGCTCCCAATAATTCAACAAGAGTAAGTTTTTGACAAGAATAAAATGTATAATCTCCAACTTCTATAATTGTTCCATTATCTTGAATACTTAAAAGGTCTTCCCCAAGTCCATGAGGATTTTCTAGAATACCATTGAATGCATTATCTTTCAATACTACATTAGAACCACCACCCAAATATATTGTATAAGTTGTTTCATTTACACTAATTGATGTGTATGGATTACCGGTTTGTACTAATCTATCATTCCAATCCGCAAGATTCTCAACACCATTTGTTAAAAATAAATCAACCGTTGCAAAATCTGAAAAAGTTATTGTAAGGTCACCACTTGATGCTGGTATAGATGGGTTATCACCACCACCCAATGAAGTTGAATTAACATTTTGATTTTGCATATATGTTAATCTACTTTGTAATATTTCGTTTATATATATGTTGTATTGACGAACTTGCTCATTAAGAGGAAGTAATCTTATATCCGGTAAAGTTGCATATTCTTGCCAACTTAATTCATTTAATATGAGCATACATTTAATTGTTTATTTAATAATAAATATTAAAAAAATATTTACTAAAAAATTAGGAAATATGAAAACTTTTTATTACCTTTACTATGTAATAAATGATAAGATAAGATATGAAAAATTACAATAACCCCATCGTTGAAAAGTTTATTGAAAAAGTGAATGCTGAAATCGAAGAGTATTATTCAACTCACTTATCAAACCTAACACCCAAACCAATGGAGATGCGTGTTGGTACTAAGTTTATCAAATTAATTAGTAACGGAAGTGTATGGGGATTTATCTCCCGATACGATGGTGATTACAAAGGAGTTCCAATTAAGAAAGGTGATTTAATGAAATCTGCTTCTCGTAATGCTCCTGCCAAACATAGTAGAGGTAACATCGTTGATGGAACTGCTAGATATGGTGTGTATGGAGTTCAGTACCTATAAAAAATAAAGAGTGCAGTTAAGACCTAATCAAATAGAACCTGTTAAAAAGGGAGTGGAATTCTTTAAGCAAAAGAAAGCCGTTCCCTCAATTATTGTTGCCCCAACGGCATTTGGTAAATCAATTGTTATCGCTCAGATAGCAAAAGAAGTTGGAGAGAAGTTATTAGTTATCCAACCATCTAAAGAGCTCTTAGAGCAGAACTATAATAAGTTTATAGGATTGGGTGGTGAGGCATCCATCTATTCGGCTGCAATGGGTGAGAAAGAGATTGGACACGTTACTTATGCAACCATTGGTTCGATTGTAAACATCGCATACAAGTTTAAGGATATGGGTATCACCAAAGTAATTATCGATGAGTGTGATAGATTCCCAAGAGACCCTAAAGGAATGATGAGAAGATTTTTAGATGCTGCAAAAACAACTCACATATTAGGATTAACTGCAACTCCATTAAAGTTACAAACCAATATGGGGGATGATGGAAGACCTTTTTCTAAATTGGTAATGTTGACATCCCGGTCTAAAAAAGGTATATTCTTTAAGGAGGTACTTCATGTAGCACAAATTAAAGAGATGGTTGATTTACAATTTTGGTCTCCTCTAAAATATGAATCATACGATTTTAATACTGGGGATTTGGTTTACAATTCGACCAACGCAGAGTTTACCGATGAATCAATTCAAAAAGCTTACAAAAATCAAGATATTGGTGGTAAAATAATGAAGAAGATTTCGGATATGCCTGATAGAAAATCTATATTAGTTGCCGTACCCTCAATTGATGATGCTAAATTATTATCAACAAAATTACCATCATGTGAAGCAGTATATAGCGGAATGCCTGATAAGGATAGAGATAGGATTATTGATGATTTTAAAAACCTAAGATTACGAATTGTAGTTCAAGTTACTATTCTTTCAGTAGGATTTGACCATCCACAATTAGATTGTATTATTACAGGTAGACCCACTGCATCTTTAAGTTGGTGGTATCAATTTGTGGGAAGAGTAACTCGTATCCACCCCGAAAAGCCAAATGGATTGGTTATAGATTTTGTGGGTAGTGTTCCGAAATTTGGAAAGGTAGAAGATTTATACTTTAAGAAAGAAGGTGTGATGTGGAAACTTTATGGAGAAGGTCAAAAGTTATTGACTGGTATTCCATTGCACGAAGTTGGATTACATATAGAAGGACAGAAATCTCCACATGAATTAGCAGAAGAAAGTCCTGATGTAATTATGACATTTGGTAAATACAAAGATACACCAATTAGAAAGATACCTATATGGTATAGAAAGTGGATGTTGGAGAACATTACTTGGAATCAATTTAATCAAGCTATCAAAGCTGAATTACTCCGATTAAAAAATATTGGAATTTAATCTATTCAATATTTATTGGTATGTTGAATAAATTTAGATACTACATATCAAGATATTGGGTTACTATATCGTTTATAGTATTAGCAATTTATTTTTATCCAACACATACTGAAATAACTCAATGTGGTTCAATGTTATTGGATTCAAATAATAATCATAAAACATTATTTGGATTGGGTGAAATGAGTTGGATGTGGTTATTGATGGCAATAGCACATGGTGCTAACTATTGTTATTGCGATATAAAAAAATTAATAAAAAAATAAAATGTCATATTTCGTACACAAACAACTAATACCCATTGATTCAAATATGGGTGACCCGAATTGGGCAAAAAGACAGATTTGGGTTTTACGCCTAAATCCAAATGATACCATTGATGAGTTCGATACAATCGATGAAGCACAAGTCAAAGTTGGATTATTAATGAATGAAGACCCTTCCGGTCGAATTTACAAAGTTGTAGAAAAATTGGAAGATGGTACATTCTCTGATATTTAAAAAACAATAAATATACATGCGGTAACACTTCCCTGGTTTGCACTGTGTCACGTGTCTACCTGCGAAAAGTTGTCAAAAGATTGAAATTAAAAATTTTGCCTGAACCAATAATCTTCCAACTTTCTTAGGTGATTAAAGTATAGTATCCGAAGGACACATTTATATATATGACCATCTTTTACCAAACGAAAGAAAAAAATCAAAAAATATTAAAAAAATAAAATATAGTTTGTTTTGTTTGGATTTATCAATTTTTATTCTTATCTTTGTAAATTAACTAAAACAAAATATATGTTACACTCGAATTTTGAAGACCCTTCAATTGTTGAATTAGCCGAAAAGGATTACCCTGAAACTACTGCTGAATACAAACGAATTATGTATGAGCAATATGAATTGTTCTGCCGTAAACAATCAAACTATGGACCGGGAAACATTTCAGTAGGAACTGAATGTAGAAGTGATGCGGATGTAAAGTTATCATTGACTGGATTGTGGTTTAGAATTAATGATAAGATTAATCGTTTAAAACAAATGATTATTATTGGAGCACAAGATAATGTTGGAGAATCTCTAACGGATACATATCAAGACCTTTCAGTATATGGTATCATCGCTCAAATTGTACAAAACAAAAAGTGGGGTAAATAATGGAGTGGGGTGAATACTTTATTAATATAGCCGAACAGGTTAAATTAAAATCAAAAGATAACAACACCAAAATAGGAGTGGTTATAGTTGGTAAAGACAATGAGATTGTTTCTACCGGCTATAACTCCTTTCCAAGAGGTATTGATGATAGTGTTAAAGAAAGGCAAGAGAAACCTGAAAAGTATTTTTGGTTTGAGCATGCAGAACGTAACGCAATCTACAACGCAGCACGAATCGGAGTATCAACTTTGGGAACTACAATGTATATGACTTGTGGTATCAGTTGTGCGGATTGTGCTAGAGCTATTATCAATGCAGGAATTTCAAAGATTGTACTTCGTAGTGGGAAAGGTGCAATGAGTCCAAAGTGGGTAGATTCAGCCCAACGTTCAAATCAAATGTTTACCGAAGCTGGAATTCAAATCGAATATTATGATTAATTCATATTTATTTGTATGGAATACATTACATTAGACATAGTTGAAAATCAATATCCAAAGACATTAAATCCAAATTTAATACCATATAATTCGGTTGCTAAAAATACATTTGATTTTAATGGTATATATCCAGATATAAACAAAGTTGAATTTACTATTAATTCAATAAATGATATTATACCTGTCGAAGAAACTACATTTCAATTTATATTAGCTATAAAAAAATATAAAGATGATGCACCTGAAACTATAAAGTATTTTACATCACCATCTTTTTTTACAAAGTTGGAAGATTCTTTATTTGAAGCAAACCCATATTTTGTAAACTCTTCATTTGGAAAATATTTTTATTACGATTTTTCACAAAAGCCAACAAGACAATTTACAGCACAAGCTCAATATATAGTTGAAATTACATTGGAAGAAACATTATCTTTATTTAAGCAACCAACAGACCTCAATAAAAAATCATTAAAAAGATTAGAAAACGAAACTGGTGTTAATTTTAAAAAAAATATATACTATAATTACAAAGATAATTCAATTGATTATGAGGCATTGGTTAGATATATTAATTGGGTTGTATCATCAGAAACTCTTCCTGAAATTATAGAATCAAATGGTGTACTTACACCTGATTTATTATGTGAATTTGATTATGGTGTATTGGATGCTGATGGTAATTTTATAACAAAAGCTCAATACGATTTGGAAACAAAAATGGCTGATTTACAGGATGAATTAATTGGAGTAGATAGTGATATAGCAAAAGTAGAATATGCTATTCAAAATCCCGATAAAGCTAATTTAGATTTGGCAAGTTTAGCAATTGGGGCAGGTGCTAGTGGATTAGCCGCAGCCGGACTTGGAATTGCTGGTTCCGCATTAGCTGGCGCTGGTGCTCTTATAACAACAACTACTACTCTTGGAGTTACGGGAGGAATTGGTACAGCGTTAGGGATTGCAGCTACAACCACAACTGCAGCTACTGGATTGGGTACTGCGGTTAGTATTCTTGGTGCTTTAGGTGGGCCTATTGGAATAGCAGCTGCATTGGTGGTAGGTGGATTATTTGCATTTTTTAGTAGTAGCAAATCAAAAAATGAACAACAAAAGAAAATAAATGAATTTGTTCAAAATCTTAAAGGTGAGTTGGTAAAATTAAAAGCAAAGAAAGCTGAAATAGAAGTTAAACTACAAAATTTAAAAAAAGATATGACAATAGTAGGTTCATCCGAAGTTAATTTAAGTGGTGCTAACAAAATAGATTTGACAAAATAATACCCTTTTTATTTACTTTAAGATACTTATTAGTAATAAAACTAAGTTTTGCCTATGGCATATTCTAAGGTACATTGGAAAAAGTATTTAGATAGTTCACATCCTACTATCAATCAATACCTTAGTGTATTTGGTGATAACTTCATCAAACAAACTCACCACCGAATCAAACAAGCTCACAAAAGAAAATTGCCCGAAATCGTTCTCATTCGATTTAAGGATTCCGATATTGTTTCCATCGTAAAAAGTAAACATTATATTTCAGTATTGGAAAATCTTCTAAACTTATGCATTAAGTTAGAGAAGTATGAGTTGTGTGGGGATATACACCAAACATTAGATTTGTTAAAAAGTAAAAATAAGATTAGAATCGCACTAGGTGTGGTTGGTAAAACTAATCCGGTTACGTTAGTGAACTAAATAGTAATCAATATGGGAAAGAGACAACCAAAAACTCTGGATGAAGTAAGAGAGGCAATAAACGTTTTGCCAAAAGTAGTAAAAAAGATTAAATTCAAAACAAAAAATCAAAAGAGGTTTTTTAAAGCAATTGAAAGTGATGGAAATAATATTGTAATGGCTCATGCATTAGCAGGGGCAGGTAAGACGTATGTTGCAATACAAAAAGGATTGGAGTTGTTATTCCACAAATCATCACCAATTGAAAAACTTATTATTATGAACCCAACGGTTGATGTGGGTGGCGAGGATAAGTTGGGTTTCTTACCCGGTGATTTGATGGAGAAGATTGAAGTACACAACGAATCTGCTCTATACATTTTAGATAAGATAATAGGATTGGCAGAAACTCGTAGATTAATTGCACAAGGAAAGATTGAGTTCAAAGTACTTAACTTTTTGAGAGGAAACAATATGGAGAAATCGTATGTTATATTGGATGAAGCACAAAACGCATCACCTCTACAACTTAAAACATTAGTAACCCGTATTACGGATGATTCAAAACTTATTATTCAGGGTGACCTTTCACAATGTGATAAGTATAGAAATAATGGAACACCTGCTTACCAAAAGAGTGGGTTCTACGATGTGTGGAAACGATTGGCAGGATTGAAGGGAGTTTATCAAATAGAGTTTACTAAAGATGATTGTATCCGTTCTGGTATTGTTAAAAGAATATTGGAAAGATATGAATTGGAAGAGGAGATATATTTGGGAGAAAACAACGCATACGAAATAGATGTTGATTATAATCCAGCCGTAGAGATATTGGATATAGAAGAGTACCAGTTTGTTGATGAAATACAATAATTTTTGTCAGTAAAATTTTAATAAAAGTAAAAAATAAAGGGGTAAAAATTTGGTAATTTCAATTATTTTTCGTATATTTGAAAGTACTAATGATTTACCCCTTTTATTATGAACAAAAAAGTTATTTGGATTGATATGGATGGTGTGTTGGTTGACTTCGGTGGACACATTGAAAGTGTGATGAGAGAGAATCCCCATCTAAACGAAGAATATGAAGGAAGAGAAGATGAGATTCCAAACATATTCAGACACGCTCCCCCAATCGAAGGGGCAATTGAGGCAGTAAGAAAATTAGAAGAGAGTGGAAAGTATGAGTTGTACATTGCAACTGCCGCTCCGTGGGAAAATCCTTCTGCCGCTATGGATAAAAGATTGTGGATTGTAGAACACTTTGGTGATTTGTTTGTTAAAAGAATGGCAATCACTCACTTAAAGAATATGTTGATTGGGGATTACCTAATTGATGATAGAACTAAAAATGGTGCTGGTGAGTTTAACGGAACTCACATTCATTTTGGACAAAACGGAACTGATTGGAATGAAGTTTTAAGATTGTTACTATGAAAAAGTTAATCATATTAGCATCATTATTTGCGTTTGGGTGCGGTGATGGTATCGAAATAAAAGAACCAATACCAACAACAAGCAAAAATACATCCATAAATACCACTCCATTGATAGTTAAAAAATATACAATATCAATAGATTCTGTATTAAATAGAAATGGTTTATCATCTGTACCAAAGGATAGTAAGGGATATTATCATATAAAATTACAACCAATTCCTCAACAACAATCACATAGAGTTACTGGTAGAATTTTATTAAATGATAATGAACCAATTCCTGCTGAAAAAGTAGAATGGGAAAGTAATTTATATTGGTATATTAAAAAAGGTGATATAGTTACAACAATAACAAAATCATACATAAATTATTTTACAGGTCAATATACTATTATAAATTTACCAGCATTAATATCAACTGTAACTGCATTAGTTCCAACTACAAATCCATCATCTTATAGTGGAACTGGTGGTAGGATAAATACGATAATATCACCAACTGGTAATATGATTGGAGATACATTAGTATTAAAGACATATCATTATGAATCAAAAATAATTTTATATACTAAAATAGTTTTAGAATGAGAAGCAAAGAATTTAAGTTGCCAACTACACCCATAACCGAAAAAACATTTATTAGGCAGGGGTGGGAAAAGGCTCATATTGGTGATAGGTATATTGATGATGAGGGATTTGAAGAAGATGCCGAAGAGTTTGAAGAGGAAGAAGAAATAGAAGATGATGATGCATATTATTGGACACTCCCATTACCAAAGAGTAGAAGGGAAGACCCCTATGCGGTTGTACTAACATCAAATGCAACTGATGAGTTAAGTGTTGTTAGAGAGTTTGGATTGCAAGATGGTTCGTTTATTGTTGAGATATTCGATTCAGATGGATTAGGATTGTGTACAAACGAAGAAGAGTTAGAAGTATTATATAGAGCATTAACAGGAGAAGAAATAGAAGATTAATTATGAAATTTGAAGAATTTAAAATGAACCCCGAATGGGAAGATTGGATGAAAAATATGTTCCATAGTTTTTATACCGAAATATGGGATGACCACGAATACGATAGATTTGGAATTGAAATATCCGAAGGAGATGTTGTTGTAGATTTAGGCGCTAGTATAGGATTGTTTTCACAATACGCAGTTAGTAAAGGTGCATCAAAAGTATTTGCTTTTGAATGTATGGATGAGAGGTTTGAATTGATTAAAGAAAACATTTCAAATACAAATAAGATTGTACCAATGTACGGATTGATTTCGGATAATGCGGATGGTGATAACTACAATTTGGAAAGAATCTTTAAGGATTGTAATGTAGACCATATTGATTTTATGAAGGTAGATGTGGATGGTTATGAGTATCCATTTATATTAAATACACCTGATGAATTATTTAAAAAAGTAGATAAGTGGGCAATGGAAGTTCACATTTGGGGGATGTTTGATAACCGAGCAGATGAGTACATAAAGATGATGCAGATTATAGAGAAGTTCAGTAAGAACGGATATAAGGTAGCTTGTGAGCACGTTCATAAGAATACAAATCTTTATATGTTATACGCTTCAAAATAAATTTGGAAATATCAAAAAGTTTTATTATATTTGTAACATGAGAAATTATACTGAACAACAATTACAAGAGAACTACGAAAAGTTCTTAAACTTCATTCGTAAAGCATTCGCTAACCAACCGGAACGAATGGAAAAATTATTACATATGTATTCCGCTGAAGAGTTGGGTATGGAATTATTGGTGGCGCCTGCTAGTGGTAGGGCTCATTTCCATTCTGCTTATATTGGTGGATATATGGACCATGTGATGAACGTATGTAAAAACTCAATCGGGCAGATGAATCAATTTAAAGCAGGTGGTGGTACTATTGACTTTGAAGTTGAGGAATTATTATTTGCTGCATTGCATCATGATTTGGGAAAGTTAGGAGATGGTACATATCCATACTACATTCCAGAAGCTTCGGATTGGCATCGTAAAAATCAGGGTTCATTATTTACACAAAATGGACAATTACATTATATGGATGTAACGCATAGAGCATTGTGGTTATTGCAAAAATATGGTATTGAATTTACCCAAAAAGAAATGTTGGGTATTATGTTAGCTGATGGTTTATACAATGAAGCTAGTAAAAAATACTTTATTTCATACACCGAAGATTTTGCTCTTAAAACCGAATTACCATATCTATTACATTGGGCAGACCATATGAGTTGTAGAATAGAAAGTAACGAATATAAGAATGGGGTTGTTTAATTTTTAGATAACCTTATATTTATATAGGATGGAGCTGGCCAGCACATCCTCGTACTATCCAAATGGAAGTACAAACTTAACGCTTAAACAAGGTAAAAAAATGAAAAATCAAATCCAAAGGGGATTCCCTAACCCCGTATTTAGGGACGAGTTCTTCTCACCATTAGATACTTTATTCGATAAAGTATTTTCAGAATCATTTCCTGAATTATCAAAGGAAATCGGTATCAACCCATTCCAACAAAATGCTTATCCAAAATGTGACATCATCAACTTTGATGACCGTATTGAAATTGTAGCAGAAGTTCCTGGTCTAACCAAAGAACAAATTACCATCGATGTAGATGGTGATTGCATTTGTTTGAAAGGAGAAAGGTCAAACAAAGCAACTGAAAAAGAAGGTGGAGTATATCTTCGAAGAGAAGTTAAACGTTCATCGTTCCTAAGAAGTTTTACGGCCGATTCTAAAATCTTTGATTTAGATAATGTAAAAGCATCATTTGAAGATGGGGTATTGGAATTGCAGATACCAAAGAGGGAACCTGAACAACCAAAAAAGAGAACTATTAAGATAGGTTAATAATAAAAAAATGAGGGAGTGGGTGTCAATATTCACTCCCTTTTTATTTTTGTTATATTTATACTAAAGAATTTATATGAAACCCGAATACAAACAAAAGGCTCAAGAGAATTTAGAAGCTATTTCAAAAAGAGCAAAAGTTATTTCCGAAATGTTGCATGGTGAGAGACCGGCTAATGAGGAAGAAGCTAAGAGATTAGCAAGAGAGATTGAAAGATTGGTTGAACTTACTACTAACATAGTAGATTTATCATAATATATGAATTGGCTTAAAGTGCTTTTATTTATGGCTGCTATTGCAGTAGCCGGAACTGGAGCATACTTTTCGGTAACTGGTTTGGGTGTTCTATTTAGTGGAGCATCTACGGCTGTTATTGTTATGGCATCTGCATTGGAGTTCGCTAAATTAGTAACTGCATCATACCTTGAACAAAAATGGAGAGAAACCACATTATTTTTAAAAGTTTACTTAACATCAGCCGTATTTATACTAATGCTCATCACATCAGCTGGTATCTTTGGTTACTTATCTAATGCTTTTCAGCAACAAAATATCAAACTACAACAAGTAGATAGAGAAATTTTGGTATTTCAAACAAAAATTGACCAAAATACCTCTCAAATAGAGCAATTATCAACTCAAATTAGTGAATCAAACAAAAATCAGACAACAATATTGGGTAAAGGTAAGGTGAACAACCGACTTTTACGTTCAATTGATAACAGAGACCGTCAAATTAGCAAAATTAACAATAACATTGCCAAATTGCAGGAAGATAACGCTAAAAACAACGAAGAAATCAACAAAATTAGGTTAAATAACTTAGATTTGGAGAAAGAAGTGGGTGGATTTAAGTTTGTTGCTCAAGCATTTGATGTAGAATTGGATAAAGTAGTAAAATGGTTTATGTTTTTGATTGTTTTTGTGTTTGACCCACTTGCAATCGCTTTAGTGTTGGCATTAAACAAACTTTTAAAGGAAAATAAGCCAAAAATTGAAGAAAACGAACCTTTAGTGGAAAAAAATTACGAAGTTTACGGAGATAGTGGAAAAATTCCATCAATAAATGAGATTTTAAGTGTTAATGTGGAAAATAATCAACAAATGGGTTTGTATGAACCACCATTTGATAATCCATTAATAGATAATGAAGAAATATTCACCGAAGATGATAAGAAAGCATTAGAACCCGAAATCACCGATGAAATACTATTAAATCTACAAACTGACTATTCCAAAAGACCGATTGATGTGGATGGTGATGGTACTCTTGATGGATATGATACTGATGGTGATGGTTTAATTAATATTATCAGAGCAGAGCATCCAAGTAGAGCTGAAGAGGTTAAAACAAAACTACCATACTATGCAAGGGGTGATTTTAATTGGTCTGATAGAAAAAATTGGATAAATGACCAAAATGCAGTGAACTATTGGATTAAGCATATTAAACAATCTCAATATCCTGAAGATTTCTCTGGAAAATCTTATTAAAAATTAGGATTTCTCATAAATAATTCGTATATTTGTTTTCATCATTCAAATAACACTATGAATTTAGGATACGCCTGTATCAATATGAGTTTAGGTAAGAACGTAACCACAAATCGTTCTATGGTTAAACGCACATTTAATGAAAAAGGTTTAGATTATGTTTCCGAACTTGCTTTAGCAAATTCTAAAGATGTAATTAAAATATTAGTGTGGAATAAGAACAATAATATAAAGTTCTTCCGTTTATCATCAGCGCTCGTTCCTTGGGGTGATGGCTTGGACCTAACAACCTTAAAAGACTATGATGAGATAAGTATCGCACTTCGTAGAGCAGGTGATTATGCTAAAGCAAATGGTATTAGAATCACATCACACCCCGGCCCCTTTGTAGTTCTAACTTCACCCAAAGAAAATGTGGTAGAGGCAGCTATTAAAGATTTAGAATTGCATGGTAAAATATTTGATTTATTAGGGTTATCACAAACTCCTTATAACAAAATAAACATACATTGTAATGGTGTTTACGGAGATAAGTTATCTGCAATGGATAGATTTTGTGAGAATTATCTTAGATTATCCGATAGTGTTAAGAAACGTTTGACTGTTGAGAACGATGATAAAGCAACAATGTACAATGTAAAAGATTTAATGTACATTCATAATAAAATTAATATTCCAATTGTATTTGATTATCATCATCACACATTCAATACAGGTGATTTAACCGAAGAAGAGGCACTTAAACTTGCTATCACAACTTGGGGTGATATTACGCCGGTTGTTCACTATTCAGAATCAAAAGCATTGCATGAAGAAAATAATAAACTAAAACCACAAGCTCATTCAGATTATATCAAATCACTTCCAAATACATACGGATTGAACGTAGATATTATGGTTGAAGCAAAAGCTAAAGAGTTAGCAATATTACCATTTATTAAAAAGTAAAATGTATATACCTCAATTAACCGAAGTAAATCTATTTGACCCATTAATATTTAAATCACATTTTTATCAATGGGATTGGAAAAAAATAGAACCATTATGTGAACAATGGATAGGTGAGAAGCCAACAAAAATTTATTTAGAACAAGGAAATGCTGCAAGTTCTGTAGCTAATGTAAATGAATTGAGACCACATCAACATCCTGAATTTGCATCATTTTATAAATGGGTAAGGCCAATTGCAGATAATATAATGTTTAAAAAATGGAAATTATCAACAGGGTTTGATTATAAAATAGTTAATTCTTGGGTAAATGTACATGGTGAGGGTGGTATGACTGAAATCCACGACCACGGACCTACTACATTGGTTATAACAGCCTATTTAAATTTACCTGAAAATGGAGGGTTTATACAATTCAAAGACCCATTGGAATATCATCATGCCCATTTAATAAAAGAATTTGATACTGAATTGGGGTCTTGGAGAACATTTCCTGCTAAAACAGGCGATGTTGTTATGTTTCCTGGTTGGTTACGGCATAGGACTGAACCAAACAAGTCAAAAGAAAAAAGATGGGTATTAACAACAAATATAAATTGTATTATAACAGATTAAAAAAATAAAATTATGGATACGAACACAACATTAAAAATTACATTAGGTACAATACTAATAGTTGGAATTATAGCAATATCAATAGTATCAATAGGATTTAGTATGAATAATAAAGATAAACCGGTTGTTGCA